ATACGACGTTACCAACGTCTCTAATAAAATGTCTACAGCAACTACAGTCATATTCTCTTCTTTCTCTGTAAATTTCATTTGTACCTGCCGGAAACGAATCCAGATATAAATTATAAAGCTCTTCGGTATCCACATTTACTGTGAATAATCTTGAAGAATCTTTAGACATCTGCTGTAAATTTTTCTGGATTGCCTTTACAAAATCTCTAAACATATTTTTATCTCCTTATTGTTTAATTAAATTTTTATTTTCACTGATTTTTCTTTTCTTATTCGAGACTGATTCTTTTTGAACAATTCATCAAATACTCTTGGAGTATACTTTTTATCTGGCACAATTTTTTCTATTCTTTTAGTAGCACTTCCAGATAAAACGCTCGCACATGATTGAATTTTCATTGTATTTATAATTTGCATCTTATTCTTAGCTTCTCTTCGTCTATCACAAATCTCTTGCAACTTTTTGCATAATTTATATCCTTCTGCCGCAGAAAACTTATGAAATTCAATATAATGCAAAATGTCTGAAATTTGTAAATCAGTATATGAAATAATAGAATTAAGTTCTTTTGAATAATCAGTAATTTCATTCATCTTACTTGAAAATTCATTTATACTACCGATAATTTCACCAACTATATCATCTGTTGTAATTGCTTCAACTCCATTATAATCGGTTTCACAAATTTCATATGGTCCAAATTTTTTTAATACGTCTGGAATATTATTTGCTTGAATTGCCTTAATCTTTTTCTTTTCAATTTCAGGAACCAAGAGTGCATCAGCAAGATCAGATACTAATTTGATTCTTCCTGTTGGATCTCTTGCGATGTACTCTCCATTTTTTCCCTTTAAATAGTAACATATCATTGTTCATGCCTTTCTGATTGAGTTAATCTAATTCGTTTTGATAGATCAACTATATCACTGTTATTTGCATTTGTCAATAGTAAAAGTTAATTTAATTTGTTTTTGTATTCTTCTTCACTGATAATAGGAATATTCAACTCAGAAGCTTTCTTATTTTTACTAGATCCACTGTTTTTATCATTGGTAATTAGATAATCAGTTGCCTTTGTAACTCCGGACACAACTTTCCCTCCTTTTGATTCTATATCCGCCACAAGTTCATCCCGGTTAGCAAAAATATGTAACTTCCCAGTGATACAGAATTTCTTTCCGGACAATGAATCACTTTCAGAAGATATTTTATCATTATTAAGTTTCGAAAATATGAACTGTTCTGCCAAAGCAATAACGTAATCATAATTTTCCTTAAAATATCTATGGATAGAAATATTTCGCTCCGTCCCTAATCCTTCAATACAGGTAAAATTAAAATCAGAAGCAGCATCTTTAATAAATGTTTCAAATGGATAGAGCATTCCTAATTCCCTGGTTCTTATTTCTTCATATCTAGCAATATCCTTTGCAGCTCTACCACCAATTAACGGAATATTTAATCCTACAATAAATTTTTCTATGGTAGTATTCCTGCTAGACTCAATAGAGTCTAAAATATTCGCAATTTTCTTTGCTCCCATTCTAGGTAATCTGGACAATTCTGTAGAATGATCCTTCAAATAATACAGATCAATTGGTGATGTCACAAGCCCAGTATCAATCAATAGCTGCAATGTAGCCTCAGATAATCCATTAATATCATGGGCTTTTTTCCCTACAAAAGCATTTAATTCACCCAGAAGCTTGCCTTTGCATCCAGCATTCATGCACATCAATACTTCAGAATCGTTCTCTTTTACGACAGACACTGGTTCTCCACAAATCGGGCATACTTCAGGGATTTGAATAAATTTTATATTGTTCATTATACATACCTCCAATGGTATTTTAGATTTTTAGTTTTTAATCCGTTACACATTCTTGCAATGGTGTGTTCGCAATCACCTGTATCCATAGACGCTGAACGAATAGACCTGTATGTCTTACCTGTTTCTTCGCATAAAACGCGCTTCCACGATTGATTATTTGTTGTAGATTTTTTAGTACGTTCTATTCTTGTTCCATATTCTGCATTATATTTAGGAGTACACCATTCTAAATTATCAGAACTATTATTCATTTTATTTTCATCTATATGATTTACCTGTGTTTTATGTATAGGATTGTCATTAGTTACAAATGCTGTGGCTACTAAACGATGTATTAATTTGTTTTCAGTTTTTCCATTCTTGCATAAAATAACAAATGGATAATGCTGACTATCTTTAGGTAAATAAATTTTTAATAATCTTTCGCCAGTATTTCTATAACCATTTTTATTTTTTACAATTCTATTCAAACTTTTAACATTACCTAAATTACTTATTTGATAATACCCCTCATATCCTATTATATCTTTCCATATTTCTATTTTTATATTATCCATTTATCATCCACCATTTCTGCTTTTGTAATATATGGAATTACTTGGTTTGCTTTAATTATCCATAATTTTTGTCCAACATAAGGATGCCCCAATTTTTCTTTTAATATAGAAAGATTAAATAAACTAGCTTTTGTTATAATACTTCCTTCTATTTCGATAGGTTCAAATACGGCTATCGGAGAAATAATTCCGGTTTTACCAACTTGCCATTCAATATTAATAAGTGTCGTAATATATTCTTCATTATAAAACTTGTATGCCAGAGAATGACGTGGATACTTATCTGTGACTCCAAGTGATAATCCATAAGCGATATCATTATATGCAGCAACAAGCCCATCAATTGGATAAGATAAGTATGCTGCCTTTTCCTTTAACAGATTAATAAGCTCTTCAAGATTCTGATTTTCTTTATATACACGAATATAGGGTACAATATCAAATCCAAGTTCTCTTGCTTTTTCAAATCTTGCTGACATTAAAGGTAGCTCGTCCATACCGGCAGGTACCTTCCATACTATAAAACAAACATGACGTTTGGCCGCTACCTTACTATCTAGCTGTCTGACTGATCCTGAAGCAAGATTTCGCGGGTTCTTATATCTATCTTCTTCATGTTTAATTAAATTATTAATTTTCTCAAAATCTGTATATGTAATAATAGCTTCTCCTTCGATTTCAACGTGGCCTTTCTGATTAATATGCATAGGAATATTTTCGAACACCTTTGCATTGTGAGTAATAATTTCTCCTGTGACGCCGTTTCCGCGAGTTTCAGCCTGGATCAGCTCTCCATCTTCATACGTCAAAAGAATTGTCAATCCATCCATTTTACACATTAGCAAAGAATCTTTATCACCAATAAATTTTCGAAGTATATTCACATCTTTAGTTTTATCAAGAGACATCATTAAATGTGAATGCTCAATTTTCTCTAATTTACTTTTTACTTCATATCCAACACTATGGACTGGAGAATTACTTAAAATAACTCCTGTTTCTTTTTCCATTTTTTCCAACTGATCACACAGATCATCATACTGATGATCCGTAACAATACTCTCTGCATTATTATAATAAGCATCTCGGTACTGATTAAGTTTTTCAACCAATGCTTTCATTTCTTCAATCTTGTTCATTTTTTCCTCCTGTATTATGTATAATTAAATCGCCAAAATATCAAAATGTACTGACCAATGATCACACATCATATCAATTGTTGCATCCGCGATATCGTTAACGCACTCGTCATCACATTTGACTGAATCAAACTGAGAAATATCAATATAATGCTCTGCTGTTCCCTCTTCAAAAGTGATAATATTATCATTTACTGTAATATTAACTGGATTCAACTGCATATGAGATATTATTGCAGATTCTTTTTCTCCTACAGAGAAATGTACCGCAACAGTTTTATTATCATATGCTGCTTTTTCAAACATAATATCGATTTTCTGAGCTACTTTACTTGCATTTTTTACAAATTCTCTAACCATTTTTTTTGTTCCTCGTAATAAATTTGATTTTAATGAAAGTTAATTTAACTTGTTACTTTATTTAAACATGGCGACTATATTAAATAGTCACCATATTTTTTAAGAAAATACGCAGGTCTTTTAATTTTTATTCCATATTGGTGTTCAATCATAGACCGAGTTTCAATATCATATAAAATCTTGTTTTTATTTGAATTATATTTCCGGATTAATTCATTTGCCATATTGATTTGACCGGAGATATTGATTTTTTCAGCAGTCATATATGATACATCTATGGACTTCAACGCTGCTGCTAATGAATTATACATTTGTCTCCCAAGACAATGCGGATCATCTTTTACAATATGAGATCTTTTTATAATGGTTCCATCGTCCATAAGTTTGGATTTAGTTCCATATGGATATGTTAATTCCATTGTCATATTGCTCTTTTGTGCAGTTAAAATTAATGCTTCACTTACATTTACAACTCTTCCGGAATACAATTTCATTGTATGATTTTCTACGTCGATATCATCAAATTTTGCTCTAATCGTGTCTTCAAAATCTTTAGACTTGCCATATTCAAAAATGCTCAGGATCATGAATCGATCTCTAGGATTCTTTAATGCTTCAATCCATGTTAAAATCGTATCTCTTGATACAATCTGATGATTTAACAATGTCTTATTTAATAGTGCTGCCAGCATATCAGGTGTGATAGTTGCATAGATATTTTGTCCATTTAACACTAAATTCTCATTAACACACCAGTCCGTATATTGTGTAAGAGTATTATTTACTACAATAATGGACTCTAATGTTGTAAATTTAAACAACTTATACATTTCTGTAATCTCATTTAAATTAAAGTCACATAAATCCTTTTGATACATATGTTCAAACGGCGCAACTCTCTTAAATCTAGGCACAAGAGGAGTAACGCTTGCAACAGTTTTTAACTTAAATTCGTAAAACCTTTGTTTTCTATCTTCGTTATACATTTATATTCTCTCCTCTAAAAAAGGAATTAATCTTTTCTTTATCTTATTAAAGTTTCTCGAAAAATCATATATTATTTTTTCCTCACGTTCCGCATCATCAATAAGAAAACGCTTATAGTTCTCTATCATTGATATTTTATTTTTTCCATCATAATAATGAAATAAAATCGTAAGAATTATAATTTCTTTCTTTGAATATTCTTTTTCAAGATACTTATCATCTTCTTCTGTAAGCATATTCAGATCTTCGATAAATTCCTTTGATACTCTAATGATTTCTTTTCGTTGCTCAGGAGAATCACTTTGCCTTTTACTGAAATATAATCTCTTAATACATTCTGCCAGAGTTGTTGAATCAATAAGCCCGCCTATTTTTATTTCCCCTTGCAAATTACACATACTACTTTCATTAATACGCTGAACCACTTTATTCTGAGCTGCATATGAGTTATATGTGTCGCTTAACTGTTTGCTCATTTTAGTTTTCTGGTCATACTGATATATCATACGGCGAGATTTATCAATGTCAAAGTTTGTAATTCTCAGCTCCATTGGATAGTTAAAATTTGGATTTTTACTTCTGGCCTGGAACATTGATACATATCTATGATATCCATCGTTTATATCAAACGCCTCTAAAGAATGAATAATAAGCTGACGTGATTGCTCATCATAATGAAAATCTGCGTATACATCATCTTTCGGGATATTCAAAGTGATTGTATCCGGAACATAAATATGTTCAAGCATATCTGCCGTAATTTCTTTTACTGCACTCTTATTCAATGTAATACGATATAGCTCATTATTATCTCGTGTTACTTTAGTCATAGCACGTTGTGTGACAGGATTATAGTTAATTAATCCTGATTCTTGCAGAGCGCAAAATGTATCTACATTTAAAGATCCTATCCATTGATCATCGCTTACCTGAATCATATTGAACACCAACGGGAATTCAATTTTATTTGGTTCTTCGTATTGCATCACACTATATTTACTTATTTCTCTGTCTGTAAAAAAGTCAGATAATTTTTTGCGATAATCTTTCTTAGTGGCATTCAATATACTATCTGCAATTACAAAAAGTGTATAATCATTTGCTTCTTCAATACTCTTTCTACTAGATAGAAAATCTGAAAAAATGCCTTTTGGATAATTATACTTCTCATATGCATAATTGTAAATTTCTAGTTCGTCACTTTTATTAATTAAGATATTAAAAAACTTTTTGGATAAATAATCTTCTAAAATACTTCTATCGACATTCATTTTTCTCACCTCTTTCCTCAGATTATATCACGCAAAGTTAATTTTGTCTATATTTTTGATGATAAATTTTTCGACATGAACTCCGTTGCTTCCTTTCTTGAGTTATTTTCTTCAACTGTATAAATACTGGTTGTCTGTATATCTGCATGCCCTACGGCATTTTTCGTAGCAACGATATCTTTTGTTTCCTTATAATATAATGAAGCAAAAGCAGCTCTTAACTTATGCGGAGACACATGTTTACCAATTCCTTTCTCGGCATATTTGACTACCATACAATAGATTGTTTGTGGATCCATACGTTTTCCATTTTTTGATATAAAAAGAGCATCCTCTTTAATCCCCATATTATATAGTATTTTATCTCGATCAAGGATCCAATCTCTTAATACACGTATGGAATCATCATTTAATTGATATACCTGTTCTTTATCTCGCTTGTCGATAATAGTCAAATTGTGAGTCTCAAAATTTAAATCACTTAAGTTAATTTCGCTTAATGCAGTTTTTCTCATGCCGGTAACCATAAATAAATATAATATAGCATAATCTCTTGAATGCCATTCTTTTGGCATGTAAGAATATTTTACGGCGCCCAATATTCCATTTAAATCATCCATTGATAAAAACACTCTTTTAATCGAGTCTTTTCTAATAGGCCGATTTACATTGTCCATCGGATTCCTTTCAATATCTCCTCTCCGATACAAAAAATCAAAAAACCTATTTAATGTGCAACATACCAATTTAGTATATGCCACAGACGACTTTTTAATTTCACCATTACCATCTTTTACGTATTTAATATGCTCCAGATACCTTGCGATATCATCTGCGTCAATTTCGCTTATATCTTCTACATCTATATAATCTAAGAAATGATGAAGTTTTCTGACATAATTTAAACAAGTATTCGGGCTGCGAACAGCCTGAATACTCATATAAAAATCACTCACGCATTGTGGCATATCATTAAGAATTTTCTTAACATTCTTATTTAATTTTAATTCATGCTCCAACCTTCCATTCATAACTTCATTCTCCTCTCTAACATAATTCCAGCTTGTTGATACCATGGCAGTATCACACTACAATATTCCTTGACTTTCCATGAATACCACTCGCCAATCCCCATAAATAAAAGTAATCCAATTGCTGAAATAAGTCCTTTGTTCACCACAATACATAATAATAAACATGGCGCTACCCATAACCAATTCGTAGAAAAGTTGCACCATCTTACTAGCCATTTTTCGCTCATACGATCAAAACTCGTAATTTCATCTGGAGTCAAAGAAGTCTGTGGTGGGTTTGCTTTTGCTCTCCTTTTAACAAGTTCTGCTCCTCCGACATTTTTTTCTCCTGGTTTTATATACTTATTATATTCTTCTGTTATTTTTGATGCTGCTCTTTCTTGTGGTGTCTTTCTTACTTCCGGTATACTCCAAAAAATCATTTCTATTACTTCGATTGGATATTCAGGATATAATATGGCTAAAGAAAATCCATTGTCCATTAAATAATATAGAAAACTTACCATTTTTTCTGATTCTGTAAAATCATCCATTTTATATCTTGGATCATATGGTGCTACAGCTGAAGAATTGTAAATACGTTCCCTATTTTTAAATTCTTCATATCTTTTTTCAATGTCATTAACACAACGCATATAAAATTCTCCAGTAGTAAGCCTTTCTACCTCCACTTTTTCAAATTTTATATTATTTCCATAGACAATGTATTCCTCATCTCTTTCTTCTGGTGTTAAATCATCATAAAATTTCTTTGCTTTCTCAATGAGTTGCTTAGGAGTTAGAGCATATCCCTTATATGCTCTGGCTTCTTCTTTTGTTAACCTCATTTTAAAATCACCTTACCCCTTTCTAAACAAGTATATCTAATATAATAAGTTTTACCATTTTTAGTAACTATTCCCCAATTACGAATTGGAACCCCTGTATCTATCATCTTCTTTAATTTTTCAATTCGCCTTCTGTCAAAACACCATTCAATCATGTAAGAATTGAAGTTCTTAATAAATTCTTCTTTATCAAAAACAAGAACTCCATTTTTTAAATATGATATGGTCTCTTCTTTTGAGTGACCATCCTCCATAATTATTTTAAAGTCAGTTAATGGTTCCTCTATTATTTCACCTTCTAATGTTTTATAAGACTGCTTATATGTATATTCTGTAAATTTTTGTATTTTATTACAAATCGGACAATACAAATCTTTAATATGCCCTTTTTCTCTCTGTTGTCCAATTTTTCTTGGGATAGGGAACTCAAGTCCACATTCTGGGCATATAAAATTTGATATAGCGCTTCGTTTATTTTTAGACATTTTAATACTTCCTCCTTATGCTGCAAATCCAAATTCTGATAAATTAATTGTTTCTTTTCGAGGTAAATAATCTGATCCACATGAATCACAAATTTCTTTGACTTCCTGATCGCTTAATATCTTAATTACTTTCATTTCTCCGGCAATGATCCATTCTCCAGTCATTACAGGAGACGTTTTATACCGGTAAAATCCATGTTTTGGAATATAATCTAAGTCAGCTTTTATATAATTAAATTTTCCAGATTCAGAAATCCCATTTGCTTCTGCTTCTTCACAGTAATCATGATCAATACAATATTCAACCATAGCCCATACAGTATCCGGCCGCATATAAGTAATCTTGCCATTTACCTTTTGCCCTATATGTGAGACATACGGAGCTACATCATTAATATGGAAGCCAGGACGATATCTTAATGGCCCAAGTTTGCTTTTTACCTTTCCATTTTCTAATCTTTCTCCTGGTTCTGCACTAATCCATTCTTCAATTGGAATATTCGTATTTGCATTTACATACAGAGGAAATAGTTTCCCCGGATATTTTTTAGACACCCTAAAAAGCTTATAACCAATTGCTGTTTTCATTATACCACTCCTCTTTTACGTTTTCAATATTTCATTCATTATGTTTAATTAAATTTTTATTTCAGTTTTTCATTGATATATTTTGTTTTACTTCTTACATAACATTTATGGCATGTAAGGCAGCTCTTTGCCCCGCAATTAATATTTACATCGCGCGCGTTGATATAATCTTTATCATATACTGTAAAGATCTTATCAATAAAATCATATCCAGGATCTGCTTGATCATTAATACAAGGGCTACTATATATAATCTGTAAGTTACTTGGCTTTTTTTCGCTGGTCTCTAACGCTTCTTCGATAATCCAAGGATTTTTTGTCCATAAAGCAAAGTGTACATGCTTGTTTCTCTTACAAATATTAAAGTAATTAATAACTTGTGTAACATTAATTAAATCACCAAAACTCTCGAATCTAAAAAAGGAAGCATTGATCATTGGAATCTCTGCTTCCTTTAATATTCTGCTAGTTAAAATCTCTGTATTTCGCTCCAGGCATGCATTCAAATTTTTATACCTTTTCATTTGTCTTTGTGCATAACAATGTGAACACACCAGTTCAGAATTGCTTGATCGATTCTTGCAATATTCATTACACAAGCAGCTAGTTGATAAACTCTGCATTCCTTCCATTTTCCCTGAATGATTTACAGTATAATGGACTCCAGTTACCTTTTCAGTCTCTACTACTGTTAAAAATTTTTCTCTTACTGCTTTCATTTCATCAGCTCCTATGTTATTATATTGTTATCGTATTATATTTTTGCAATAAAAAGAGGCAGCTCTTAGCTACCTCTTTTTAGTCCCTCTATAAATCAAAAATCTTATTTCCGTGTAATTTCTCTGCTACATTTCATCAAATACTGATCAAATTCCATACCGGTAAATTCAAAGAACATTTCTTTTACCGATTGTTTGTCACTACTTTTATGATAAATATTGAATATGTCTTGGGCCATGCCAGATACTTCAAAATCCTGTTCGTCCATTATGTCTTTTAAAATAGTGTCAGCATCAACAATTTGACCATCCGGAGTGTTTTCATTCAATTCTTCTACATATTTAAGCAATTGTTCCATAACATACACCTCATTCTTTCTTTAGCCGAAATTATTATTTCATCAAAATTTAATCTCAATATCATAATAAAAATCTTCCCACTGCCATCCGTGTTCATCACAAATAGCATCCATAAGGTCTACTGGTGATTCAAACTCCACATTGTTTGTTTTCTGATAATTTTTAATTACTTCTGTAACATGTTCTTTACTATCGTCAGATATAATAATCATGTTCCATGATTCAAATTCCTCATTAAATTTCCATTTAATACTTAAAGAATACTTGTTCATACTTTTACCTCCTTAAAAGCAATTCAATCTCATAACACTACCCATAGATTTCTACCATAATATTCTTTTCTTATATGAGGAATATCATTGTCAATTTTCGATAACTCAATCTTTTCAAAAGTTACATTTTTACAGCCATCCATAGTTCTGTTTCCAAATCTATTTTTAGTACATTCAATTCCATTTGATGATTCCTCAACCATAACAGAAGTCACTTTTCGTAAATGTTTGATTTTTTGTGTTTCTTCATACGTCATATTATTCACATCCTTTACAATGAAAGCAATTTTTTATCGTGTCATAAATACTACATTTCCGACTAATTTTTCATTTTCCATTTCTTTTATATAATTTTCAATGACGGTAATCTTAACCAAATCATCTAAATTTGTATAAATCACAATCATTGGAATAGGTAATCCTTCGTTATCTCTTACTTTTTCTTCTAAATTTTCCATCACAAACTTACAGAAACTTATAGGATCGCACTCTGTATCATACGTCATATAAGTATCCAGATAACTTGGACAGAAATTACCATAAGAATAAATAGTAGATTTATTATATTTTTGAATTGCATAAGCAATTTCAGATTTCTGTTTTTCTCCTGTTACTCTAATCATCTTTTCACATCCAATCAAAAATTTATAATTTACCGTTCATAAAATTCATCATAATAAATGAAAAATTTTCTTCATATTTCTTTTTGCTCACAATACATAAAGTAATCTAATGAATCAATATGTTGTTTATTCATCTATTCCAAATGCATTATATAAATCCGACTTTAATTCTTCTATAACTTTTGCTTTTTCATCATATTCCTGCTTGTCAAATAATGTATATTTTTTCAGAAACACAATTTCGTCAATTATTTCTTTGATTTCGTTACGATCATACATAAAATTTCTCCTCACAACAAATCATTGACAGTTATTCCAAATTCACACACCTTGCTTTAATTTTTCCATATTAATCTCCCACGCCTTCTAATTTTACTCCGCAATTAGGACAATATCCTTCAGCATCTTTAATTAAAATCTGCTCTTTACAATTTGAACATTTCATAAAACTGTAAATATCGTCATTTACAAACATCCATCTTCCACCATGATTTTCTATAATCATTCTATACCCTGTATCTTTTACTTTTGCCATTTGTAACACCGTCTTTCTCATAAAATGAAAGTTTGATTTTAGCATTGTATTATTCAATTCTAATTTCTGTCACACTACCATGCATTTCGTCATACAACTGCGAAGCAATAGTTTCCAAATCATCAAAATAATAATCCCATAAATCACATTGGAAGCCATCTGGTGTATCATTAATATAATATGTAGTATCTAAATCTGTATCAATTGCCACAATAATACTATCGAATCCACGTTTCTCCGCATCTACATACGCAGAAGTAACTTGCTCTAAAAACTCGTCCTGATCCATAGGTTCATCAAGTAAATCATATCCTATACTAATATTTCTATTTGCATACTCATCTGCAAATTTTTCTAAATCTCCTTCTGTTTTTACCCATTCTGGAACTGTAACAATATCTCCACCGTTTAATTCCACCCGCATTTTTATTTTCTTGACCATTTTTATACCTTCATGAAAGTCGAAATTCAGCTTAATAAAATCCACTCATTGATAACTCTTTTGCTTCTACTTCTTCTTTAAATTCATCATTCCTAATCTTAGCCATATCTACTCTTATTTTGGCTTCCGATATTCGTTCACGAATAGTCCAAGTATAATAAGATCGAATTCCACAATCGTCCAATATCCCACAAAGTGTTTCCAAATTTTGCGAAATACTTGATAATTCTGCATCTAAAATATTATTAATTCCAATTAATTTTGTTTGTTGATCAATATCTATTATCATAAAATCACCTCTCTATTTGTTCTCTTCGTACCATAAATCAGCAATCGCATGAGTTAATTCTGTTTGCAACATCCATGTTCCATTTGCTCCAAAATCACAGCTGTAAATTTCTCTGATCCCACCCAAATCTGTCTCAGGATCAAAAAATCCAGTTTCTTCTACTTTAAGAAATTCACCATACAATTTTACTAATTCTTCTTTTGATTTTGTTTTAAAAATATTAACGTGTCCCATATATCATACCTCCATTTTAATAAATTCAGTCTTTCAATTCCATTATATACACTCCAAAACATCCAATTTTCCACATCTAATTATCTTCCTCATTATAATCCCATCCAAATATTTCTGCAACTTCTTCTCTTATATCTTCATCAGATCGCATAGCACTGCAGCAATTACAAACTCGAATTGTTTTCTGTACTCTTTTCCCTAATATCCTGCCATAATAAGTATATTTTGAATTAGGTGATTTAATTTCACTTGCTCCGCATAACCAACAATGTGTCATAATTTCTTTCCTCCATATATAATATTTGTGTTGTTTGTAAGATTCTTATTTTTTTTCATCTACTATTGTAAATTACTCATGTCTAAAGACACGAGCTTCCTGCTTCAACCATATCAAAAATTTCATTCCAATCAGAATAATTTTTCACTTTTTCCTGCGGAACTAATAATTCATATTCTGATTCAATTTCTTCTTGTGATCCATATCCATTAAAACTAGGAACACTGCCAATTTCATAGGCATTATGTCTTTCCATTTGTCTAAAAATAACAATGCTTTTCTCTGTAAATTCTCCCATGTGTGTAGCGTAGCTATCAATTTGAATAATTGACTTATCTTTTTTATTTACATAAATATCTCCAAGCCTCATTTTATTTCCTCCGTAAAATTCTCATTTCAGACATCCCAATTACATGGTGAAGTTTTACCTTTGTTTAATTCACACTGAACTGTTTTTATACCGTTTTCTTCAACATACCCTTTAAAAAAAGGACATTCTTTTTCATCATATACACCTCTAGTAGCACACCAATTCTTTATAAAAATAGCCGCTTCAATCAATTTATTTTTCATAAATTCACCCCTTATTATTAATTGCTTTATTTAAATTGACTTACACTCTCTGTATTCTGATTCTGTAATTAATCCTTCATTATACATATCTTCAAGCGTTCTAAATATCGCATTCGCTCTCCAACTTGCATAACCATGACCATCAAATTCTCCAACAATTGCATCTTTATTCTCTTCTCGTTGTTTTTGTAATTTCTCCCCCAAATCCCAATTATGAAAGAAAAACGCTTTATATTGAGCTGCAATAATTCTCAATAATTCTATTTCGTATTCTTGTGAAATTAATTTCTCTTGTGCATTTAATAATTTCAATCCTGCACTTCCTAATGGACTGTTCTCAATTCTATTCTTAAAATATTTGTCATTCATAATTATTCTCCAATTCTCCACTACAAAAATCATATACCGGCTGAACATCACCAATGTTAAATCCATTCTCAAACCAACAATGATCTGATACATCTGGAATATCTACAATAATATGATCTATATATGTTTTTCTTACCGTACCTGTATGTGTATCTCCATCAAGCCTGCATTTTACTATTTGACCCACTTTAAACAAATGTGTTAAATCCGCCATTTGAATACCGCCCTTTCATAATTTCTTCCATTTTCAACCTGAAACTTTTGTTTCAAATACAATTCTTTAGCATTTCTATCGCTTCATTTAACGCTGCCTGTTTTTCATTCAATTCTTTTTGTAACCTCTTTATCGTCTCATCTCTGTCCTTCACCATAAGCTTTAACTGTTCTTTTGTAGCATTATGTATATTCAAATACTCTCCATTTTCATACTGTTTATTTGTCATAATTTTCTACCCCATATTCCCCCGTCAATAAATCAACTTTGTTCCACATTCCGGACAATGTTTAGGCCGTAACTCTTCTTTCTCATCATTTCTAACTAATGAATAACCGCATTCCGGACATAAAATTTCATCATCAGCATCATCTCCCTGGCGTTTTACCTCGATTCCATCTTCATATTTTTGTTGCATTTCTGCCAAAGTAAGAGCCACTGTCTGAAATAAAATTGCCGACTCATGAATTTTCTTTTCTAATTTCAATAAATTTTTATATGATTCATAACAATCTTTGATTAAATTATTTTCGTTTCTTGCAAATCGCGGAACAAATGTTCCAAAATCATTTTTACTGGCAAAATGTTTTGAAGAAATTGCATCACGATCAATATTTTTATAGATTCCAACATAATCATGAATAAAATCATTATTAGTAGAATCTAACCAAGCCTTTAAATCAATATCAAATACCTGCACTGCATAATTAATATCCATAGAATGACTGAGCCGGGAACTATACATAATTCCCAGCTCCGCTGCTCTATCAATTATTTGATTAATCAAAACTACTCTTGTTTTTGCTTCTTTTGTATCTTTTACGTTTTCCATTCCACTTACCTGCCTTTCGCTTATAATATCTGCTATTACAGCAGACCCACATTTTTACTCCGAATACACCAGCAGATACTTGAGCATACTTAAAACTTCTGGATATAAATGAATGCTCATAATCATAAAACGGTGCTTTTCGAATTTCATCTACGTATCGCTGTTTCATATATTCTGTTGCATCACTAATATTTAAACACTCAATCACCTCTGCCCTTTTATTGCTATGTATAATAATTACGCTTATCTTCTTCATGTTATCCTAGCCTCCCAGTATATGCGAACGTTCGTTCTGTTTTTTGATATTATTGTTATACCATACTGAGAGGCTGAGGTCAATATTTAATCGAACATATTTTCGATTTATACAGATTTTTTAGGATACAGCTCTTTCATCCTCTTATTGAAATCAAAATTATTTGCTTCAATAACGCGTTTCATATAAGCGAATAATTTATAGTACAAACCTCTATACTGCTCTACTGCACTTTCTACATCTGCAAGAGAATCATTCAAAGACATCATATTGCCTTTAACACCAGGAACTCTGCATCCATGAAACTTAATTAAATTCATAAGCGTATAATAAGATCCTTCTCCCTTGAATGCGTCTTTCCATTCTTTACATTTAGGAGTTTCATTAGGCAGTCTATACATATTGGCACAGAACTTTCTTAATACTCTATATAAATCTTTATATGAAAATGTCATTGAGTGATTTCTGATGTTAATAACTACTCGTTTTACATCTGCAAAATTGCTTTTCTGTGGATAATATACATATTTGTTAAGATCTTCAACAAATATATTTCTACCAAAAACCTTCTTATAAGGAACACCTTTACATTTATGCATCGGAAGTTTATTAACATAAATCTCAAGTTTATTTATATAATCCTCGCAAGTATAAGAAACAACATCCGGAATAAAGAATCTTGATCTTTCAGCAAAAGCTTTCGGATCTCTATCCTGTAATTCAGCTAATACTCGGATTTCTTCTAACATCATTTCAAACTGATACTGATATCCATAATGATCATTTAAATATGCGTCATATCCAGATTTACCTGTATAATAACTCTTGTAATTCAGCATTCTGAACATCTGTGCCATAACCCATCTTCTATGAAGACGAGTATTTCTTACATATCCATCTTCATAAATCTGAGATAAGAAAGACTCCTCTTCTGAATTAATTCTTTTCTTCTCCGGATTTACAATGACAGGACTTCCATCTTCGCTGATTGTTACATTAATTGTACTGCCAGGTTTTAAACCTTCCGGTAATGTTACGCTGAAGTATTTTCCTGTTTCAATGTTTGCTGCCTTTAATGCTTCCATTCTGTTCTCTCTTGATTTTTTCATAGTTTTATTCTCCTTTGTATTTGTTTTATTTTCTGTAATTTCTCTCCAACCAAGTACAGCGCTATCTGTATAATTACGCCATTCATAATTGCCATATTTACCTTTGATCATCATGTCTTTTTTGGTAGTTCCATTTTTTAAAAGAATTTCTACTTCCTTACATAATTCTGGGGTATTACCATAATTCCAATTCATAATCTACATTCTCCTTTTAATTTAATTTCAAAATTCTATTTGCTGTAATTAATTACCTCATTATTCTAATTTCAACCCAAGCATCTCTTTCGCTATTTCCTTCACGGCTCTTCTCGCTGTCCAGTCAGTATACTCTTCCGCACAGGCCACGCAGTGGTCATACATAAACCTCACCAGGTCACCGGCATCTTTGATACTATCCTTGATTTCGGCAATCTTTTTTCTTTCTTCTTTTTTTAATTTGTTTTGAAGTTCTTCTCGCGAAGCATACAAATCTTTCAGCAGACAGCTGCTGTCTCCGCCGTCATCCCAATGTATATCTGCGTATGGATACTTCTCCGGGTTTCTGGCAGAAACCTCTGTTTCGCCAAGCGCCGTGATTTTTGCACTATGGATGTCCTCTGCCCACGGTTCGAAAAACCATACTTCCTGCCCAATTTTTGGATTTTTAATCATTTTTCGTTCCTCCTAACATTTGATCCACTTCTTCAGTATAATTAAATCTTTATCCTTTCCCTGATAGAACCAATGACTGCCCATCTGCTCTTCGTCCCAAGTCAAATATCCTGCCAAAGAGGCACAAAGAATGAATGCTTCAAGCGCAGCTCTTGCATAATTTCGGTCTTCACCAGTAACTAACTGTTCATCCGTCATTTCGTCTGGCTTTAATGCACGAAAATATTCTCTTTGTCTGTATTTTTCGCTTCTTTCACTTGGAATGGAATATTTGTATTTGTGATACAGATTTTCAATGATCTCAAAACATATTTCATTACATTTCTTTCTTGATGTATCAGAGTTAATTCCGTCAATCACGATTAAATCGTGACGAATATCATACATAGAAGATTCTATATATTTTTTATCTTCACAAATTAATGTTTTATTCTTTAAATCTGCTTTCCATCTTTTGTTTTCACTGCTAAAATTGGATAAGAAATCTCCATAAATACTCATTCTATCTACTTCCTTTCATTTTATTTTATATTAACTCTGTATTTCTGAGACATTCCTTTAATGGTTTCATATATGAAGGTTATCCGGAGGATATCCAGCTCCGTTAGGGGCTGGATTTCCTCCAGTTCATCACCTTCTTATTAAATATTAAATACCTTGTTAATATTCACTGCCTTGTGGTTTTATATCAATTCAACATTTCTGAGGTATCACTATAATCATTTCATATCTCCAGAGCAAGTCGTGAGGCAATTTATTGCCTCAGGTAGTTGTTTCTGAAATTAAATTAAATGTCTTATTGATACTCGTTACCTTACGATTTTTTTATATTAACTCAACATTTTTAAGACATTTCTATAATTGTTTCATATAATGCAGGTTACTGGAGATGTAATCTTCAGGAAGTGCTGGGGATACCCAGAGGTTCCTGAAGAAGACATCTATCTTAGCCTGCATAATTAAATCTTAAATATCTTATTTGCATTCCGTTATACTCCGGACTGAATATACTCAATTAATCTGGCACATTTCTTTAACAGAGTCATATTGAGCTGCGATTCTCCTGGTGGAGGATCTTAAAGCCGGTTCGGTAGACCGGATTTCAGATCCGTAACCAGGAATAATGGCAGCACCATTGAATTGAATTAATCTTGTATATTCCGAGTGTGTTCTCGTTTAATTAAATTACTTATTCAATTACTTTCCAACTTCGTAGAAGTGACTCTAATGAATCTGAAATAGAATCATAATCAGTGCCATAAATATTAGCATTCATGCTACCATCTAATTCCATTTCATAGCTTTTTTTAGGAGGCTCCAAAGTCACACCCTTTTTATCTAAAAAATCTTCAAAGATATCAATAATACCTCCAATAAGTTCTGTTTTGTCATTCTGGCCAGTCATGTTTTTTGTATCTCGTATTACGAGTTCTGTTTCAATTGGCATCACAGCATCGTCTGATAATGTTGCAAATTTGCATGTATTAAGATTGTATGCATTATTATCCTCACCAGAAGTATCTAACTTTAAATAAATATCTCCTGAATATTCGAACACATTTCCGCACACTAAATCTTTAAATGTATATTCTTTTTTCTCAGTTCTTTTATCTATAATTTTCATATTATTAATCCCTTTCCTAATAAACTATTTCCATTACATCAGGATAATCTTCTCTATAATCTTCATCATTTCTTGGTTGCCATACAACCAGATCATCCAGATCATATTCATCAGTACCGAAATCATTATACATTCGCCAAACCTTATGTTCGGCTTCTGTATCCGTATTAGCTATAACAAAACCAACTGTCTTCAGACCGTTGAATCCATCAAACCCATACAACCAAATATTATCCGGCATACCTTTATCCCTCCCTAATCATCGAAAATAATTGTATCATCTGTGTTTCCCCAATATGGTTCTTTTTGAAAAAGCTGAATTAATGTTGAGAAATCTGCAGGTTCAATTATGTATAATGATTTTAATGTTAAATCAACATCTTCTATTTCACCAACGGTTTCATTAGCCTTCACAGCAGATTTCAAAGCTTCTTCTTCTGATGATTGATTAACAAGAAATTTTGTTCCGCATGGCAAAAATGTTATTAAGTACATTCTTTATCCCTCCAATTCTTCAACCAAACTCCAATAACTTTCGTTTTCATCAAGCCCATCTTTTTTATTCTCTTCGACAATTTCATCGGCCTTCTGTTCTGTTGTACAAATAGCTATTGTTTCTGTTACATTAAATCTAAATTCATCGTCATATTCATGAACTACTCTGTAAACTTTTTCGCCTGCTAAAAATCCTGGAATCTTTGTTACAAATCCGGACCATTCATGCACATCATTCCCAGATTCATCTGCTGAAAATATATCAAGCTGTCCTTCAATACTTAAAACCACACACATTCCATTATATTTTTTCAAATAATCAATGCAGAATTCCACTCCGTAGAACTGTAATGTCCCGGCATCTAACTCATCCCAGCTTTCCCATTTAAAGAGATCTTTTCCGCAAAATGTTTGAATGTTATTTTCTTCCACCTTCATGTTTTTTATCCTCCTCCATTAATACAAGGTTAACTGCTTTTTCAAATTTCGCACGTAACTCTGGATTGCTATCAACGACCTTTTTTCTACTATACCCAGCACTTCCATGTTTAGAAACATATCTCTTTTTCAGATTTACCCAATTAATATTAGGATCTGTTTTTCTAAGCATTGCATATACCTTTCGATAACTTATAGTGTAATTTGCGCTTTCATCATTTATCTTTTTTATCAGAGGCTGCATAATTAAATCTATTTTGCATGTATTTTTATACTTTTCAGCCATATCTGCCAGAGTACAATCGAAAATTGAACGCAATTGTTCATCTTCATAAATAACATCAAATGTAGAAACTTTAGAAATATTGGAATGTCTTCTTCTGTACTCTCTCTTCTCCTGGTCCCATACAATTCCATATGTTTTATTTATATAATCATATAAATATTTTAAAACACTATTTCGATCAGTAAATTTAGAACTTTCTGAAAGCTTATCAACAAATTCATTCGTTCTTTTCTTCCAATCGTAATATTCCTGTTCTGTTGGTGATACAACTTTCTTTTTATCCTCTTTTTTAACAGGTATTGCATTGTTTAATTTAACCGGATCAGCATTCTTATTCATCATTGCTGTTGCAAACTTTCCAATTTCAGTATATAATTTATCGATCTTGTTATTAATTTCATCGAGTCGATTTGAATAATCCGGAATTGTAGGCATCTGAATATCCGGAAATTGCAGCTGAATCATATTCCCTTGTGGTTTATATACTGGAACAATTTCTTCTGTCGTTTTCTTGTCTCCTAAGAATGCAGCTGCAAGGACATCTTTTGCCTTTAACTGATAATCGATTAGTTTATTTACTAATACAGGATTTTCTCTCTGCATTGTTGGTGTAATAGCAATTTTTGCTAGCCATAAAGGGACATAGTCAAGATCAAGACAAAGAACCTTTGTATTTGAATTCCCAGATCCCAAGGAGTGAAATTTTACTCCTTGGGATATAACAACATCTTTTTGTATTTTCTTCCGTTCATTATCGATCTTATCTTCTCCAAAACCAATACCCTGACACATCCAACGAACACCAACCCAAACCTTTCCGTCCGGATCCTGTGCTGCTCTTAACATATCTCCATGAAATTCCACATCTTTTACTATTAATTCGCTATTCATATTCGCTTTCCTCGCTTTTATCTATTTGATTAATCCCAACCTATAATTGTTCTACCGTATTCATCAGCAGCTGCAAAATCCCATTCAATATCGCCATGCTCCATCTCCTCATCACTAAATTCACTTTCGAAAGGATTTTCTCCTCGTCTGAGGAATTCAATTTCTTCTTCTGTGGCCTCAATCTCTTTGCATACTCTAAGTCGTTTTTCTACTGTAACTTCAATTAATTTTTTCTCTGGCTCTGGCATAATCTCACATCCTCTCTTTTATATTCGACGATCTTTTACTTCGCTTACCGGAAACAAAAGTAATTCTGTAATTCCATTTACTAATTCCTCTAATGAATTAGCCCATCTATTATGATAACCATGAGTATCTTTCATATCGTCAGCATACCTGTACATATATTTTCTAGGTTGACCGTTCCATTTAATTCCTTCTGTATTGACATATACTACTGAATTATTTTCTGGATTTCTAATCCATCCACTGGTACCACGCTTATTCCCATTTACAGAAATTTGATGCAATGAAAACTCCATACCAGGTTTCTTTTTGTTAATTGCGTTTTTTAATTTTGTCGTTAAAATCAACATAAAATCACCTCATTTTGTTTAATTAAATTTTAATAACTCAACCTTACAACTCTTCCATCACATAATTCCATGAAATATTCATCATCTTCAACTAAGTCTTCTCCAAATTTCTCATAGTCAAAATATTTAGAAGAAATTGGATCATCATCTTTGACATATCCTAACTGCCAAGCTTCTTCGCGTCCAGCTTCTTCACTATTATCGTATACACAACTTACAATACTGCGATCTCTAAAGTCTTCTGCGTATTCATTAAATATCTCTTCAATATTACGATCTGATAAATTGTATTCTTCTTTTAAATATTCCATTTCGCTTTTCTGAATATCTTCAAAGAAAGCAAATGCTTCATCAGACTTTAATTTATCATAGATATGTTTAATAGAATCAATAAGTTTGATCCCTGCTCTGTATCGACTGTCACCCTTTGTAATGCCATAATCAAATGCTTTGATAAATATATTGAATGAAATAATTTCTTCATATTCATCTTTTGTGAGAATTGTTTCAATTTCTTCATACTCAGGGAACTCCCCACCAAAATAACAACTCCCGCATATATTAATTGAACTGAAATAGTGGTTACATTCAAATTTTGGACCAGCTGCATCGACATAAGCACAACAATCACGATCATCAGAATCTTTAATTCTATATAAAAATAAATGTTCACTCATATAATCACCTCATTTAATGCTTCCAGAAGAAAGAATCATTGCAAGTCGTTTTTTCGCTTCTTCTTCAGTTCCTCTCATAATTCCTAATGTCATATGGCACTCTTCATTTTCCCTAGATGTTAAACATAATTTCCATCGACATGTACCATCTTGAAAATACTTAATTGCTAAAATATACGCATAAAACAGCTTAGGATTTATTACCGCTGGATAAAACGAATAATATGCAGTTCCGGGATTCTCACCTCTTGGTATATCTTCCAACAATGTTTTCTTTTCTTCAAAATACTGGTTCATGTCTGAATCCATTGTCGTAGCGAAATCTGCAATGTCTTCCGCTTCTCTTACTTCAATTTTCGGTACAATATACATACTCACATCTCCCTTACAATTGTATCGTATACCGGTCTGCAGATATTCAAAGCTTTCTGCATACACCGAATACTGTAATATCCTTCAATTTCTTTTTCTGTGTTCTTTCTATTGGCAGATACATTTTTTCCGGTTCCTCTAAGAATCGTGCAATCTTTTCGATTAGTTACAGTCCCTAATCCACCAATATTTCTTTTACCTGTCTGGCAGGCTCGGATACAATCCATAACAAATTCATTCAATGTATCAATATCCTTTTCAACATTGATAATCGGAAGTACCTGTGTCGCCCAGGAATAAGTTCCATCTCCTTTGTATAGATATCGGTTAATAGATTTCAAAGCAATTTTACCGCCAATATGATAATTTAAGTTGCCAATGCTTCGTTTTTCAATTTCTTTCTGAAATTGCTTTACACGATTTGGTGATAATGTGATTTGACTTCCCTTTATCATAAATCCCAGGAACTTAAACCATTTATCACTTGTAAGATACTCTACTTTCTTTGGATTTAATTTCATCGACATCTTATTTAATTCTTCTTCGAGAATACTCATGGCATTTTCATATTGAGATCCAATATATAAAATATCGTCCGAATATCTTACATACATACTAACCATATTAATGTGTGCCTTTTCATAAAGCTTAAGATCAACATGATGTAGCATTACATCAGCCAGAAATGAAGCCACTGCACATCCCTGTTTTAAGCTCTGGTAATGTTTAATTAAATTTCCATCTGGATCAAAACAAAGGTCTGTATGATAATATTTTCGTAAAATTGTAATTACCTTTGATTTTCCAGTTCTTCTTTCCACACAGTCAAATGCGTCATCAATAAATTCAATCGGAACAGAATCAAAGTACTTACTTAAATCTGCTTTAAATCCTAAAATATCATTTGAATGCTGATGTAAATCTGGTTGAAGTTTACGAGATATCTCCTGTACGACTTTGCCGCAGCCGATTCCCTTCTGATAACTTTTGCAAGCTGGATGAATCATATCTGAACACAATTCAAATAGCAAATCATTTACGATAGATAAGAAGATCCTATCAATATTTTCGTTTACATATACTGTTCGAAACTCTCCATTGTCCTTTGGAATTAATGCCTGATGTGGCGGAGCAATTTCATAATTATCTTCCAGAATTGCCATTGCTAATCTTACTCTTGTCTCTGGACCACAAAGCTGACGCAGCTCTCCTTTGTCAATTCCCTTGAAAAACCCTTTATTAATTGCTGCTTCCCATCTTTCTGCTTCAAACACTTTCTCTAGCAAAATATCCTTCATCTCATCACCTCATTTCTCTTGAATACATTTTCCATCCTTAATAACTAACACATCCACTCCGTCATCACACTCAACGAAAAGATCTGATGCGTCCTCCAATACTGGTGCAAGGTCTTTAAACATTTCCATCATGACAGATTCCCACCCATAAGAAGCATCAAAGCCATTATCATAAGTAGTCCAACCATCATCATCGTTAGCAACATCGAACATTTTTCCGATACCAATAAACACAGCAATCAGATCATCAATATCATTAATATCTAAATTCTCTGATTTTCTATATGTATCCAACCCATAATCAATATGCTCCTCTTTCCCTCTACCGATTTTTTCTTGCAGTATTTTAATTGCTTTGTTCTTATCTTTGAATTTCATCTGTGAATGTATAGAATATACTGATCCCATAATTTAACTCCTTTCAACAAAAGCTCCATTCAGCAACTTCAACAACATAATCTGGATCAGCATCATCCTCAAGTTCAAGTTCCAACGTCCCTTCATTAAGAATATCCTGAAATCCATCATCGCTTGAGAGATAAGCGGTATTTCTTCCAAATGGCGAAATATCATTAATCATATGTAAATAACACATATCCCAAGTCATTGATAAATACCCGGTTACTGTATCAATAATGTATTCAGTACAATCCCTGTCAATCGTATATACATCTCCAGATGGTAATGTTACTTTCGCTGTATTTACCATTACGTCATCTCTATTTGTTTTACCTTCAATAATCAGTCTCATCTATGTCATCTTCCTCTCCAAAAACTTCCATCGCAGTATCATAACTGTCCATAAAACCTCCATACTTACTGGTATCAAAGCACCAATCGTAACCACATCCGTTTTCAATGGCTCTTCGAATATCTCTGGCGATTTCATCTACAATATCAGCATTACCTGCTGCCATTTTGTATTCAAGTTCATCTTTATCCTTGCTTAATTTCAACAACGTCTGTTTTACTTCTTCTTTGTAAATTTCTAACTGCTCCTCTCTCAATTCTGTATCCCAAGCAGCCCAAGCTGCCTTAATTTCATCCACTGTGAGCTGAATTTGCTTCCCATCTCTGGTAATATACACGTTTTGCATAATTATGCATCCTCACTTTCTCTTTATTCTTCTACCTCTCCAAATAATGCTTCGTACTCATCGCATTCCAGATGTTCCATAGCCCATTCCTTTGCATCTTCTTCAGTCAATGGGATAATTCGAGATCCACCAGTGCTTCCGCCACATACACTTCTTGCATATTCAGTTAAAGCACCACCTTCTCCGTACAGGAAATATTCTCCTGTTTTCTTAAGATATAAGGTTTCCTCGCAATGATTGAAGTCAGAACATGGATATCCATTGCTCCAATAACCAATTTCTTTTGCTGTTTCCGTATCGTATTTTCTTCCGTTAATGATTTTTTTCATGTTTTAGTCCTCCTTTTTAACAAAAAATCTCTTGTATCGCAGTCCAATTTGAAATCTGCAAGTAAAGCAATCAGAGTGCAAGGTCTTCCTTGTACCAGTATTTGTCGCCGCAAGAAACGTTCTCCAAGTACCAGTCTTCCACCACCGCTTCTCCAAAATCAGCATCACCGAACTGCATTTTTTCAAGCCCTTTTTTGTATGCTTCTTCCGGGGTTTCAGCAGAAATTGTGAAATACATTCTTGCATCCCTTAAAGAATAGCAGTTGTAACTTCTCAGTGTTCCATTGCATTCCAAATCTCCAATACTGGAGTCCTTTTCCGGAATATCAGCATACACTACAAAAGCAACTTCGTATTTTTTAGGCATCATCTACAATCCCCTCCTCTACTGCCTCAATGTATGCATCATCCATCAGGCGCGTCACCTGGCAGCATGAGCATTCATCGTTTTCGCAATATTCACAAAGTGCTTTTCCTGCTATACTAAGTTTTTCGTAGAGTTCTTTTGTCATCTTTGCCATATTTTTTACTCCTTTCTTGGGTTAGAATCATACAATTTTTCAACATAAAAAATCCCTTTCTTGATCTTAAAATCATCATTTCATGCCAATTCTAACCAATATGAGTTTTTTAATCCTCTTGCTGTTTTTATCGTCCCATTACAGATTTTAAATTTTACACCTAATAACATTGCTGTATTTCCATTTATCTCATATCCTTTACTCTTTAAGTGATGTAAAAATTTATTCATCTTTATTCTCCTTATATTTTCTTAAAATAGTTTCAATTTTATCCGCAAATTTAGATGTTGTAAGTGTCGGTGTACCATTTAATGCGTTCATAACTATCTGAATTTCTTTTTCTGTTAACATGATTACCTCAATTTTCAGCATAAAACTCTTGTTTCATTTGCATTATATTGCTTCTAAAAATTCATCTTAAATTAATCATCACTCAACCACCTCATATCCTTTCAATTCCAACAACCCTATCAATCCTTTCAATTTTACAAACGCCGGAGTGTATTCTTTTGTCCGATCACAATAACCAAACCATTTACCATTTGTATCTTGCTGAATACGGTAAATATTTCCATTAGTTTTATTTACTGCTTCCATTGCATTACTCCCTTCCGTGATACCGAGGTATCAAACCTCAGCATCACAAATTGCGTAAGCCTTATCGATAAGTTCATCTCCGTCTACTACTTTCATGAACATGTTTTCCTGATAGTATTCGCTTCCTCTGGACGGTTTTCTATGTGTAGAAAAGTCAGAAACAGCATTCACAAATCTATAAGCAGATGGCTCAAGCACCTGCAGATCCGGAGCATTAAGATATCTCATCATAAGTTCGTTTCGCATTTCCTGAATGTTTGCTACCTTACGATCCCCATCTTTTTCGTTGATAGGAAGTAACATCTTAACAAACTTATGTACCTTATCAACATCAAGCTTTTTCATCTTCATCTTTCCGAATTCTATTTCTAAAGCTTCAAGATAATGTTCAGTGTTCATGAGCGTATATTTTGCCTCTACAAGTTTCTCATCAATGCGTCCGGTATGTTTGCATACCCACTGTCTTTCAGCCTCTTTAAGGGCCAGATTAAGCGTATTCTGACACCATACACGTACCGGTGTGATAGCTACTCTGACTGATCCTTTTCCATCATGACTGTTCGTAAACACCAAGAACGGATCAATCTTTTCATCAGTAATCATTCTGCCTTCCAGTCTTGCAAGCATCCACACTTTCTTACCGCTCTGAAGAGCACCTGCAGTTTCATATCGTACACCTTCTCCAAGAAGTGCATCCGTAAATGAAAATGCCTCTTCATTCTGCACAATTTTGTAACGCTCAGTAACAATACCTAACGTTTTATTATCAATATCTCTTACATTTGCCTTATAACCAGGAATCTTTAATCCTGTGGCCTCAGAAACAATATCTGTTGGAACTACATTCCAGTCCAGACCTGCTAATCTGATTGCATCTCTTGATGTGACTGCTCCGGCAATTCTCTTGCCAAGTCCGTCCCATGGAGTTCTTCTTGCATCAAACATCGTTTCTACATGTGTAAGGTTATTTGTTCTTCTTTCGATTGTATTGTCCATCATAATATACATCTCCTTTTGTTTAATTAAATTTTTATTCTGTTTTATTTATTTACTTTACTCACCGGCTACTCTTTTAGTAATATCAAAATCTCTTCCGTCCTTCTTACCGGCTTCATAATCTGATTTTGATACTTTTGCAGCTTGCTTAGACTGAAATGTAGTTGTCCTTGCTCCAAGCTCAGACATTCTTTGTTTTACTTCTGGAGGAGTAGATAACACTAAGCCCCAATTTGCCTCTGACTGTGCAGCTGCTCTTTTTTGTTCTTCAAACGCTTCATCAAGTCCTTTAATGAAACCATAAGCATATCCATTGCACATGGATGTAATCAGTTCGTTTGTATAATTAAATAGCTTACCTTTTTGTTTTCTCTTTTTAATTTCTGATTGAATACAATCAGTTGCATATTTGAATGCAATCATACAAATTTCAACGTCTTCATTTAATCTACAAAAATATAATTTATATGTTTGTTTACCTTTTTCTCTACGAGAAAAACTTTCACAGCAGTAATTCTTACTAATAACTTTAGACAATCTCAGCACCCAGGGATCTCTTCTAGTCGAATAAGTAATTCCAGCTGAATGTTCATTTGCTTTTCTTTGTTCTTTATCTTCGACCTCTGCCATAGAGATTTTGTGTTCTGCCATAAGCTGCTGTGCTTTTGCAAGAGCTGACTGTGCCTCATGTTCATTCGGACTCTTACTTAATGCTAAAAGTTTCTTAATTTTCTCTTTGTAATCTGCCATTTTACACTTCTCCTCTCTCGTTCAGATACAGAATTTTCTGTAACTCTTCATGCGTAATTCCATACTGTTGTTCCAGAAGCTCTTTCCAGTCTTCAAAAGTATCAACTCGTGGATCCTTGCAGTATTTATATCCGGCGTTGATTACATCTTCTGCGATTTTCTTGAGACGTTTCTGTTCAATTCCCTCAGTCCAAAGTGGGCACTCAAGCTTTACATATGTAAGGATTTCGATTGGCTGTGCAATATTGCTGATCATTAAGGCTGCATTTGCAATCTTTTTATTTACGTTCTCTTCCGGCTCGGTGTTATACTTGTTGCATAAAGAGATAACATCTCTCTTATTGCTCCAGCCGATTTGCATTAAAAACGTTACGGCACTATTGAATTCCAAATCTCCCGTGATCTCTCTGATCTCATCAAGTTTCTGTTTAATTTCATTATAATTATTTAATTCTGGCATTTTATTTCCTCGCTTTCTTTTGCTTCATCTACAACATTGCCTTCTTTATCTACGGTATATGCTTTACCACCAAGTTCATGGATTTTATCTCCAAGTAGATCCTTAATAACCCAAAGCTGTGTAACGTGTCCAACAAAGAATCCACAACATTTCGCTGAATCTATCTGCATCTGACGGAGCATCTGGATTACTTCTGTTTTTGAAATCATGTCAGTATTATTCGGCTGGATTTTGATGTTGGAAGAAATGTTAGTAAGGATTTCTTCCATTTCTCTTTTCATATGTTCTACTGCAAGCGAATAACCTTTATCTACTGCATTTTTAGGAATTGCACAATCTTCATCACGATCATCCATTTCTCCTGAAAGAATCTCAAATGCTTCTTTTATCTTTTCATATTCCTGCTGAGTTGCTCTCATTTTGTTCTCCTTTCTTCGCATATTCTCAATGCGTCTTCATACGTTTTTATGTCATAATGCCCACCATTCAATGACTGCGTAGATTCGTTCCAAGTTGTCCATACAACCCACGCACCGCCACCTATAGATGCCTTAATTGCTGGATAATTCTTGTGTTTTGCAATTACCATATACAAATATGAATCCATTGGACTCGCATAACGAATCACATCCTGAAGATCATATTTATTATCCAGATGTTCTTTAAAATATTTTCTTACATTATTCCACACGGACATAGGTACTGTTGCACTCATAATTATTTCCCTCCTGTTTGTTTAATTAAATTTTTATAATGTTCCATTAAGAACTCTGCATAAGCAGTAACCTTATCCTTGTTACCACAATAGAATCCAGTAGTAAACTTCTCGATAAGCTTATCTCTAATATCCTCATGAGTATCCCAATAATCATCCAGATAATCACGATAATCACGATCCATAACCTCTAACATAGATTTGTCATCTATTTTCGCTTCGAAGTTCATATTCTTAATATCTTCCGTCAGATCATCTGGCAAGCGTAAGCGCGCAGCGTCAGCGGAGTTAGGAGCGGAAGCGACGACATCTGGAGCGTCAGCGACTCTTCCGAGCGATCCGGCTACCAGACCATCCAAGCGGTCACGCTGGTGGTCACGGTACCGGTCGGTACTATTATTATTATTATTATAATTATTATTAGTATTATAATTAGTACCAGTACCGGAACCAGATGGCCATATCACCTGCCCCGTAGGATCATATTCAATTTCATTTATAAGCAAGTTAAAGTCAACAAAATCTGCATACCCGCCATCTCTGTATTTTGTAAGTACTTTATTGACTTTGCCTTTGCTCGTCTTCAGCTCTTGCGCAATCTGATTCTGAGAATATTCTGGATGATCACGCTTCAATTCCAAGATGGATAAAGTGACGGTCATGTTCTCACCGAATGCTCGTGACCGCTTCTCTTGAGATGAGTCGATCGTTTCAAGTAAGGTATCTCCTACATATAATAGGAGATTATTATCTATCGGTTTGGCATACAAGCCATAGTCTATGACCGCTTCATAATATTCCAGAGCTTTCTCCGGCCCAAGAATTTCTTTTATTCTTTCGCCCTGTTTTCTATACGAAGCAAAGAAGGTAAAACATTTCCCTCGGTCAAATTCTTTTTCACTCATGATTTTTCCTCCGATTTGCTTTCGTTAATCTCTTCTGTTGTCTTTATTTTGGATATGAGTATCCAGTGAAGCACATAACTCTGGTGTTGCTTCAAATATATAAACATCCAGATTTGGACGTCTTCTATTTGGCGTGATGCCAAGAATTTTAAATCCCTCTTTCCTCAACAGCCATGCGATTCTCTGGCTGCGGACTGCCTTTGTCTTCATTGTATTTTTCTCCTTATATGCAGTTAATTTAACTTGTTTTAAATATATCATACTTTTGTATTGATGTAAAGTTAATTATACTTGTTTCGATACCTTGATAATGCCGCGTCAATACAATCTTTTCCATTCAGAATGTATTCAATTAAATCCCAGCCAGTGTTTCCCAGTTGGTTCCATGCCTGGTCAAGACCGTGACCGCGTGTACTGTCCATTGGATCTAAGACTGTTGTAATTATGTTTAGCATTTCGTTTGCCTTAGACCAGTCTGTAATATGATAAAAGTAATCATACCATTTATTACCGTTCTCATCTGGTAGGACATCATTATCTGTATAATTCAAATACTCTTCTCCTATATATGGAAGGACATCTGAATTTACCGCGTCTTCGAAGAACCAATCTGCGCTGTTATCTTCCGAAAGATCCTTTAATACTTCTGGCTTCCAATACTGTGGTAATGGACACATATATAAGCGGAAACAAATTGTTTTCTGATCTGATCCAAACGCCTGCAGATCCATTGCTTTAATAATATAGCGATATTCGAAAGCCGGCATATCTTCATCTGCTTCTGCCTGATAGATTTCTTTTGACAGTAATGTTAACTGGCCTCCGTCGCTATATTCTTCATCGAATTTCTCTTTCCACGGGATGATTTGATCCGGATTGCCTGGTCTCCATCCTGCAAATGACAGTGTTTCACTCATCTTCGCCCACCTCTTCCTCAATGACCGTGAACGGATGACCAATAATTTTTTCAATTTCCTTTATGGTCATTATAGTTGGTTCTTCCCAATCAGGGTTCATGTATTTCGGAGTGCTGTTTTTTGTGTAGAATGTATTAATTAAGGCATATTGGGTTTTATAATTTGATTTCCACACTTTAATTATGTCAAGGCTATGATCATCATTATGCCTATTTGATTTATAATTACTTAAATAGGCTTTACAAGACACACCATGCGCAGTAATATTGGTATAAATGGCAAGATAATTGTCAGAATGCTCATTTCCTAATACAATCCCGATTTTTCCATTTCTTAACTTTACAATATCTGTAGCTGCCAGCTCCGGCATTTTATTACTTGTTATCATGCGATTTCCCTCTTTTCTCTTCTTCCTGTAAACAGATTGATTAATTTAATTTTTTCTCTACGTCGTTCACGCTTACGTTCTTCTTCCTGGCGCTTACAGTCTGCCATGATTTTATCAAATTTTGTTTCTTCGTATGAGGCAGAAACTACAATGTCAACCAACACTCCATTATGGGCAACGATTGTTTCCATATGGAATTTTTCGTAATTTTTATGATTATCTACTGCTTCTTTAATCTTTGTCATTACAGTTCACCTCTCTCTTTCATTTTTGTTTTCAACTGTTCCACATAATCTCTGGCTTCTACCAGTGTGCATTTATTAGATTCTGTATTGTGCATGTGATAATACAGTCTGATTGCTTTCACTTTTTCGTGATGTTTCAAGAAATTTGGTACTGTGATTTCTGTTGGGGACATTTCCCTTACAATGTTCCCAAAGAATGTACGAATATAGAACTCAAGATCCGGATCCCATTCATTAATTTTCTCATCTCCTGTCATGAGATAAATTGCATTAATCAGGTCGGTTACTGGGATGATGCTTCCATTCTTATGAAGAAAGTATCTTCCCTTCATTGGAATTGTTACTACTGCTTTTGCTTCTGCTTTATTCATTTGCTTTCTCTCCTATTCTTATGCTCAATAGCATAATTCAGCTACGATTTAGAAGGAGAGCGGCTCTAAATTTCACGCCGCATATGCCGAAGCTGAATTATGATATCGAACAATATGATGCTCTGCATCATTTTCCCTATGAGAAAAAACGTACCTTCGACTTGAGGTTGTACCGCTATTTTGGATTATGATACAGAGTATATTTTGATTTTGTTTAATTAAATTATTTTGAGTGCCTTACTACTCCTACTTTTTTATATTTATACGGGCTATTATAAAGCCATTTATCAAAATCGAAACTTCTTTCTTCTACAATAATCTTAGTAAATGGGAACGGATTACGAAGGCCACGGATAGATAATTCTCTACAATTGATATCACCTTTCTCTTTACTTACAATTGCTGAAGTCATTGTAACATAAAGTTGACACGGCATCATTTTACCTGTATTTTTGTCTGGATACACGATATTTTCACTCTGATAAATATAAGTAATTGCAGTAAACATAATTTTTCCTCCATTTCAGAACATTTGTTTGCCTTTGAGCAGAGTATAGCACTTACGGTACTAAAATGCAAGTGCTATATTCTGTATAATTTAATTTGTTTTATTTGTTTTCTGTTCCAGTCGCTCCGTAATAGCGCTGACTATTGATTACAGAAGTAACTTTTCTTAAATCACCGCCGGTATATAAAGGTTGAATCCCTAATTTCTTAGCAACTTCTTTTTCCAGATGCATTGTGAGGTATTCCGCTGGTCTTCTGCCATGATATTTCGAAAGTGCATCAGCGAAAAATGTGTTCGGTTTGATTGGCTCAAATATTCCAATAATTGCATTAACAACTCGTGGATCATTATCATGCATGTTCAAAACACTTTTTACTGGGCGAATAACATTTGCTGCATATCCATTTGGCTCTGTATGCCATCCAGCTTTTTCGATAATATCGAAGATATTATTGAGAGTCTCTTCACCATTAGTAAGAGCTGCTGCATCTCTTGCTGCTGCATATCCTGTGAGGACTTTGTAATCAGCTGCTTTTAATGCATCTCGTTTCTCTTTTGGAAGATTCTTCAGTTCATGCACACTTAAAAGTAATTTTCTTCCTTTAAGGCAATTGTCAAGAACGCAATATTTTTTGACACCCATAGTGACATTTGCTCTGTGTTTCTGAGCAAGCGATAATTTATCAACATCATCTCCCTGTTCGGAAAATAATGCGGCTTCTTTCATTTTCCTTTCCATAGGATCCACAGGTAATCCTTCTGTAAGTACCGCAATAACATATTTCTCTTCCCGAATGCCTGCTGCCAGCATTCTATGAGATCCATCAATTACTGCGAATGTTGCTGTTTCTGGATGTGGAGATACCAGAATTGGTTCGCATTTATTGAAGTCCCATTTGCGTACCAGAGAGTATACTTTCTCCATGTTAATACAATATACTCTTTGGTAATCTTCATCAATTTCCAGAAGCTCCAATGGAATACAGCAGAATCTTTTGCCTCCGATTCTCTGGCAGTTATTCATCACCGTGTTGTATGCTGTCTGATCTTTAAATACTTCCGGTCTGATTACTTTGCTTTCTTTCTCTGTTTCTCCTGTAAGTAATTTTTCGATTGCTTTGTAGTTCATCATTTTAATCTACCTCTTTCTTTTATTTAATTTTTATTTAGTTTTTAACCGATCAATGTCCAGAACTTTCTCCAGGCATGATCGTACTTTTGCCTTGATGTCTGGTTTTCACATTCGGTTTCTGTTGTTCGAATGACTTTGTTAATCACATCTTTAGGGATTTTGAAGTCTTCCATTAAGTTACGGATTTCTTCATCCCAAAAGAATCGACTTTGAGCTTCTTCGTAATGCTTCTTTTGGATGTTTGTACATCCATATAATGGAAATTCTCCCATGGTTACGATATTCCCTATGCTTCCGTTGCCTTTCATGTTGTTCACCTCTCTTTCTAAATTGCATAGAGCTTGCGACCGTTGATATTGGCACAGCATTCAATTAATTTCGCTTCCTTCATGCCTATCAACCCTGGCAGGCTGCAGATTGCAATAATCTTGTCTTCATAGATAGCATCTGCCTTGGAATAGTACAGTCTAATCTTCTGGTAGTTTGCTTCAGCTAGATTCTGCGTCATTACTTTTTCGTCATGCCACATCTGCTCTGCTGTCTCATAGTCATTTGCTTCAATAGCAGATTTTCTTCTTGTTTTGAAGTCTTTGATTGCCTGTACCATACCTCTGATATCGGCATTAAGCGCTACTAATTTCTTTTGTTTTGGTATCATGATTATTCTCCCTTCTTATGCGGCTGATGTAATAAACATTCTCAGCCATTCTCCATTTATTCTTTCCCATGCTGTGGGATTTAAAGCATATTCTTTTGGTTTAAACAATTCTCTGTATCTTTTGTTCATGGCATCAAGGGAATCAAAGAACTCTTCCCTTTTTAAGTTCCCTTTCTGCGCACCGGATTTGTAATAGATCCGGAGTTTGTATCTGTGTTCCATATGATTCACCTCATTTCTAAAGAATTGATTGCTTTTTAGCGGAAAAGTAGCTGATATCTCCGCATATAATAAAATCCATTAAGGGAAGTGATAACAATTCTCCTACGGATTTAATTCTTTCCATAGCGTTCATGTCTACTTGAGACGGGGAAACATCACCACTAGGATGGTTATGGACCATAACTATATTGGCAGCACCACATAATAGAGCTTTCATATATATTTCCCTTGGGGATAATACTGCCGAATTCACAGTCCCATGGCTAATTTCAAATAAGCCTAATGGGTGTGATTTTGTGTCAAAACATATTAGGTACACATATTCCTCAGTCCGTTTCCCTAGCCGAAGATATTTATTTAAGAAATTAAATATTAGTTCTGGATTATTGAGTGTTACTTTCTCTTCACATATCTTTGCCTTCTCAATAACCGGAAGTCTATCATCATCGAGATAAGTTTCCATTGAATATATCATATAACTCACCTCACCTTTCTTGCATATGTGACAAAATTTCTAGCTACAAGTGTATCTACAAGACACACTGGAACATATGTCCAGTCATCATTTAATGATTCTACGAATGACTTTACTGCAGAAGGCTCTCCGTCGAACCATGATATAGACACAGTTGCTGTCCCTTCCTGGTCTGAATTGACAGCTTTCTGTTTGATTTCAACAGTCTGCTCTTCCATTCTTATACTAAATGCATGGCAGATTTCTTCGAATAAGCACACCTCATCATCAGAGAATCTTCCGTCCGGCAACTGTTTTGCCTTGATGAGGTTCAGGATATCTTTAATCTGTCCGAAATAATAACGGGCTTCTTTATCTGGTTCTCTTGACGCAATGTATTCTGCTTCTCTTTCGATTTTCTTCATGGCTGTTCTCCTTATTCTTATTTACTTACAACAGACAGAATATTTCCCTGTTTATCTAATTTCACTGTTACTTCGGATCCGCTCTGGAATCCGGATACATCATATGTGTGACCGTTTTCATCAAGGATATAGTTCCCGGATACGGAAACAATTCCCTTGACAGAATGGATCCCTGCATATACGTCAGAATCAATATGTCCGACAATACTTGCGAACATTAAAAAAGCAGCTATTCCTAAGCTGCCTTTAATAAGGGTTGATCGTTTTTTGCGTGTAATCACACGCTGATTATATTCTGTTCTTGTCATTTATTTTCTCCTTTATGTGTTCAATTTAATTTGCATACTGTTCGAAGTGTTTTAATCCACCTGCATAATGGGCCAGCAACACTTCGTCATCAGTTACATATTTAGTTCCCTTGGAATCCATGATACAGGACGCAAGGTCATTGATTTCATAATCTCCGGCATCTGCATACCATGAGAACATATTTCCGTTGGAACAGGTAATTGTTACAAGATCAACTTCCGGTTCTACATCGTATTCGATTTCTGTAACAATTCCGGTAAGTGGATACAGACCATTTACATTTGAAAGTTCCGGAATTTCATTTTCTTCATGATAGTATCCGGTTCCGTCTGTAAATGTATAGAGTGCACCGGTTTCCGTAGTTTCAATTGATGTGATTTCGGATCCATCAGTAAAGATTTTTTCTGTTTCACTTGCCGGAACTGATTGGCAAGATGTAAGTGTGATTGTTGCAAGTGTGATAATTGCTGTGAATAATTTTTTCTTCATAGTTTATTCTCCTTTTTATTTCCCTGTACATGGGGGTATCCCGTCCAGAAAAACCGATTCTAAAAAGTTTCCCTTTTTTCAAATCCGCCAGTCAAGGAAAATCGTATAGACTGATAGATAATTTAATTAGTTTTTATTAGCTGCAATGATGAGCTTGAACTCATGCAGACTAATTACGCCCTTGAGATACAGGTCGAGTGCATCATCTGTAAGAACTGCAAGGCGCTCATATTCATGAGTAGCCATGCAATACTCGATATAATCACGAGCAGCAAGTGCACGAATTTCGAAGTTCGGATCACCAATGATAATGCAAGCCACATGACGAGCTATATCAATATCTTCTGGTGTGTCATTATCAATGAATGTATGCCATATATTGACATACACCCATTGGGATGCTACTTCTGCCGGATATGAATGGCAGAGTTCCTGGTATAATGTGTGGGCACTGTAGCCGAAGAAGTTATGAGATACGAATGTATCGAATTTTTTGATTGTATCATTTGATTTCATGATTTCCTCCGGTGCTTTTAAGGGGAAAGCATAACCTTATATTATTTTAAAAAAGCGTCACAAAGGATTGGGAGTAGGATCATGAGTATTGGTCCTAATCCCATGGCTAAATCGAACATTATGTCGAAAATTTCATCGACTTTTTCTTCTGTAAAATATTTTCTCAATTTCTTCATGTTATCTTACCTCCTCATCATCACATAAAGTAACTCCACCTACCCAGATGTCCGTCCACTCACCGGACATGAAGTTGATGTTATACCGAGGAGCTAAATCTTCGTAGTCATCATCCTGTATGAATGATACTTCAAAATTGAACTTACCCCAGTTCTTTTCGAACTGTTTGTAGATTGGGATAAGTTCTTTATTTCTGGTAAACAGCACCGGAATAAGTGCATTTTCGTGTGTGTCGAATTCACACTGAGATAATACTGCTGCCAATGCAATTCTGGTACGAATTGACAATGAACCATGTCTGTTAAGAACAAGGTTGCGCAGCTTTCTCACTGTATATTGAGGGCGGTAGCAGATTGATTCTGCAAATGTCATCTGGACATTAAAACGTCCGGACAACTCATTACCCTCTGTGCGGTCATAGAAGATTTCTTCTGAGTTCATAAGTGCGTTGATAATTTCTTTTGCTGTGTTAAGGGATGCGTTAATTCTTATGTTTGTCATGATAATTCTCCTTCTTGCCTTTTGGTTTAGGCATAACCTTATTTGTTTCCGTTGGTAAAATCTATACTCTTCATGGGCATTATAGAAGGGCATAGAAAATCCCTTATCAAGGTTCGACCTTGCAATTTCCAGATAGGAAATAGCCTGCTCCTCACAGGAATAAGGGATAGCAAGTTTAATGGTTGATTAGTTACTTATTACTTATGTGCTGTTATGCACACATGTAATCTTTGATGTTACCGCGTTCGTCTGTCTCACGGTAATGACAGTCGTATTCAGACTGGATGAACGCGTCTGGATACGGCAGATTTTGTAATACTGCTGTCGCCTGTTCATGTGTGTAGTTATTAGCATGATGGCGACTGAAATATGTCGCACCTGTACGTGGTGATGTATATAGGTGACGTAAGATTGTACCGGATCTGCCCGTTGGTGTGATGAGACAGATCTGGTACTTAGGATGTGGTTGTGGGTTTGATAAAATTTGTGATAACATTTATTTGCCTTTCTGATTTTTGTGTACTAAAAAAGAGAGCTTACGCTCTCCTTTTTAGAAGCTTTATTATTTTGTAAACGCTTTTGCTATGTCACTGGACCATGCATATTCATCTTTAGCAGTCATTGAGATGTAAAATGCCCAAAGAGCTTGTATAAATTTACTCTCATCTTCTGAATATTCTTTGTATTCAGAAGCTATTTGTTCTGGTTTTTTACCCTCACTGCCGACGGAATGCCAAGACCAATAATCATAGGTTGACGGTTGACAGTATTTTTTCACATGTTCATCCATAATATGCAACGCACGCTCGCGGCGTTTGGAATCCCACTCTGAAAAATTATATTGTTTAGTATCAATTATCATATTAGTTCACCTCCACGACATCATCTCCTCTCATTATAGGTGGAATTGTATGATTAATCAATGATTTTACCATTAATTTTTACTACAATTGTAGCACGTTTTTCAACTTTCTCAGGACGGCACTTAATCTGATTGATTTTCATGCCGTCTCTGCGACGTGCTTCATAGGTGTCAGTGTATCCTTCAAAAGGTCTGAAAGATATAGATTCAGGACAAATAATATCATTGTTATATGACACTTGTTCTTCATCATGTACTAATTCATCCCACGGAATACGCGCCTGCTGTGGCGTTACATAACTATCATATTCTGGTTTAATACGAACGCCATTACACGGAACCGGACGTAAACCATATTGACGTGAAACCTGTTTATAAGCTCTGTCAATGGCTTTTTCGGCGCGTTTTTCGGCTACTTTTGGGTCTTGAAATGTCTTGATTTTAGGTATTCCGCCTATTTCGTGACAAATATTTGCGACTGCGGTAAATGCCGGATGTTCACGTCCTATGAGCATTTCGCGCCATCTGTTGCTTACCCATGACGGTTTTAAAACATAAATTGGCATAGTATCCTTGCGAATATTTTTAGGTTGAGTACAGATAAAAAAGATATACTCTGTGCCTTTTTCATATGGAATTAAAACACGTCCGTAAATCGCGCCAACTGGCACATTATATCCCTCGAATTTTGTCCCGTATTTTGACGCAATACGAGCATATTGTTTTATACCTTTTTTACCCATTTTATACCTCTTTCCGCCTAATACATTTTGTACTATGATATAGGCATATTATTTTTATTGCACTAAAAAAGAGTCCTTGTTAGGACTCTTTTTCCTCTGTTTTCGGTGTTTCCGGTGTTTCATCTGGTCTATTGACTGCGATTTTTCCACTGTCGAAGATGACCGCAAAAAGGTCTGTCAGTGAAGACAGTACTTTTTGTTTATCATTTTTCACATGATAGGTGTAGTTATCCCATACGGTTGTATCGCCATCTTTATGGCTATTTCTAGAAGCTGTACCGCCAAAACTTGCAATGAAGTGACGGACACATTCCTCTGAAATATCAGATTTTTTAACATTAACACCGTAGAACATAATACCGGATTCTGCAAACATTCTATGGAAAATACTTGTAAGCATTTTCTTAAATGCTGTTACCCCTGTACCTTTTTTATAGTATGCTGCGATAAGGGTTGAGAAATCGCACATTTTATCATTGCCATTTTCATCTTTACCGTTAATCAAGCATTTTTCATCAAGTTTAATTGATGAAATACAAGTATGTGCCTGAAGCATCAAGAATGTTCTGTCAATTTCTGATAAAGCGTTAAAAGTTTCAATATTAACGCCTTTGCCGTTAAGGGCGGCAAGTTCGCTACGTGCGTCAATTAAATTTGTACGTGCGTCGAGAAATTTGTTAATGTCGAATTTTTCATCATGCACGCTGTACAGTTCTTCACGTGTCACTGTCTCAAAGTCAGCGTCTTTCAATGTTGTTTCTTCGAGGATTTTTGTATATGTATCATAAGTCTTTTTTGCGCTGTCGCGTAAAGACTGATATACCAGAAAACGAACATGGTTGTAAACTTCTGTCGCTTTTGCCGGAATAACATTAACTGCTTTTACCTGAATACGTGTGGAATCAAATGTTTTTGCCATAATTATCTACCTCTTTTATTCTAAGATTTTTAGTTGTTGTCAGTTGTTCGCCATGCTTTATTTCAGCTATGGTTACTATACCATGACTAATATGTACTTGTATAAACGTGTTTTACCAACGTTCTACACACTGTTGCGTGTGCTACATCAAGAGACAAAACACAGTGAAAGTTGCACATGTCGTAGACATATACAGTACTGCCATAGGCAGTAACTCTAAACAAAACGCCTGATTGAAATTGTAACGTTGTTTAGAAACATTCACCTATATGTGAGTTGTGTTCTATGAGCCTTTGTTATCGAGTTGCAAGTCCGTGTCAGCTACTGCCGACTATACCGCCCACCTACGGTACTTTAACGCTTTTCCGCGCCCCCTTGTTAGGGTTATTGCCTACCATGCTTTTCAGCGACTTTCAAAACTTTTTTCTTGCCTATGTTAGCGCAAGCCGTTTGCCTGTCTGCCACTTAAATTGAACATACCGCATTCACATAGAAATTTCCATGGGAACGCCTTTTCGACAAATGGTAACATTGATATAGGGTTGTTATTCCCTGTCGCATTTTCATTTCTTGACAGCGACTGTCACGAACCACACTTTAGCCCTGTATGATAAAGGGGGATGGACTGCTGAAAAATCAGCGTCCTAATTGCGATACTACGGAATACTTTGAAAATGCTTTTACTTATGATATGCGCCCCACATGGGCATTGGACATATCACATGTATTTGCATGTTCGCGATATTCAATTGAACCGTTCAAGTGTTTACCGTCCCTTCGGACAACTATATAATACCAAAATCATTTGTCTAAAAATGAAAATGTATAAAAAAAGTTATAGAATATTTATTCATATAAATACATAATTCGTGCATAAAACATGTATATATGCATAAAATTAGCTATATTATGCATAAAATTAGCAGTAATTGGAATTACTCAAAAAGGGGGTACTTTTAACGCCAAAATGGGCTAAAATTACCCAGAAAGACCTAAGCCGGTTAACTTCCACACTGGCTTGAAAAATACGCCCTCTCTTCCTATTAAAATGTAACGCTCCCCACATCGCCAAATTCATATAAACACCGCCCATATTGTTCCACGCTCCCCAAATCTCACCTCACACTACCCTCCAAACCACATCTACCGTCTATATTTTCAAACGCATAATCTCAAATATTTCAGTTAATTTAACTTCTTTTCTTGACAAATCCATCTTCCTATGCTATTATCTCATTATCAAAACAAGCTAAATTAACTCAGTATGCAAAGAAAATCTACAAAATCCAAATATCCACAACTTGTTTTGATAATTCAATAACATTAAATAACACATCAATAACTCGTAAACCTTAGCAATAACAGGAGGACAAACCAAAATGTCACATCAAACAGAATACGATCTCAGAATGAGATCCTACAAATCAATTACAGATGCTCATCTAATCCCTCGTACCCCAGTGATCATCCAAATCGATGGTCGTGCATTCCATACTTTTACCAGGGGGTTCAAAAAACCATTTGATCAGGTACTTATGGCTGCTATGCGCTATGCTGCAGAATACCTCTGTAGAAATATCCAGGGCTGTGTCCTGGCTTATACTCAATCAGATGAAATTAATCTTCTTCTTATTGATTATGAGAAACTTGAAACTTCACCATGGTTTGATAACCGGGTCCAGAAACTTGCTTCTATAGCAGCATCTATGGCCACTAATTATTTCAATCAAAAATTTAAAGAATTAGCAAAAACAATTGGAAGAAAATATCATTCTCCAAACCACAGTTATGATCGTGCATTACTCAAAGGAGCAGAATTTGCTGCATGCGTATTCAATCTCCCACGAGAAGAAGTTACAAACTACTTTAACTGGAGACAGCAGGATGCAATTCGTAATTCTATCCAAATGGTTGGTCAAGCACATTTTTCTCAGACCGAACTAAATGGTAAATGTAATCAAGAAATCATAGAAATGCTTATACAGCAAAAAGATATTGACTGGAACAAACTTAAAATTTACAAACAGCGCGGTACCTGTATCATCAGATCTGCTCATAGTTCTTTCTTATTAAATGGTAAACAAATTACAGCAGATACATGGTCTCATGACTTCAATATTCCACGATTCATAGGTGAAGGTCGCGATTATATAGAAAGATATCTGTATCCGGATGATCCAAACAACACTACTTCTCGAAAGGACGGAAATAATTAAATTATGCAGAGCAAAGAACATAAAGATACAAAATATGCTTGGCAGTTAGAACGTGACAGTGATTACACTTCTGCTACAGCATTTGACTCCATAGAAGAATGCATTGCAGATGCTCAAGACTACTTTGCAGAAGAAAATGTAAAAATCAAATCAATTACAATTCAGGAACTTAGACCATATGAAATCTCTGTTGATGCAGAAAGAGTTCTTGAGGTTGTCTGGGAGGAAGCAGAGGCAAACGTTGGTGATCTTGTAGATGACTGGCTAGATAGTAGAACAGCTTATACTACCGAACAACTGGCTGATCTTTCCGAACGTTTGACGGGGGTAATTAAAACTTGGCTGGAAGAAACTCATAATGAACCTGATTTCTTCAATATTATAGGAGAAAAAGAAATTTCAATATGTAATATAGCACAATAGGAGAATAAATCATGGTAATACTTATATGTATTCTTTTATTTGTATTAACCGGTATTGGATGTTGGGCTTTATGTGCTGCATCTGATACTGATGAATATGATGATGAAGAAATTAAATATGATCAAAATGATGATAACAAATTTAATTAAACAATAAAGGAGAAAAACAAAATGAGTACTTATACAACAAACACAAAACCAGAATCCAAATTTGAAGATGTACCAGAAGAAGTTCTTACAGACCCAACAATGAGAACAGCACTTGGAATGGATCCTATCCCAGGGATGAATACTCCGGTGGATGATAATAAGCAGATTTCAATGTTTGATTATATGCAGAACAAAAACAACTCTTCTACATCTTCTTCTACTACCACCACTGCTGCCCCAGAGGTGACAGTTTTCAAGAATCTAGTTCATCCAGAATTCGGTGAGCTGAGAACTGTAGAGATTGACGGGGAACCTTGGTTCGTAGGTAAGGATGTAGCTGCTGCGTTAGGGTATACGAATTCAAGAGATGCGATTGCAACTCATGTATTTGCTGATGATAAGGGGGTAGAAAGTATCGACACCCTTGGAGGCAGACAGAAAATGACAATAATTAATGAATCCGGATTATACGCTTTAGTTTTCGGAAGCCGATTAAAAATAGCAAAAGAGTTCAAGCACTGGGTTACTTCTGAAGTACTCCCCTCTATCCGCAAGAATGGTGCTTACATCCGTAATCAGGAAAATATGACGCCAGCCGAGATTGTAGCTCGTGGTCTTATCGCTGCTCAGAAAATTATTGAAGAGAGGGAAAAAGAAATTGTACATTTAAATAATCGTTGTGGTAGGCTGACTCAGACAATAGCTGAAAAACAGGATGTCATTAATGCTATTTCCAGAAATGTACCGGCTCCAACAAAACGTATGATGCTGAACAGAGTAATGAGACGACGATCCCCAGAGCTGGCCCAGAGTCGATGGTCTTACTTATACGCAAGGTTTGACGAGATTTATCATAAAAATGTTAAGATACGCATGAAAAATTATAATGCAGAACCAGGACATAGAAAATGCTATTCTATTCTTGATTTTATTGAAAAAGTACTTAATATGCTTGATGAATTATATGACTTGGCAGTAAAACTTTTCGAATCTGATTTTACACAGCTTATGCAGGAAATGCATTTATTACGTATGACTGATGAAGAATATGAAGACGAAGAATATTGGAAACGTGTACTTTAAGATAAGGAGGGAATGGTAAGAGTGCCTGCCGGTGCTCTTACCTATTAAAAATATGAGTTATTTACCAATCATAAGATTTAAAAATAGATGGCAAACATTCGATTTAAATTTACATTATCCATATTCAGTAAATGGGAAAATTATTAATTATACTCATTTAGGATATAGAGGTGATGCCTGTTATATTGTTGATAATGAATATAATACATATTATCTTCCTCATGATTACGCTGAAATTATTAATGATGCATTAAAATTACATAGCAATATCTATCATGAATGTGACACAGATTCACGTAGACGTCAAATAATAACAAAACTCGAAAATATTAATAGACGTGAATATGGCGGGAATGATTTTGCATTACTTAATAGTGTATTGGCAGAACGAAGTAGAAACGGCAATTATTATCATGACAGAATCTTATACAATACTACTTGTAATAAAGCATGTGTATATAACTGTGATGGAATCATAATTGATGTTGTGTATTTGCATCAAAGTTTTATGCCATCATCTACGCAAAGAGGTCGTAGGTCTGAAGTAACATTTACTTTTGAAGAGGGACTTAATATTAACAATTTTAATAGGCTAATAAATAATGTAAGGGCATCTTCTAATAGTCGTGAATTTGAGAGAGAATACTTTTGTAGTTTTGTCTCAAGCCGATCCAAAACATACATTCATCAATTTAATTATGTCCCAAAATACATAAAACATTTTATGCCTGGAGAATCAGAAGATACTACTCTCCTGCTCGGAGCAGAGATTGAAGTAGGTGGAAATAATCATGTTACTTCTGATAATGACAAAAATTCCACAGTAAAAAAATGTATTCAGATTATAAATGGATCTGATAGCGATGAAGAAAATCTTATTTACAGTACACATGATAGCACTGTACAGATTGAATTTGACACTATGCCATGCAGTTTGGAATTTCATAAGAACAAAATGAACTACCGTGAAATGTTCGAATATCTTGATAAAGAAGGATATAAAGGTCATGATTGTGAAACTGCCGGATTACATATTCATGCGAATCGTAGCTATTTAGGGAAATCAAGAATATCACAAGAGTTAGTTATATCTAAGATCCTTTATATTCTTGAAAAATTCAATGATGAAATTTGTGTGATTGCAAGGCGCGACAATGATTATAGTGAATTTGCCGGTGAAAAGCAAAATGAAGATTCAATAGTTGAACTGTATGGTAAGTATAAGGACAAAGGTAAACGTGCTGCATTGAATTTACAGCATAAGGATACCATTGAATTTCGTATGTTTAAAAGTACTTTAAAATATGAAACATTCATTCTTACCTTAGAGTTTGTAAAGGATATTATTGATTATGCTAAGTCTGTTGATATTGAAGAGATCGAACTGGCAAAATGGTCCGATCTGATGAATTGTTTTTCTTCTGAATTACGTAAGTATTATGAATTTAGGTATCAGAAAAAAGTAAAAGATATAAACGGATCGACTGTAAAACAAATTCGTAAACGAATCTCTAAACTAAAGTCAGAATTAAAAAACAGTAAAAATTTCTTTGAGAAAAATAAATTGCAACAAGAATATTGTTATTTGAAGAAAGAATATAAAAAATTAAATAAAAAAGAGAAGAAAGTTACAAAAATGAAACTTAGAATTGCAGAGTCTGAAACATTTTTTTCAGTTCCTGTGCCTGCAACTTCTACTGATAGTTATGGAACAATCAGTAGAAATCTAAATCTTAGAAGAATTTAAATAAAATACGAAAGGATTACTTACTATTATGCAGAAATATACAAAACCATATCCTACTATTGGAGACATTATTGACGCAGCTAGGCACGATTTTGATTATGTATCTTATCGTATTCCAATGAATCGTAAAAATTTTGAGACATCAGAAAATGACGATGGTGAATTTGCAGGATGTTTTAGAACTAAAAATGGTATTATCCATCCACTTGATGGAGATTCATATAGTAGAGACGAACCAGTACTGGCTTCTGAAGAATGGGATTCTCCAGAAGATGGAATTTCCAATGGATTGACTGTCATTATTGATGCAGAATATCTTACAGATGAAAAATTTGAAAAATATTTAGAGGAATGGAAGAAAACTAGAGAAAAATACAACATAGAGGAAGGAGAAATATCATTTGTCTGAATTCGGATTAAAAATAAAAAATATAAAGGCCGGTACTCTCTTTGGATATAACCAGGGAGTCAGAAACCGGTACGATTATACTGAAGCAATGTTCAGTAACAGTCTATTCAGTGATTATATTATACAGAATGGACTTAATGTTTGGAATGATACCAGTACACGAGACATTATTTGTCTTGATTTTGATTTTGGAAGTCGTAGTTATGAAGAAGAAATGGATCACTTGCTAAAGCAGTTTGGACCATTTGAACATGATAAATCTTTATCTGAGGAATCCAAGGAACGTATTAGAGCAATATTTCGAAATGTGATTGATAATAAAGACAATTATATGAAATGTTCCAAAGATGAAATCCGGGAAATATTCTATGAAAACGGTGTAAATGTTGAATACATTTCTTCATATACAAAGAAAGAAGGTGAAAAAAAGACTGTCATTAATTATAAAATGCTATACCGTAACTCTTCTAAGGCAAAAGTCGGACAGGTTATGTTTATTAACTCAAAGCTTTATAAAAAAGCATATAACTGGCTGACGATGGGTCTTGGAAAGAAAATGCCGATGGAAAATGCTAAGATTGTAGAGATGTCGGCATATGCTCCTCTTACAACCAGTACAATAGTTGGAAAGTTCTATTGTCCTGTAGAAGCTATTCTTATTATTAAAGATACGGATAGTTTCTACAAGACAATAGCCAAGATCGTAAAAGCTGAGGATTATGTAGTTCAGGAAAAAGTTCTGGATGAAACTGCTACAGAAATTGCAAAGCAAAGAGCTATTGCTGAAGGAAAATTTTTAAAAGACGGTGTTACTCCGAAATATACTAAAAGATATAAACGAGTAAATGTTATAAAAAAGAAATGTGTCGTTCATGATGAAGAAACCGAGGTAAAAAATACTCTCTGGGATGGAGAAATGCTAATTGAATCTGATATTTTGCCGGAATGGGTTAATGGTATGGCTCTTTTAAGGCAGCATTTCTTTAAGGCATGCGGAATTCGTACTCATATTCAGTTATTTTTTAAGGATTGGTGTGAAAAAACTGGACATGATTATGAAACTTATGCAATACAGGACATGTTCGGAGTTTGGCATAAACTCAAGGATATTCGCATGATCACAACTGATAATGCTATTAAATGGAAGAAATTCATGAATTTAATGGGTAATACTCCTGCTGAAGCTTATAAGTATTGGTGTGATCGCGTAAATGCCGATGGATCTTACTGGGGGATAGTAAAAACCGATCATCCAAGTAAATTAGGCGGTGTGCAGCAGATGAGTTATCAGATGGTTAATACTCTTCCCTCCTATAATATAGATGTTCCATCTCCTTGCTCTACTGATGATGTGCGTAAACTGGCAAAAACCAGTGTGGATTATGTAGAGGGGATGAAAGATGATAACAATCTTTATGTACAGTATCTTAGGAAGAATGCTACGATAATAAATCATTATGAGATGCTGGCAGATTTATATGATTGGAATAAGGATTTTGGAAATAGTACATGGTTCCGATTAGAGAAACGTAAAATTATCAATCAATATGTAACCAGGCTTAGAACAGGCAAAATTACAATTGATGGAGATAATCTTACAATATTTGGAAATCCATATGCTCTTCTACTCAAATCTGTAGGAATGGATCCTGAATCAGATCCTACTCTTAATATTGAGCCAGGAACTATTCAATGTTATACAAAACGTTTTCAAGATGGAGAATATCTTTGTGGTATTAGAAATCCACATAACAGCCCAAATAACATCTGTTACTTACATAACACATATAGCGATGAAATGCAACGATATTTTGTATTCAGTAATAATATCATGGCAGTAAATTGTATTCATACAGATATTCAGGATCGTGCCAACGGCTGCGACTTTGATTCAGATTTCTTTTTTGTGACAAATAATGAAGTAATGGTTAAAAGTGCTAAGGCTGCATATGAACAGTATCCTACTATTGTTAATAAACTCAAAGAAAGTGGCCTTACATATAAGAATACAATGAAAGAATACGCTCGTATGGATAATAAATTCGCCAAATCACGTATTGGTATTGGAGAATCAAGTAATCTCGCACAGCTTGCAATGACTTATTATTGGACTAACCCAAGTCGTGAATTATATGACAACTTTGTTATTCTTTCGGTACTAGCTCAGGTTATTATTGACGGATGTAAACGTGAATATGAAGTGGATGCTATAGAAGAAATAAAGCGTATTAAAAAACTTCCTTGTATGCAGCAGTTAGAGGAAGTTGAGGACGAATTTGGTAATAAGAAACAGGTGCGTCGAGATTTTCCAGAATTCATGAGATATACGCGTAAGATTCAATATACAAAGAACGGTAAAGAGGTGGAAAGAGAATTGGTTGATCAGCAGAAAGAAAAGTTATCTGGAAGAATTTCTTCCTATTATATATGTCCGATGAATAGTTTACAGATTGTTATGGATGATATCAAGCCGATACATTCTACTAATACTATTCCTACTGAAGATCTTGTAATAAAAGTAAAAGGCAAAGCAAACGCTAGGCAAATGGAAAAAATTTTAGGATATGCAAAAGAACTTGAGCTTTTAAGTAAAGATAATATGTCTGATGATGAAATTCTTGCATATACCGAGAGATTCGATCAGATTTTAGCGGAATTAAGAAAAATAAAAATAAAAAATCCAAAGACTATGAGTAGATTGATTGAAATTGCTCTTAATACAAGTAATATGGGAAGAAAAAAGGATTATTCACGTTATACAAGAAATCTTCTTAATCTATTATATAGAATGGACAGAGAAGCATTCTTACAAAATTTCTCGAAAAACTGCAGAATGTCCGAAAAAAAATCAGCCTAAAACCCTTTAAAAGTAACAAAAATCGTAAATACAAATTCGTCCGGTATATGAGGGGAATAACTTTTCGCTTCGTTGCATCTTCAGGCACATATTTTGCGCAGGATATGTGTACATGTATGCAGACAGCTGTTTGAAGAAAAGCGAAACTCTCCGCGCTGTCTCCAATGCGTGTTTAAATATGGGATTCGAATTTTTTTGTGTAGTAGCCTGCCGTGGGCGTTAAATACACGGCTAAAAAAAATCAAATATATTTGACTACAAGGAGAAAGATCATGAGTAATTATAGAATGTCCAAAGGGACAACAGAACACTTTACATCACTTGAAGAAATGAGAACTGCATGGGGAATGAAGCCCGTGACAAAGAAAACTTCTGATAAGAAGAAATTAAAAGAACAGCAGGAAAGATTTCTTAGTAAACATAAGTGTAAAGCATGTGGCACCCCAATGACATATATACATGGTAATGTTATGGCTTGTAAAAATCCTGAATGTAAAGGGATTGAAATCAAGCGCGAAGATAAAGACGGTAATGAAATGGTATCATATATCAATTCCTTCTGTACTTTAGACGATCTTGGAGCTGAAATTGCATCAAACATTTTCAGCGAATAATTGAAAATTAAATATTGATAATTCAAGGCAGTGTGCTGGTCGGTACACTGCTTTTGCTTTATATAACTATTATTTTTATGAGAAAAAGGAGAACTAACAATGAATAAAGTTGAATTAATTAAGGCTGTTGCAGAAGCAACAAATAATACACAGAAAGATATTAAAGTAATTATGGAAGCTGTACAGGACGTAACATATGGTGCGCTGGTTGAAGGCGACGAGGTAAAACTGATGGATGGTGTTACTCTTTCTGTTGTACATAAAGATGCACGTATTGCACGTAACCCAAGAACAGGTGAATCTGTTGAGGTCGATGCAAAGAACGCAGTAAAATGCAAATTTGGTAAGGCAATTAAAGACGCTGTTAATGCGTAAATAATACTTTGAGCCTGTAGAAATACAGGCTCTATATTGGAATGTAGGATAGTTTGGCAATCCGCCTGGTTTGGGACCAGGACATCGCACGTTCAAATCGTGTCATTCCAACTGCGGGATAGAGGAGTGGATCCTTGCTAGGTTCATACCCTAGAGACGATGGTTCGAATCCATCTCCCGCTATTTGTCATATACAAATGTATATGCCAACCCTTTCTGTTTAATTAATTACATTATGGAGGCTTGGCTCCGATAGTGCGCTGTGAGGCGTATAAAGGCAGATTTACACACTGTCGCTGCGGTATAAGCAATTATATTGCAGTCAATCTAAGCAAAACTGACATGCCAGAGACTCAAAAGGTCTCGTTTCGTATAGGTAAGTGAAAAGATTAAATCCTATGCGGAAATAGTATCATGAAACAGGGAACGATAAGGTGGTCCAAGGGCGACTGCTGAGGAACACTTTCCGGCCGCAAACTGGATAGTTCATGCAAACTGTGAAGATATGATGGTGAATCAGGAGGTTATTCAATCTGAGCATTTATTAAGCAAAGGTGATAGCCATTTGTATAAGTGAATTGGTATATACCAAATTAGCTTGTATGGACATTTAGTAGGGATAATAACCGAACGATATGAAGGTGTGATGTATTCTTATCCTCAAAAGGGATCGGAGCGTCTGGTGTAGCACATCTTCAGTAGAGAAGACTTTTCAGATAATAAATAATTACTTATACTTATTGAATTTTCAAAGGATTTAATAGAAACTACAAGTGTGATATTTGATATTATATTCTACAGCGAAAGTCTACACCTCTGCATAACGAAAGCAGCCTAATACCATAGTATATTTTATGCAATATGGTCATTGATGAGTCTCGCAAGACTCTGATATGTTTGTCCGATTCTGCACAGTGTTCTTAGCGGAACTTTGTGGCGCGGCAGCGTCAATGGAATGATGACAACAGAGTAGTTATGCGGCTAAAGAGAAGTGCCACTCTTAAACAAGGCGGTTGTTGAAGCTTACTATATGTGCGCGAAGCGGCGTATAGTGGATAAGAAAAGAAACCATAATGTTTCGAAAGAGCTTCTATATTTATGTGTAATCTCAGCATAAATAAAAAATATTGGAAAATAGTTTAACTGGCAAAACATGATCTCGCGAATCAAATGTAGGTTCAACTCCTGCTTTTCCAGCTTAAATATATGGGAAGTGCCAATACGAGGCTACTTATGATAGAAATGCGGCATTTTTTGAATAGGTCTGAAAGAACACGAGCCGCGGATAATTGTGTTTTAGTAAGTAATAAAATAAAAAGAGGGGCAGCACCTCTGCTTCCCTGATAAGTCCGGTTAGTCTAGCGGTATAGGACACTGCCCTTTCAAGGCGGTAACATGGGTTCAAATCCCGTACCGGACATTTTTTGCTACTTTGGCGTAATTGGCAGGCGCAACAGACTTAAGATCTGCTTCCAATAATGGAGTCTGGGTTCGAGTCCCAGAAGTAGTATTTGGGAGTTATGGGGATACTCTCAAAAGTTTTGGATTTTAAAATTTAGTCTTTTGAATTGGTGTTCTTTTTTATGGAGAGGACAGATTATCCTCTCCTCCATCTCTAAGTTTACAATTAATTTGTGACATTTCCCAAGACGCTTGTTATATCAGGTATGCAAGAAGAGGCGTAAAGCGGGGATTTATTCGGGAAGTCTGCACCTGTACCTGAAAGTGAAAACGAAAAAGAACGTAGTCAATTTGACTCTATAGGATAACGGCTATTCCGTCTGACTGTCTATCAGAAGATTCCGGGTTCGAACCCCGGTAGAGTCGTTATTTTGCAAAGTAAATTCACTAGGTGTGGAACTGACCTGCTAAGTCATGTGATCCGACAGGATTGAGTTTCGATTACTCTGCTTTGCGTTACAAGATATGTAGATTACAGCCCACCTCCTGTGGGAATTCGTAGGTGAAAATCCTACCATGTAACTCTTGGTTATGTGATTGTAGCATATCATGAATATAAAGATAACCGGATTGATTCCGGTTGAAAGGCAGGATTACTCTCCTGCTTTTTATTTTTTATTGACTGGTACCCGGTCTGACAATCTGGAAAGACAGATATTTAAGGCAACGTGGCAGAATTGGCAAATGCTCCTGACTTGAAATCAGTGAATCCGAAAGGGTATGTGGGATCGAGACCTACCGTTGTCGTTTATTCATTTAATTGTGGTCAATTAGTTAAATTGATAAAGAGAATTATAAGGATATTCCTTGTCTCTGCCTCTAAAATACGAGGTGATATAAATGAAAAATATAAATGAATATAATCAAAATCCACATTATTGTAAACAATGTAATAAGCCTATTCTATGTACTGATTCTTCTAAACTATCACAGGTTAAGAAGAAGATATTTTGTAATTCTAGTTGTGCTGCTTCATACAACAATAAAAATATTGTTAGAAATCCTAAAGGAAATCCAGAAAATTTTAAACATATGGGGAAGAAGTGTTTGATTGATAACTTTACTGATAAAGAAATTATTGAATTGTATACAAGTTCCTCCAATTTACTTGAATTTTCGAAAAAGTTAGGATATAAAACAGAACTAACATCTTCTTATACATCTGTAATTAACAGACTTAGTTCGATTGGTATAGATATCAATTCATTACCAAAATTATCTCAGAACCCTAAAATTATATATAAGCCCAATAAAAGTAGCAGGACTTGTACGGGATGTGACACTCAAATATCTTATTACAACAAATCGGGTATGTGTCCAAAATGTTTGAAAGAAAAACAAGATAAAGAACAAATTGACAAATGGTTACAAACAGGAGATACCGGATATTCGATTTCTTCTACGATACGTGGGTGTATAAGAAAATATATATATGATGAGCAGAATGGAAAATGCGCAATTTGTAATATGGACGATATATGGAATGGTAAAAAAATTAATTTTATTTTAGATCATATTGATGGTAACGCAGCAAATAATGATAGATCCAATATGAGATTAATTTGTCCTAATTGCGACAGTCAATTAGATACATATAAATCAAAAAATAAAAATTCTGCTAGAAATTTTAGACATAATTACAATGAAAAATATTCCGCTAAAGCATCTTAGCGGGTTTTATCCTTATAGTTTAACTGGTAAAATATCTAAATTTATATTTAGAAGTTCAATGTTCGAATCATTGTTAGGATACTGTGACTATGGCAGACTTGGCAATGCAGCGGATTGTGGTTCCGCCTTATATGGGTTCAAATCCCATTAGTCACCTTTATTTGCGCCTTTCGTATAATTGGTAGTACAACCGGCTCCAACCCGGTTAGTCAGAGTTCAAGTCTTTGGGGGCGTGTTAGGTAAGTTCCAGATACCTTGTAGCGAAAAAATCTGGCGGGATTTAGTCAGGACGAGACGCGGCTAAGTTTTTTAATAATTTTACCGAAAATTATATGGAAAGTTAAGGTTCCAACAGAATATATGACCTCCACTTATGGTTATATATTCGATAAGGGTAGCTGCCCATCTTAACACAAGGGAGAGTAGCCTAGCGGCGAAGGCAAGGGACTGTAAATCCCCCACAAAGAAACATCGAAGGTTCGAGTCCTTCTTCTCCCATGAGGTTGACAAATTAAATCAAAATTCCATAAAACAAGTAGATAAGTTTTACCATGGAAAGTGCTTGCACTTTGATTGGGTTTATTAAAGGTTTTTGTCTCTGATTGCAACAGATAATGAGCCTTTGAGTCTACAAATAAATAAAAGTGAGGAAACTTAATTGGTTAATATCAGTCAAAAAGAAGCAGAATACTTACGTAATCATGGAAGAGCTTTTGATGTGCGTGTACGTAATAAACACCATAAAAGTAAAGCAAAAAGCTATTTTCTTGTAGAGCATGTTCGTAGTGTCGAGATGTTAAACAGATACAGAGAATCAATCAATCAGACCGATTTTCTTACTGTAAAACCGAGAGATAAAGATTTTCGATTTTAAGCAGTAAAATAATTTGAAAGTTGGTGTTTGACATAGGCAGGAAGAAAAAAGAAGATGGCATTTACTTTATAGGTCAAAATGCTGACGATGTTACAGGTAGCTGCACTTACATAAAATATAATGGAAAAAAAATATTACTTGAATGCGGATTATTTCAAAACAATAATTATCTGGATTCATATAATATCAATTCTCAGAAATTTCCATTTAAACCTTCAGAGATCGACTATGTTTTTGTAGGACATACACATGTTGATCATATTGGTTTACTTCCAAGGTTAATAAAAGAAGGTTTTAATGGAAAAATTATCGCTTCACATGCAACTGCTCAATTAATGAAACCACTATTATATAATTGTGCTTTTATATTGTTGAGTGAAGCAAATGCTTTATCATTTAAATATAAACGTAACTACTCTCCTATTTACACAGAAGAAGATGTAGCTACGACTTTAAATTATATATATGAATATGATAATGTACATGAATTATATGTTCTTGATGAAATAGTTTCTTTTAAATGGTTTGAAAATAGCCATTGTCTCGGAGCTAGACAGCTTCAATTAATTCTTAAAGATCAAAATGGTGTATCAAATTCTATATTATACACTTCTGACATTGGATCCCTGAATACAAAAAATCATTACGTTCCAAATACTGAAATTCCAAATGTTTTTAATAAAGTATCCATTATGGAATGTACATATGGAGAACCAGGCAGAATTAATAAAAAGACAAGAAAATTTGATTTAGAACATTTAAAAGCAGCAGTTGATACGGTTACAGAACGTGGAGGAACAGTAATCATGCCATGTTTTAGTTTCAGCCGTACACAAGAAATTCTTACCAATTTATATAATATTTTTCATGATGATATAAATTTCAAATATGACATTGTAGTTGATTCAATATTATCATGTGATATTTGTGATCTATATACGACTCTTCTATCTGAAGACGATTTGAAATTATGGAATAGTGTATGCAATTGGGAGAATGTGAAGTTTATAAAAGAAAAAGAAGATTCCTTAGCATGTGTAAAAAATCATTCACCAAAAATTATATTAAGTAGTTCTGGATTCTGTACAAACGGCAGGATCCTTTCTTATTTACATGAATATTTGAATGATGAAAAAAGCATGGTGATTTTTAGTGGATATACGGGAGCAGACAATTCTTATTTATCATATCGAATTAAAAATTATAAGGAAAATAAATTTATAAAAATAAGTGGCGATAAGGTTGAAAATAAAGCTGACTGTATTTCTTTAGGTACATTTTCAAGTCATGCCAATAGAAATGAACTAATTGAATTTGGATCGAAGGTAAATACAGAAAAATTAGTTTTAGTTCACGGATCTGTTGTCGCGAAAAACAGTATAAAGGAAGACTTAAAAGAAGCCATATCTAAAGAAAACAAATCATTTAAAGTGATTGCTTCATCAAAAGATATGGTTATTTATTTATAGGAGAACAAGGAATATGGAATTTTTAGACATTTTAGAAGACGATAGTCTCTATCAGAGCACTATCAAGGAGCATTTAAAAGAAAGAAAAATTATTGTCAACGAAACTATTGATGACAATGTTATTGAAAATATATGTTTAATGATCATGAAATGGAATAAAGAGGATAAGGCACTTCCGGCATCATGTAGGAAACCAATTTATCTCTATCTCAATTCAGATGGTGGTGATGTTATTTCCGGGTACCAGGTATTAAGCTCTATTAAGACATCTGTTACTCCAATTATTACAGTGGGATTTGCCAAATGTGCTTCTATGGCATGTTATATTCTGGCCGCAGGACATAAACGTTACTGCTTCCCAAATACAGTAGTTCTTTATCATGATGGACAGACTGGATATGTAAGTTCATCTAATAAAGGTAAAGATATTCAGAAATTTTATGATAAATTAGAGCAACATCTGAATGATTTTATGGTAGAACATACAAATATGACTGCAGAATATCTTGAGGAAATCAAGGATCGTGAATATTATATGTTCCCAGATGAAGCAAAAGAAAAAGGAATTGTAGATAAGATTATTGGTATTGATTGTGATTTATCAGATATTCTTTAATACTGAATATTATTTTAAACTTTCACAAATATCATTTTACTATTATACGTTCAATATGTCAAGGAGAATAAGGAGAAAATAACATGGAATTAAAAAAAACTGTTAAATATGATGGTAAACTCAAAGGTCTTCATATGGTAGACGAACAACTTGTAGATATGGATGGTGAAATCATTGATATTTTAGATATCTTTGAAAAGGCATATGGTGATAAACCTTTTGACATGTCTACTACTACTAAGACTGAGGAAATCATCAATCTTGATGAATTAGATTAAGGTATTTTATATGGATAATAACGAATTTCTAAAAGAACAGCTTGATCTTATTAAGAAAAAACAAATAGATACATCTATTGAGTGGCAAGATGTTGCAGATTTTCGTTCTAGTCATGGTAAAGAGCCAGAGCACCGCGATACAATTCGTAAAGGGTCTAAATTGCTTTTAGAATATATAGATGCAGGATGGGATTTATTCCCATCCTCTTCTATTCAATTAGGACGATTTTCTGATGAGATAGCTTTAAAAAAAGAACGTATTAAATTACAGACTGAAAAGCAAGAATTTAATAAATGGATTCGTGAGTATTCTAGGGATGAACTAATTGCCGAACATATTGTAAATGCTGTTAATCAATTACAGCCATTAAATGTACCAGGGTACATTCCTCCAGTACATATGAATAAAGAATATCTTCTTACAATTTCGGATGCTCATTTTGGAGTTGAGTTTGAGATTAAAGATTTATATGGAAATATTTTAAATGCATATAGTCCGGAAATATTCAAGAATCGTATGTGGGATTTATACAATAAAGTTATTGAGCAAATTCAAAAAGATCATATTCAAGTTTTAAATATTTTTGAACTAGGCGATGCCTTAGATGGAATTCTTCGTGCAAATTCTCAGCTTATACAGTTGAGATATGGAATTATTGACTCTGCCATATTATATGCTGATTTTTTATCTACATGGCTTAATGAATTAAGTAATCATGTTCGAATTAAATTTCAAATGGTAAAACGTTCAAATCACAATCAGCTGAGATTAGTAGGACAGCCTAAAAATGCTTTTCCAGATGAAGATATGAGTAAATCCATATTGGTTTTTATGAAAGAACGTTTGAAGGATAATCGTAATGTTGAAATTATAGAAAATCCAACCGGTCTTGTATATGCACAACTTGCAACATATACAATTCTTGGAGGACATTTTGAGACAAAAAATCTAGGTGATTCTTTGAAAGATTTTTCAAAAACATATCAAGTGCCTTTGGATTATATTATTTCAGGTCATTGGCATAGTTTGGCTACTGGAGATGTTGGGATTAATTCAGAATATATTTCTGTACGTTCGATTATTGGTGTAAATCCGTATAGCTATTCAATTAATAAGGTGTCAAATGCAGGAGCCTCCATGTTTGTATTTGAACAAGGAAATGGTCTTGTAGATGAACATCATTATAAATTGTAAAGGAAAATATTTATGGAAACAAATAATGAAGAACAGTTTGTCGAGTTCGACGAAATATTAAATTTTATACATGAGAATACTGGATTTGATAAAGAAGTTATTGAAAAAGTGCTTGATGCAGAAACGAGATTTTTAATTAAATCTGGTATTGCTACTGAACTTAAAGAATAGTATGAGTGGCGTTGCTGCTTATATTATACATTTCAGGAGAGCGTTCTTGCTCTCCTATTTTCTGGGCGTATGGCGCAACTGGCAGACGCGCCTGACTTAGGATCAGGTTTTTGTAGGTTCGAATCCTACTACGCCCATTTTTTTATTATGAGTACAAGGAGGAGTTGTTTATGGCAACAACTAAGAAAATTGAGCCGGTAAAAATGACTCCGACTCAGATGAAGAAAAAAATAGAGGCGCTCGAAGAAGAAATTCGAGTATATAAAGAAGATACCGCATGGTGTTATATGTGCGGAAAACCTAAAAAGAAAAATAGAGAAAATTTTTATAAAAATACGGATCCTTTAGTAAAGTCTGGATATGCAGCTATTTGTTCTGAATGCGCTAGAAAGATTGCATTAAGAACAGATGAAAATGGAGAAGAACATAAACCGACAAAAGAATCAATTATTCTTGCTCTGCAGTATTTGAATAAACCGTTTTTAGAAAATGTCTATAATAGTAGTGTTCAAGCAGCTGAAAGAAATGCTGGTATTCCAGGAGCAAAACAAAATGCATGGAGTACATATATAAGAACCATTGCAATGCAGCAATATTCTGGAAAACAATTCAAGGATTCTGATTTTTTTAAACAAAAAATTATATATGAAGATGAAAAGACTCCTGCAGATGTTATAAAAGGCAAGGAGTCCCAGGATAATTATGAAGGTTTTGAAAAGAATAAAGCTGATGTAATTAGGTTGATTGGATATGATCCATTTGAACAAGAAGCATTGTCTGATCAACCATTTCTATACTCTCAATTAATTGGGTTGCTTGATTCTAGTGAAGACGCAAATGACGATATGATGCGTACTGCTTCTGCTATTTCTATTGTAAGAGCATTTTTACAGCAATCGAAAATTGATAATGCTATTGCTACTTATATGTCTGACGTTCAAAAACTTAGAACAAATTCCGCTACAATAAAAACACTACAGGCGAGTAAAAAAGATCTTACTGCCATCATTAAGGATCTCGCTGCTGAAAGTTGTATTTCTTTAAAGAATAATAAAAATGCTAAAAAAGGTGAAAATACTTGGACTGGTAAAATACGTAAAATCAAAGAAATGAATTTGCGTGAAGGTGAAGTAAACGGATTCGATATCGGAACTTGTCGTGGTATGCGTCAGGTTATGGATATGAGTAATGCTTCTATATTGAAGCAGCTCCGACTGGATGAATCAGAATATTCTGATATGCTAGCAGAACAAAGAGAAATGATAACAAAGCTTCGTGATGATTTGGACAATTACAAAGAAATTTCTCGTATTTTATTACGTGAAAATATTGATCTTAAAGATTATATGGAAGAACATAATTTAATAGAGCCGGATAATTTAGTTGATTTGAATGAACTATTCTCCTGCTTCTCCTCTGATGAAGAGGAAGAAACGGAGGTGACTGGTGATGATGAATCCGGATCTGATTCAAGAGCTTCCGAAGCTTAATTATTGTGAACAGGGAAATAAGATTTTTGTAAAGCCTGGAGTTTACCCATTATCTTCACGCAAACTTGAAGGTTTTATGAAAATTGCAAATCTTCAGAAATATTATCAATGCAATCCTGTAAGATTTATAAATGATTTTTTTAATATAGAATTACTTGATGCACAGGCATGGGTAATTCAGAGAGCCTGGAATTGTCCGAATGTTTTGTTAGTGTGCACCCGTGGATTCGGTAAATCTACATTGATAGATATTATGATCATGGCGAAAGATATGCTATTTAATAACTATTGGACCTATATTGCTTCCGGTTCTGGATCGCAGGCTGAACAAACGTTCACAACACTTGAAAGGCTTGCGAATGATAATATAGATACTATGCTTGGTTCTACAGGTTATATTTTTAAGGCAGAAATTGAAATTAAAAATGCTGCTGGAGATGGCTTCAGTCACTCTTCTAATGGATTCTCATATTCCCTTTATAATGGCTCATTTACTCAAACACTTAACAGTAATGTAGATAAAAAAAGAGGTATGCGTGGTAGCGTTGTATTTGATGAATGTGGATTCCTTGATGAAGAAATGATGTCGGTATATGCAGCTTTTGCAATTGTAAATAAAAGCTTTAAGTCTGGTAAGGATCGTGATGGCAAATCAATCGATCGTAACCGTCTAAGATGTATTCCATCAAATATTCCAAACCAATTATTTTATATTTCTTCTGCTTCTTCTACAGATACAAAATTCTATAAGTTATATAGAGATTTTAGCAAAAGACAACTCATGGGAGATCCTGATTATTTTGTAGCTCATATTGATTGTGAAGTTGCATTTAAACCAACTATTCGTGGAGAAACAATGGAGCCTTTGTTAACACCAGGTACAGTAGCTGCAGAAATGCGTTCTAATCCAGAAAAAGCGCGTAGAGAGTATTATTGTGAATTTACTTCTGATGCAGGTGCCAATGCGATTATTCGTAGAGGTGTTATTGCGCGTAATGAAGTGATTCGTAAACCAGTGTTATATAACGATACTGGTAAAAGAAAAATTGTTATCGCATATGACCCGGCTCGAAGTCGAGATAATTCGGTAATTTTGGTTTGTGAAATTTACTCTGAAAAAAATCAAGATGGGGATCTTGAATATAAAATGAGACTTTTAAATTGTATAAATCTTATTGATATAAGCAATAAAAAGAAAAAGAAACCTATGCAAACACCAGCCCAGATTGAATATTTGAAACAAGTTATTCTCGATTATAACCAGGGTGGGGATGAAAACTACAGCAATATTCTCGGAGTTTATATTGATGCCGGTTCTGGTGGTGGTGGTGTTAATATTGCTGACTATTTAATGCCTGATTGGAAAGATAAATCCGGTAAAACTCATAGAGGACTGATTGACAAAGAATATTCAGAAGAATATGTTAAAAAATTCCCAAATGCAGTCAATAAGCTTCATTTAATGGAACCAACTAAATACAAATCAGAAATGTATGAAGCCATGATTGAGATGATGAATCAGGATAAAATTGAGTTTACGGCTACATACGATAACAAAGGATATCTTACAATATTTGATATTGATAAAGATAAATACGAAAAAACTAAAAAAGATCTAATTGCCAAATATAAAAAACAGAAAATGACAGATGAAGAAATTGATTACAATGTTCAGAAAGAATTAGATAAACTTCAAAATGTTAAGAGCCATATTGAAAAATTAAATTGGCAAGAAGAAGCTTCTCTCTCAAGTATCGATGCATTAAAAGAGGAACTTGTAAATATGATCCGTATTCCACGACAATCAGGAAAAGATTCATTTGAATTGTGTCCTGAAAAAGCTAACCGTCTTCATGATGATAGAGCTTACGTTACATGTATGTGTTCTTATGCTCTTCAAACTGAACGCCGGAAAAATATTACTGCAAAACGTAAACCTAAAGTTGACAAATCGTTAGTTCAAAAACTTACGATTAGAAAAGGCGTTGTACATTCTATGTTCGAAACTTAATATAATTATATGATATTTCAAAGGAGGTGCTGTTACTTGGCTAGACAACAAGGAAATATTTCTGCAAAAAAAGTTTCTACTGCAAAAAAAATTGATCCAGCACCTTCTCAGCTGAATAATACGGCTGAAATGCGTGATTGGTATCAAAAAAATAAAAAAAATATTGAAAATTATGCTGCTGCTATGGAAGGAGCAAAATCTCTTCGTGATATCACTAAGACAAGCACTAAAGCGGTGACAGCTTATAGTAAGGACAGTCTTCGTACTTACCTGCAAAATATTGGAAGTAATGAAAAGAATTTAAGAAATTTATCAAGATATCTTTATTATCGATGTCATGCTTATTATAGATTAATTGCATATAATGCAAACATGTTTTGTTTAGATGCAAGATCTGTTATTCCGGAATATGATATGGTTGCAGGCGTAGATACGAATGCCATGCTTAGTTCTTATCAGGACACATTAAATGTGTTGGATAAGTTAAATCTTCAGTATGAGTTTTTAAAAGCTTATACTATTTGTTTTCGAGAAGATGTTTTTTATGGATGCGCTTATTATGATGAAATAGGAATGTTTATTCTTCCGCTTGATCCAGATTATTGTAAAATTTCTGGTATATACAATACCGGTGATTTCGCGTTTGTAATGGATATGAGTTATTTCAGATCCAGACAGACTATGTTGGAATTATGGGGTGAACCCTTCCAGTCAATGTATCGTGCCTATGAAAGTGATACTACAAATGGAAAGTGGCAGCCTATGCCAGATGAATATGCTATTTGCTTAAAAGCCAGAGCTGAAGATTGGGAAACTGTAGTTCCACCATTCTCTGGTTTATTATCTGGAATTATCAATCTTATTGATTTAGACGATCTACAGGCTATTGCTGACGCTCAGGATATTTATAAAATGATCTGGTTAGAACTTGAAACGATAACTGGTAGTGAGGATCCAGACGATTGGAAAGTTAATCCGGATATTGTTATTGAGTATTTTAACAGGATGATTAATGAATGCCTCCCTGACTATACTTCTGCTGCTATTGTGCCAGGAAAATTAGATCAGATTTCGTTTAATAATGATAAAGCAACAGATACGAACAAAATAGCAAAAGCTACAGAAACTCTTTTCAATTCTTCTGGTGGCGCTCAAATTCTTAATAGTGCTACCATCTCAGGTACAACAGCCTTTGGAGCAGCAATTCGTGCCGATACAGAATTAGCTATTTCTATGCTTCTACCACAGACTCAGGGATGGGTTAACCGCTTCCTTACATATTGGGTCTCTAACCCAGCCAAGGTAAAATTCTTTGAAGTTTCTGCTTATACAAAAGATGAATTTAAAAAAGAACTTTTGGAGGGGGCGCAAAATGGTCTTCCTACAGCTCTTGCATACAATACTCTTAATCAATTTTCTGAAAAAGAAACTCTGGCATTAAATGTATTAGAGCAGCAGGTTCTTGGAATATCGAATTTATTTGTTCCATTGCAGACTTCATACACTCAAAGTGGTAGCTCAGATACTGGTGGTGCCCCAACAAAAGATTCTACAGAAATCACAGACGACGGAGAAGCATCAAAAGATAAGGCTGATAAAGCTAAATAAGAGGATAATAATTATGGATAATAAGAAATTTATAATTACAACAAACGATGAATCAGCTTCATTGCTTATTCAGACTGGTTTTCATCTTGTGAGCCAGAATGGTAAACAGTGGACTTTTTTAAATGACAACAAAATGCTGTTTAACAATTTAAGCGATGTTGTCTATTCAGATAAATTATTTATTTGATTACTCCTCTTCTATTTGAGGAGAATTACTCAAAGAAAGGAGGAAAATCTTGAAGAAATTCTTAACTATTGACGATTTGATTGAATTTTGTATGAAGAATAATTTTTCTAAATTCAGCAGCAAAGAATCTAATGCAGAAATCAGTGTCCAAATGCCAGCAGTCGCTACATTTGGAAAGTCTGACGATAATAAGCATACAGAAGGATTATGTCCTTTTAATGCTACCGCATATCATGATCATGTTAACTTAAACAAATCTAATATCAATGAAGATACATTTAAGGAAAATACACAATCTATACCATATCGCCCTATTCTGGCAAATATCGTTGAAAATTCTGATGGTAATAAAGATTTTGGATCACATGATTTTACAGTGGAAACTGATGAAAATGGAGAAGAAAAAATCACTTATCAGGAACGTCCAGTTGGTGTAATCAAAAAAGATTATACAATTGAATATGATAAAGAAGCCGGAGTTAATAGAGCTGTAATTCAGGGATATCTCTGGGAAGGATATTGTCAGGACGCAATTGATATTATGCAGCGTAGACAACAGGTTGATTGTAGTGTTGAATTGAGTATTAGAGAATTATCATTTAATGCTAAGGATAAAGTGTTAAATCTGGATGATTATTATGTTAGTGGATTGACTTTACTAAATGAAAATGTTGGTCCAGGTATGGCTGGAAGTAATGTTCAGCTTGCTGATTTTGAATCAAAAAATTCTGTATATTCTAATTTTGATGTAAATACTAAAATGCTTGAAATGTTAGAGAAGATTAATGCTACTCTCTCTAATTTCAATAAAAAAAATGCTGATGGAAAGGAGGACAATCAGGTGAACAAATTTGAAGAACTTTTAAAGAAATACGAAAAAACTGTAGATGATATTACTTTTACATATGAAGGTCTTTCAGATGAAGAACTGGAGGCTGCCTTTGCTAAGGCGTTTAATACTGATCCGGCAGGTGATCCTGCTCCTACAGAACCAGAAAAATTCGTAAAATCATTTGAACTTTCTCACAGTGATATTCGTTGTGCACTTTATAACTTATTAAACGCATATGAAGAAGCAGATAATGATTGGTATTTTATTAATTCTGTATATGATTCTCATTTTACATATGAGAATTGGGATGGAGATAAAATCTTTGGACAGGCATATAAAAAAGATGGCGACAATGTTTCATTTGATGGTGAAAGATATAATCTTCATCGTGAATTACTGACTGATTCTGAATATTCTGAACTTCAGAATATGAGATCAAATTATGCTGCAATTTCAGATAAACTTGCTTCTTATGAAAAGAAAGAGGCTGACGAAGTTAAAAATGCACTTTTTGAGTCAGATGATTATAAAGGAATTTATGAATCAGAAGAATTCAAGGGTTTAAAAGAAAATCATACAGAATTTTCAGTTGATGAATTAAAGTCTAAACTTGATACTATATTGCTGTCATATGCTAAGTCTGGCAAGTTAAATTTTGCTGTTGAAGATGGTGATATGCATGATAATAACGCCGGAAAAAAAACAGTAAGTAAAAAGACTTTTGGAAATCCATCACAGACTAAAAAGAAAAATAGATATGGATCTTTATTTGCATAATGCAAAATAACATATTTGTTTTATAAATCGGACCGTAAATACGGTCTTATTTTTTTTGCCAAAATTTATGAAAGGAGAACAACATGATTAAGTACAGTATCGAAAAGCATGCTGTGGCCTTCCCTTCTAAGCTTGTTGCACAGAATGGTGGAGAACACATTTATAACATTACACTGACCTCTGATACAGATAATGGAAATCTTGTAGCAAGAGGCGATTTTGAAGATCTTGACCGTTACACAGAAGCTGCTGTTACTACATTTGAAGGTAAAATTCAGAAACAGGCTGCTAATGGTAATTGGTATGTAGAGGTTGTTGATCCAGGAGATGCTCTGTTTGTTTACATGCAGGCATTTATTGCAGAGGATTGGACAAATACATGGAAGAAGGAGTCTAACTTCTATAACGCAAAAGGAGACGTTGTAAGAGGTTATGCTCTTCATAAAGGTGATGTATTTGAGGTATCTGTTGAGGGATTCGATGGACAGCCAGCTGAAAAAGCGACAGTTACTTGTGAAAACAAGAAATTAAAAATTGGTTAATTTAAGGGAAAGGAGGAAGAAATCTAATGAGACGTAAAATGACTTTTGCTGATTTAAGTGCGCATGTTCAGGAAGTATTTGCTAGCATGTGTAAAGATGGTGTTACACCAGAGGAAAATTATGAAGGCTTCAAAAAGCTTACATATGATCTGAATCATAATCCAAACGAAATGTTTGATGAAGATGGAAATAAAAAGACCAAACGAGACGCAGAAGATGCGGTTCGTAAATTTGTATATGCAATTATGGGACTAAACGAGAATTCTACAAAACGTGACAGAAATCGTGCTATGAAGAAACATGGTATTGAACTGTTCGAAGTTATGGAAGAAGAAATTGATATTAAAGTCGAAACAGGCTTTAAAGAATCAGAATTCTTCAATAACTATGTAGAGACAAGAAACCTTTCCCGCGGAGATCGCCAGGAATTCTGGACAGATGATAAAGTTGTTTTATCTACAACAAAAATTGCGGGCGATCATCATGACTTTACACTTCAGAGACTTGGTTCTGGAGAAAGTTATACTGTAACCACAAGTGTATACGGTATTGCTGTTGGTGCTGATATTGATCTGTATTTGGCAGGAAGACTTGATTGGTCTAAATTCACAGATCAGTGTGCTGCTGCTTTCGTTAGACAGATTCAGAATGATATTTATGCTGAAATGATGAACGCAGGAAAGAAACTTCCAGCTCAGTTCCAGGGCACAGGTGCTCTTTCAAATGCTACTAAGGACAAGCTGGATGAACTGCTTGAGGATGTATCTCTCGCAAATGATGGTGCTCAGGTAGTTATTATGGGTACAAGAACTGGATTACAGCAGTTCCAGAAACTGATGGATGTTGATTGGATCACAGACGATCAGAAGAAAGATGTTGCTACAATGGGACGTCTTGGATACTATGGTCCATATACATTAGTTGAAATCCCACAGAGATTTGCTCTGAATGATACAACTAAGAAATTAATGGATCCTAAGACTCTGTTTATTATGCCACAGGTTGAAGATAAGTTCATTAAATTCGTTGATGTTGGTGAAACAGAAATCTATGAAATCACTGATAAGGGTGATCGTATGGATGATACAATGAAATACGAAGTACAGAGATCAATGGGTGTAGGAACACAGATCGGACGTTATTTTGGCGTTTGGACTTTAGCCTAATTTTTTTTTATTGTAAATTAATATTATAGTCGTGTGTCATATAGATGCACGACTATACGAATAAAAGGAGGAACTTTTCATGGCAACTACTGCAGTGAAAAAGACAAAAACTACTGAAACTGCTACTGAATCTGTTGCAGCATCTGTTACGGAACCTGTTACATCTGAATCAGCAAAAACAGTAGAAGTAAAAAAAGAAAAGAAAACTTATGCCCCTACTGATGGGATTCCATGTAAATCTATTACTAATGGTGGACTTTATATGCCAGGGCTTAAGTCAAATATTTTATACACATGGATTGATGCCGGAGATGTAATTGAAGTTGAATATCAGGATCTGCAGGCAGCAATCAGATCAAATAATGGTTATGTTATGAATCCATTTTTTGTTATTGAGGATGAAGAACTTGTTGCACAGTTTCCACAGCTTAAGAAAATTTATAATACATTATATTCTGTAGGTGATCTTGAAGATGTAATTACAGAGCTTTCTCCCGGAGATATGAAGGCTACTATTCTTTCACTTCCGAAAGGGGCGCAGGACTCTATTAAACATCTTGCTTCAAAAATGGTAAGTGACGGTAGACTTGATAGTGTAAGAAAAATTAAAGTGCTTGACGAAATCTTTGATACAGAAATGAGTATTATGACAGGACTATTTAATTAAAAATAAGGAGGTATATTATGCCTTCTCTAAATTACGAAGAAATATACTCAAAATTTCGATTAAAAGCAGAAGCTTATGATATTTTACAATATCGTGAAGATGATGTAAGTGCGGTTTTTATGCCGGAATATTTACATGCATCAATAAATAAACCTTATATTCGAAGACTTTTTTCTGAATTGAAACTTGGAGATACAGTTCAGGAATTGACATATATAATGAAATATTCTGTTGATGATGATTTTGATGCAGAATTTATAACTGATATCTTAGGTATAGGTATGGTAATTGAATGGATTACACCCAAAATTAACAGCCTGAATAATATTCAGCAGGTATTTGGATCTTCTGAGGAAAAATTTTATTCTCAGACTAATCATTTAAATGGTTTAAAAGATTTAAAAAAATCATTAATCAAGGAACAGAAGAACTTGATTAAAGATAGAGGTTATATATGGAATAGTTATCTGGATGGAAGTAATACATAATGGATACAATTTACGGACATTTTGATGATTTGCAAATTGAAGAATATAAGGAAAAATTACACAAAGAAATGTTTTGGCTTCTTTTATATAAGGACCCAAAAACAAAAGATGAATTTAAAAATGTCGATTTTGAAAAATATTTTATCAATTTAATGAAGAAAATCGATGGTTTGAATACTCTTCTCTTCTATCCTGTAGAAATTATAGCAATTATGAGTTTATTACAGGCGGCTCTCAATGAGACAAGAAGTGATGATTTTAATTATCGTTCTTACCGAAAATTGATACTAGATGCGCATTCGTTAGTAGACAAAATTAATTCTAGGAGTTGATTCTATGGTTACTGCAGAAATGTACAAAAATTATTTGTCATCATATGGCAGTAATCTAGCTCAGGTAAAGAAAAATCAGTCTGATGCAATTATGAATAATTCTTTTACTGCCGATGCACAATATAAAAGAGTTTATATTTTAACAAAAGATGGATGGAAATGGGAAGATGCTAAATATCAACGTCATGCCAAGCTTTCCATTCTTAAAGATGCAGTGGATTATTATTTACAATTTCGGCCTAAAGTACATTATCCAATAGGAAGTTATGTGTTTGTTCCTGATGATACTGACTTCGATATTAACATATCTGGGCACGAACTTGATAATCCACTCTCACTTCCAGACGAAAGAATTACACAACTGTGGTTTATTGTCGGTAGAGATGATGCGAATGCTTTTGTTAGATATAATATATTAAAATGTAATTGGAAATTTCAATGGATTTACGATAACAAATTATATAAATGTTGGGGTTCAAATAGATCAGCTAATAGCTACACAAGCGGTCGTTGGGATGATCAATATACATCTTCGCTTGATAATCTGACAGCTGCATGGCTTCCAGATATTTATTATGCGTATGGTAATAATTTATATGATTTAGGACTTAGTGACGATCGTACTATTATGCACGAACAACGTTTTATGCTTACGAATAACATTCTTGACCCAAAAGTCTATCAGGTCACAAAAATAATAGATCTTAATCCTTCTGGAGTAATTAAACTTTCCATAAAACAAGATGAATTGAATAAAAAAGTTGATAATGTTCAACTTAGAATTTGCAATTATTATAAAGGTTCTGGTGATCAAAAAACAGAGATTATTCAGAAACCTCAAACAATGATTACAAGTTCACAAATTGAATGGATGTATCTAAATGACGATGGTGAAATTGAGCCATTATTGGACCGTTCAAAACAGTTTCTTTATATTGGAAAAAATTCATATTTTGAATATAAACTTCCTTATGCCGATCTTACTTCTGAATGGAATATTAGTCTTGTTGACAAAAATTCCGAATATACAGAAGAAGAAAAATCATATTATGAAGGATTAATGAAATTGACTGTAATGGATAATGTCACTATATCACTTAAGCCTGGAAAAGCTCATAGTTTAATAGGCAAAAGATTTAATTTATCAGCCACAGATAATAACGGAGACAATCATTCTTCTATTGAAGTGGAGGTGCAATTAGATGAATAGAGATATATCACATATTACACGAGATCTTGAAAATAAGAAAAATAACGACATCATTTATAAAAAAGATAAACTGTTAAAACTATTCAATGAGGATCCTGATCTTAATGAAATTTTAGGAAAAAAAGATAAACGCCCGTTGAATAAATATACAGATAAAAATAATCCCACAGCTCAAGAACTAAATGAGCGAAATTTAATCATTGAATATAATAAACGAGTTGATAAGAAGCAAATTCTTCCTATATTAAAACTGAATGGTATTAATAAAGAAGTATTAAATTTTATTATGTTTGATATAAATGATACTGATACATCATATTACAATAAGGCTATGAAAATACAAACACTTATAGTTATGTGTTTAGTTCATGAAGATGATCTTGATACAGAATATGGAATTGTACGAACAGACTTATTGAGTTATATCGTAAAAGATCTTTTATGTTGGACGAATTCTTTGGGAAATCAACTTAAATGTATAGATGATTATGGAGATATTATTGACTCTAGGTATTATTGTAGAACGTTGAAATTTCAAATTGAATGTCCTAATAATTTATATGCAGGAATGAATAACAAATATGACAATTTCCAAAGAATCTGAAATTGATGCACTGAAATTATATTTTGGTGAACCATTTGTTATCGAAAATGATACATATAATGACATTATAATTAATCAACCTACAATAGGAGATATCATAAAAAGTGGTGAGAAAAAGATTTATTCTACTATAAATATTTTTATTGCTAATCCTACTATGTATCGCATGCAATTATGGGATCTTGGTATTGATTGGAATAAAATGTCTGATTTTTCTTTATTTTGTATGCTTGTTCCAAGTATAGACTCAAAATCTACAAAATTACTATTCGGTGATTTGAATTTCCAATTGTTTCAATTGCAACAAACACAAACAGAAGACGGGGAACCGTTTTTTTATTTACTTAATGAAGAACAAAATGTTCAGATAGATGAAGCCGCATATCTACAGATGGCTTCGTATTTAAGAGCTATGTTCAACACTTACCCAAAAGTGGAAAAAGCCAGGGGAAAATCTACAAAAGAATGGATGATTGAAGAAGATCGCATGAGCTTCGAACAACACAAAAATGATGTTTACAAATCCACTCTTCTACCACTCATATCTACTTGTCTTAATCATCCCGGTTTCAAATATAAAAAAAATGAATTACGTGAAGTTGGCATTGTTGAATTTATGGACAGTGTTCAAAGATTACAAGTTTATGAATCTTCTACTGCTCTACTTAAGGGTATTTATAGCGGCTTTGTTGACGCTTCAAAGATTGATAAGAATGAACTTAATTTCATGAGAGAAATTTCTCTCAAAAATTAATTTCTATATACAAAAATTTTAAAGGAGGAAATCATAATGGGATTTACATTAGATGATATCGTAATTGATCGTGTTCAGTATGGTTTTGCCGAAGACCTTAACGGAAATCCATTATACACTTTAACACAGCTTCAGGATGCAACAATTAATATTAGTGCTGAGTCAACTGATGCAACAGATAACCAGGGAAACCTGATTAAACGTTTCTGGAAAGCTAAAACAGGTGAATTTACAGCCAACAATGCAATGATCAACCTGAATGTTATTGGAGCTGCTTCTGGAGAAGGTAAGAAAATTGCTTCTCAGGAGAACAAAATTGTTATGCCAAAGATTATCACCGTAAAGAAAGGTGAAAAAGCAACTCTGAAAGATATTGTTGAAGGTTCTGTAAAAGTAAATGCTTTCAGCGCAAATGGTTCCATGGGTACTGCATATGAGAAAGATACTGCTGCAAGTGCAGACAAATACGCTCTTACAGAAGGTGGAGAGTTTACACCTCCTACAGCTGAAGGTGTAGATACATACATCGTCAAGTATGATCGTAGTGTTGGAGCTGGTGTATCTATTACTAATAGAGCAGATAAGTTCCCTCAGACAGTTAAACTGACCCTGAAAGCTCTTGCTGTTGATCCTTGTCATTCTGACGTATTAAAGGGATTATATATCGAGCTTCCATCATTCCAGGTATCTCCAGAGGTTGAAATTTCATTAACAACTGATGGACAGCTTGCTTACTCTGGATCTATGCAGGTAGATTACTGTTCTGCTGATAAAGCTCTATATCATATTTACTGGGCTGATGAAGACGAAGAATAATTATTAGATAATATAATATTATTCTAATTACGGTCGGTATGTGTCATAGCATACCGGCTGTTTTACTATCCATATTCAAGGAGGAAAACATGGTTAAGAAAAATAATAAGAAATGCATTTTATGCGGGAAAACATATACATATTGTAGTCGCTGTGAAGAATTCGACCATCTTCCAAGATGGATGGAGATTTATTGCAGCGATAATTGCAGAACAATCTTTAATACACTGACAGAATATAATGCTGAAAACATTACAGCTAGAGAAGCTGCTGAAAGAATGAAAGATTGTGATATGTCTGATGTCAGTAAATTTCATGAAGTAAATCAGAAAATGATTGCAAAAATTCAGAAAGAAACTGCTGATATTAAATTACAGAAGATCTCAGAAAAAGATATTGTTGAGCCGGATTCTGTAGTTGACGAAGAAAATAGCGAGGAAATTGAAACTCGTAAACCAGTGCGTACAAGAAAACGTAAATAGTATTTGAATAGTGATTTTTTAGGGGTATGTCTCACTATTCGAGACTACCCCTTTTTTCACTTTTAAGGAGTAAAAGGATTATGAGAATACAATCAAATTTGAAGCCGCGTGATTATACGGAGAAAGAAGTCTGCAGGATTATAAATCCGAAGCAGCGTGATTTATATATTAAACATAGAGTATTTCCGATAGATATGTATCCAAGTGTTACGGATGACGGAAAAGACATTATTGTTTACATCTTTTTAATTGAAGAAACCAAAGAACTGTTTCAGCAATGGCTTAATCATACACTTGAATAAGGAGAAACTCTACATGAAAGAAAAATTTTTAGATAAACAAGTTTTAAGATATGTTATCGCCACTACTGTTTCTGGCAAACCAACATATCTCAAAAAGAAATTGCAAAAAATTGAATACAGTTTTGTAACAGATATTGATGACGCTACTAAATGCTCATCTTATGCTATTGCAGAGGCTGTAAGAAAATACTACGAACATGACACTCGTGATACTAATGCAGGATTGATTATTATTCCGGTTGTTATCAGTTATGAATTAGTAAAAGAGGTTTAAATATATGGATAAATCAATTATATTGACAATTGATCAAAAGACATTAGATTTGTATACAAAGTATTATTTTTTAGAACATCCAAGAGCCAAGAAAATTCCTATTGAAAAACCTTGGCATCCTTCGATTAATACTTGGATGATCTTACCACGTATACAGATGAATGCGTTAAAACAAAAGTGGAAGGAATTCGTAAAATTCTGGGTAAAAATAAATAAAATGGATAATAGGCAGTTAGATGATTTTGATCTCATTGTAACTGTCTTTTTTAATACAAAAAGACGACATGACGTAGATAATCAAATTCCTAAGTTTATTTTAGATGGGTTGACTGAGGCTGGGGCTATTGTAGATGATGATGAAAAGCATCTGCACTCTCTCACTTTAAAAACCGGATACGATAAGGAAAATCCAAGAACAGAATTTGAATTTATCATACATGAACATACAGAAAATAAGGAATAAAAGGAGATTCATTATGAGCGAAATAAATAAAGTTAATTCAGATACAATTGAAAGAAAAATTGATGTTCCAGAGTTTATCAGACGATATAATCTCTTGAAAACAGATGAACAGCGAGATGAATTTGTAAAAAGTACAGTTTGGAGAACTTATTGTCCCGTTTTAGAAAAGAAACTTGTTCTTCAGACCATAATCGAAAAGTCTATTACTACTGGAAAAAATGGGGTTCAGTATATTGATATGTTTTTATCTAAAATCAATATGACTACTACTATCCTTATTTTATATACAAAACTGAATATAGTAAAAACTGATGATAGTACTACAAATGCATTTCAAGATTATGATTTATTATTTGAAAATAATCTCATGAATAAAATTTGTGAAATTATCGGAGAAAGAGAATTGTCTGAACTTATGAGTATTAATAGTTTGCTTATGGGTAATTTCCATGAAGAAAATAAAAATATCGAAGCATATGTTGCGAAATATACAGAAGCATTTGCTACTACTGTTGGTATGTTTGCCAACGAAGGTATTTCTGAATTAATGAAATATGTAAAGGAAAATGGAATTAAACTTGATTTGAAATAAATTATAGGAAGGGGGCATTTGATATGACAATAGAGGAATTTGCTCGAAGGATAAAAAAATTAATGGCTGATATCCCACAGCCATTTTCAAATTATTTGGCTGAAGCTATAGCTCCAGAAGTTAAAGCCAAAGTTAAAGAAATATTTGATAAATGGGTTAACAATTATTATGCGAGTTATTCCCCAATATATTACAGCAGAACATATGGATTAAGAGATGCATATGTTTGTGAAGTATACGGAAATCTTCTTGTATTTGAATCAGATGCCTCTTTACTAAATGGATCTCATAGAGTAAGCAATGAATATATTTATGACCGTATGTTTTTTGAAGGATGGCATGGAGGCGCTGATAAAGGAGAAGGTCATCCGGCGCCAGGATCATTATATTGGAGATCTCCATTTAAAGAGTATACACATTGGGGAGCTATGGCTGCCTCATCTGCTGCTCCTGGACCTAAAATTCAGTCAGACGTAAAAAACTATTTTAAAAGTGGAGAATGGCATAAAAAAGTAGAGGCTGTAGGGATAGATCTACTTATAAATCGTTATGGATTATAATATAAAGGTTGGTGAACAATACATATGGCAAAAATAAGAGAAGAACTTGAAATAGTAAGTAGTGACGATCTTAATTCATTGCTTAATAGATTAAATAAATTAAAAGATGAAATTAAGGATACTAACAATACAACAGTTAAGCCTAAGACAGATTCGTCAGAAATTGATAAAGCTAATATAAAATTAGACAATTTAAGAAAAAATGCTCAAAGTGGAATTGATGCAAAAGTAAATGTTCAACTTGATGCTTCTGATTTAAAGAGGCTCAATAATCTCCCAACTGCAAAAGCAAAAGTGGATTTTCTAGTAAATAAAGGCACTATCAGCAAAAGCATTGGTAAAGATTTACAGGCCGCTATTGGGAAAGCTTATTCAGATGTCAGTAGAAAATTCAAAGATTTTCCAGGGCTAGATAAAGAGCCTAATATATCTCTTGATAATTTCATGAAAAGAGTTCCTGAATTATCAGCTCGTCAAAGAAGTGGCATAATTCAGACACTTACGGATAAGGGCATAATATCAGATAAAAATATTCCTGAATCATACGAAACTGTATATAGATTAAAAAGCTACTTAGAAAATGCTAAAAAAGCAGTATCTAAAACTATTCCGTCCGAGGCGTTTACTGCCCCGGATCTTTCTTTATCTGCAACAGAATATGGTAATGCAATTAATGAACAAGTGAAGCTCGTACAAAATGTACTTAATGCTTCTAAGTTTTTTGCTGATTTAAGTTCTAAAATGAATGTTAAAGCTGCTGCAAAAGTTTCACCTGAAGAAATGTATAAATTAATGGGCGTTGGTTCTGAAAAGGCTGATACAGGTAACTATGTTGCTTATCTGGCAGATCAGATTACTAAGAAAGCAAATGTATATGATATTATCGATCAGGTTGTAACGGGCGCTCTGGATCCGACGCAGATCAGTCAAAAAGATATTGCAAATAGCATTTCAAAAATTACTAAAAAGAAAGAATCTACACCTAAGGCTTCTTTTACTGGTAAAACTAAAAAAAAAGTAAAACCTGTTATTGATGATTCTGATGACTCAGATCGACCAGAAGGAAATATTGAAAAATTATATGATGAATTAAAAGATGCATATAAAAATTTTGTAGAAGCAAGAAAAGCAAGAAAAACAAATAGTATTCATCCATCTGATTATGCTTTAAAAAGTGCAGTATTTAGAGAAGCGTATGCAAAAGTAGCACCACATTTATTTGATGATGAGAAAGAAAAATTTGTTGGTCCAAAACCTATGAGTCAAGAAGTAGCACAATTAGCTGCTGATTCTACAAGAAAAACAGTAGAACAGATTTATTCGATAAAGAAGCCGCTTAAAGATCTGGGTTATTTAGGGAATAATCCCGATGTGTCTAAGATATTCGATAGAATTTCCAACAGAATTATTAAAATTAATGCCGATAAACTCAATAACCGCGATAATGAAAATGGCGATACTGATGAAATTATAAAAAATATTGGAGTAATGAATAAATTAGCAAGTCAGCTTGAAGATATGATTCATGCTGACGGGCATGTGGATTTTGCTATTAAAAATCTTCCTACTATTACGAAACCAGCTACTACTGCTTCATCGTTACTTGATAATTCTGATATTAAAAAACAGACAGAAGAAACTGCAGATGCTATTACTAGAACAGCAGATCAAGTTATTGATGCAAAATCCAAAGAAGCTGATGCTGTTGTTGCTGCAAATGATAAAATTGCTGAGTCCGAGAAGAAAGTAACAAATCGAGTTACAGATGCTGCAAAAGAACAGAACGATACAATCAAAACTGTGTTTGGTTTGAAGAATGTTAATTCTAATTTAACAGAAGAACCTGTTACTCCTCCAGAATTAGATGGTTTAAAACAGCTTTCTCAAAGGGAATTTGGCGACGCTCAGAAATATATTAAGGTGTATGAAGATACCAACAGAACTATATACACCCTTACTCAGACATATAAAAAACAGTTTGATGCTAATGGTAATCTCTTAGCTGAAGGATATGAAAATGCTATTGCATATTATGATAGTTATGAGAAACTTGAGGGAGAAGCTATTAAATTAAGTAAAAAGATTAACTCTAATTATGCGAAGCTTGATACGGAGAAATATAAATCCACTGATAAACAAAATCCTAATTATCTTAAAAAGTTACAAGATGATATCAAATCTGATCAACAAGACTTATCTGAATTACATAGAATTGCAAGATTAAATGCATCTCTTCCTGATAACGATTATATGTATCAGAACTTTACTCAAGCACTTCGAAAAGGATCTGCTGAATCTGCCAGATCATTATCTGCAACTCGTAAAACAAATCGTGATAATTTCAATGTAAAAAAAGATACACTAAATACGGATATTTCTAAACAGATTTCAGATATAGAATCTCTTGGACAGGCTGGTACTATTGCTGCTGGAAAACTTCAGGGTGTACAAAAAAGTTTATCTACTATTACTACTCCTGCTGGGTTAGAGAACGTTCAAAAACAAATCACAGATATTAATGAGCAGTTTGATTCAAATAAGGCTCGTGAATCTGCTTTAAATTATGTGCATAATCTGGAACAGGGATTGACAGGGAAGCAGAATGTTGTTATTGGTACTAAAAATGTTTCTGATAATTTTGCTGATAGTATTAATAAAGTAAATGGCACATGGACTGGACCGTTAGCTAATTTAGATAAAACATTTAAATTTAATCGTAATACTACTGCGACAGAAATTGACGGATATATTGCTGATGCAAAAAAACTTGGAGACATAGGTAAAGCATCAGCGGAAGCGTTTTCTAATTTAAAAACAAATCTCGAAAGCTGTTATACAGAATCTGGATTAAAACAAATCCAAACACAAATGCGCGGAATTTCTAAAGAAATGTCTACTGCAAAAAAACAGGCTGATGAGGCTGCAAAAAATTCAGAAACTGCAAAAATAAATGATCAGTATACTCAGATTATGTCAGATATGTCTAATCTTGAGAAGAAAAATAAAGAACTTCGTACTGCTTTAAAAAGTGATAAAAATTCTGATTATATCAAAAATATTACTGCAGAACGTGATGCTTATAAAGAAGCAGTTAAAGGTGCCGACGAATATATTGAAAAGCATAAAGAAGTTATTGGCGATAAGAATGTAAAAAAATATAATACAGCTAAAAGTCGTGCGAATCAAATTGAAACAGATATTGAAAATGATATCGCTGCTCAGACAAAAGCAATTGATAAAGAAGCATATACAAATAAGTATACTGCTGCTATTGCTGATGTGAAGGCTTTAGGTGAGGCTTATAAAGAGCTTAATAATATTCAAAAAGAGGCATTCTCTAAAAAATCCGGACAATCTGCCACTACTTTAGATGATTATAATCAGAAAATTGTCGAAGCTCAGAACAAAATAAAATCTTTAACTACTAAAGTACAAGATTTTCGTAACAGAGTATGGAGTTCTGATGCCACTCAAGCGGATAAATTAAATCAGAAAGTATTTGATAACTATGAAAAGCAATTCGATAATATGTCAAATACTAAAAACAATTATGAGTCTGATTTAGTGGAAGCGATGAAAACTGCATATCAATTAAAAAGATCTACAGAAGCAAAACTTTTAAAATCTGCTACGAATACCTCATTAGATGTTGGTCAGATATCAGAATTAAAAGGTAAAAATGGATATGCGACGCAATTATATGCTTCATTGCGAGATCAAGTCGTCGATCAGTTTGGTAAAGATTTCCAACAGCAAGCAATTTTGGGATTAAAAACAAATGCTAATAATCAGCGAAATGATATTTTGAATACAAATTTCAAAACTCTTTCAAATGATATAGATCAGTATGTTTCTAGTGTTACAAAAGCAGGACGTGCTTCTAAAGGATTTCAACAAAACTTTTCTGGACTTTCAACAGATCTTGTAAACTTACAAAATACTTTTTCAGATCCTTCTAAACTAAATTCACAAGGTGTTACAGATTATTTTGATCAAATGAGTAATATAGCTCAACGTTTTGGAAATTTAAAATACACTTATTCAAATGGACAAGGAAAAGCAGAACTTGACTTTACTCAGGCTCTAGGCGAAATAAATGGAGAAAAGGCTGTAGGAAAAAACAGTAATTATTTTAGATTAGCCGGAGAATATGTTCAAAGCTATAATAATATATGGGATAAATACAATAAAGACATTGAACAGTTTGCTGAAGGAAGCGAAGAAAGAAAGAAACTGACCACACAAGCGGAAAAAGATTCTGAAGATGTTGTAAAAAGTATGCAGAATCTTGCTAAGAATGCTTCTAAGTATAATCAGGTAACTGATAAAGGTACGGAGCTTGATTTCACATCAAATAGAACTCGTAATACGAAAGATGCTTCCGCATTTTTAAGTCAGTATGCTGCTTCTATTGGATTAACTTCAGAAATTTCTACGAAAATTAATGAAGCGACTGGACAGGTAACAAAAACATTTACTGATATTTCTGGTAATACAGTAACATTAACTGGAAATATTGATAAGCTTAATAATTCTTTACGAGTAACTCAATCACTAACGTCTAAAAATGGATCGGGAATGTCTTCATTTGGTAATACACTTAAAGGTATGGTATCAGGAAACTTTAAAGGTGCTATTGCAGATATTGCAAGTTATGTTTCTTATTTTCAGGTAACCATGAAAGCAATTCAGCAGGCCAAACAAGGCTTCAATGATTTCTTAAATTTCCAAAAAGACTTAACAAATGTTAGTTACACAATGAATTTATCGCCTGATCAATTACAGAATCTTGGTACTTCTGCAATTGATATGGCAAAAGATTTATCGATGTCCTTGGATAATACTATGGACATTTATAAAATCTATGCAAACATGAATACTACTGCTTCTGAAATTCAGCAAACAGCAAGACCAACTGCTATCTTAAGTAACTTAAGCGGCGTTGATGCCTCTACTGCTGCCGATCAGGTACAGGGTATTTTACAGCAGTTCCATATGTTAGAAGATGGATCTACTACTGCTGCTGATGCCTCTATGCATATTGTCGATGTTCTGGATAAAGTTTCCGGAAGTGTCGGAATTGATTACGCTAAAGGTATCAAAATTATTTCTGATGCTGTACAGGCTTCCGGTCAGGTTGCTTATGATGCAGGTATGTCATATGAACAGCTTGCAGCTATTACTGCTAAAGTATCAGAAAGAACTCGTGAAGATGGATCTTCAATTGGTAATGCTTTGAAGACAATTATCACAAGAACTACAAAAGTCGGTAAAATGCCACAATATGCCGACGAAGTTGACAATGCAGCTTTATCTAATGCTTCTGCGTCTCTGCATGCTATAGGTGTAGATGTTTATAATCCGGATGGATCTGATCGTGGTATCATTACTGTTATGTCTGAGCTTAAAGATAAGTGGGATGATTTAACTGATGCACAGCAAGCCAAAATTTCGTACGACGTAGCAGCAACACGCCAGACGAGCAAGTTCAAGTCCATGCTGGATGCATTCACAGACTCCATGTCATTGGCAGAAGAAGCAACAACCGCAAATGGTAATGCTGAAGCTAACCAGGAAAAATACATGGAATCAACCGCTGGTAAACTACAAGCAATCAAAACACAGATGCAGGATTTCTGGGTTAATTTCTATAATTCAGGGACTGTAAATGGTGTTCTTGAATTTGTACATAGTTTAACAGAAGGATTTACGTCACTTGAAAAAACACTTGGACCAATACCGGCATTACTTACTGCTGTATTTGCAGCAATGACAGTAAAAAATGCAACAATGGCAGGATTAAAATTCCTAAGTGGTGGAGGTCTTGCAACAGTCGTAGGTTGACCCAAAAATCTAAGGGTCACACGTTATTTTCCGATTTTTAACAATGAGCCTATCTACATAGAGATTCATATCAATGTGTGGAGAATAGCGACTTAAAATAAATAGAGGATTAATACGTCGAACTCACTATTCTATGCTGATTGCATAGTGAAATGGGCGAAAGCTCGTGACAACGCACGTGCCAACCTGATTAACGATTTAGTCATATGTGAAACGTTAGTAACAATTACGTAAGTAATGACGAGGGAAACATATAAATAATCAGGAGGAGTAGAGAGAGCACCCTTCCTCGGAGTATATTTTATATACTTTTAATGAATGTTCCATGAGCGGCACTTCTCTTCTGCCGAATCGCTTTATGCGAAAGAGAGAAATTATATTTGATAAAAGAAAGACACCGCGGTGATCAAGCGCAGTGTCTGTAAGATAAGCTTTGAATTTTAAATTATTGAAATTTAACCTTTAAAACTTTAATTGTGTGGGTTTCACCCCACACTACCAGAGTTGTATTTCTACTTCTCCGGTGTCTCGCTTGCAAACTCGCAATTAAAATCAATACGTTGTTCTTCTAGGTTTATTGATGTCACGAGTTTGATTGGATTGTGCTGTAATACCATCCATAAAGCTGCAAGTAATGCTAAAACCCTAATGATTTTTTTAATTGCTATCTTTGCAAGCTTAAATTGATGTTCTTCTTTTTTCATGTTCCACCTCCCTTCTGCCATATGGCTAAAGTAAATATAAGTGGATTTTGATTTCGGACAGAACATCCGATTTTGATATTTATGATTGTAGGTGTGTGCAAAGCCGAGGCACACTCTCGGCTATCCTACAATTAGTAAATATATCACTAGACTTTATTGTTGTAAAGTCAGAACGTAAGTTCATCATTTTTCATATGTCATGCATCCAATGATTAGATATCGTTTTGTCCTACCATATTCTTCTGAATCAGTTTGGGCATAAAGTGTGTAGATGTTTTCAAAAGGTTTCGGAACAGGTTTTTTACAAAACGGAGCCGAATGTAAATTTTTTCCATACGGATCTAATTCTTTTCTAAAATTGTCAAGAAAATTCTGTTTTTTGGTTTGTATTTCATAATCCGACCTATTCTTCAGGTCTGACATTGTAATAGAATATTCTGTTTGACAATATTTGCCAGGAAAAATATCTTGGATGACAATAACTTCACATCCACATATGTCAAGAATTAAAAATGGTTTACAGGAACAATAAAATTCTGTGAATACCCATCGTGTACTTCCATATGAGTTCATTGATATACTATTTTCAGGAGTAACTGTTAATGATAAATTTGCAATATTTTTATGTAACGCTTTCGTATAAATATCATTAGCCGATTTATATCTTTTCCATTTTCCCTGTGAAATAGAAATTAATTCTTGAAAATCGTCTGGCAGATTTGAATTTATGTGTCCAATCATTCTTATACTAAGGCTTATATAATCAGGATCAGATATTGATAAACCATTATTATGTACCAGAATTTTCCTTAGAAGTTTTTTATCGACAATTCGATAATCTTCCCAGAGAGTATTTGATTCTTCTTTTAATTTTAGAACATCTGGAGTATTAATTTCATCCCAAAATGATTGCTTAATTTGTTTTTGAGATTCACCGATTTCTATAATCTTTTTTATTCTATTGATTTCTTCTGGGCTATAATTTTCAGTATACATATGTACTCCATTCTGAAAGTAGGTGTTTATATGATTAGCTTAACAAAAAATAATAACATTATTATTCCGTCTCAGATTCAGTTTGAAAACCAATTTGCCGTCTTGGGGCTTCTGGAATCTCCTTTGGCTGCGCGCTTAAGAGAAAATCCAACTGATTTATATGTTGTATCAGTTTCTGCGGTTTGCCGTAACTGTCCTCTCCGTAAAACACGATTAGGTTGTACCCAATGTAGCCGACTTTGTTGACAATTATATTAACTGTTTCTCCAAAATGAGCTACTGCAAGAACCATATCATCTTCGTCTGGTAACGATTCTTGATAAGAACATAATGCCTCATATAGTTTTTGAGCGATTACAGGAGCAGTATTTTCATTCTGAATATCAGCAGATAATTCTTGTTTCATATGAAGTCTACGTTCTTCTACATTTTCATAAAATCCATTTACAATATTATGCATATTCATAGTATTTCCTCATCTTCCTGGCCACCATTTGTGACCGCACTTCTGGCAGAGATTTTTCTTTTGAGATGCACCAATCCAGCCAAAGAGTCCGTAACCTTGTTCTTCTGTTGTAACAGATGTAGAACCACAACGTGGACAACGGACGACATTGGAATTTGATTTGGGTTGAACATAACGTACTTGTTCAAAAGTAAACTTTTCAAAATTATGCGCCATACAATCAAGAATCATCTTTGCGGCAAATTCGTTTGTCAGTTTATATGTATTGGCCCATTCTCCCATTTTTTCATGAAACTCTGCATATTGCGCACTACTGATAGGTGGACGCGTTTTAGATGATCCATATTGTAATTGAAGAAATTGGGCGAAATATTGCTGATCTTCTGGTGATAAAGACAGAATATATTTTTTAATGTCAGTAACATCTTGTTCTGCGTAATTGATTATACATGTACTTTTTGAGACAATTTCCTGTAACGGATAACCACAGTGAATACAGGCCGGAGCCTTATCAGACACCTGGCCCCCGCATTCAGGACATTTAATAAGAGCCATAATATTACCTCCAATACATTTATAGTTTGATTATAACATTAAAGACAACTCATGTCATTAAGTAAAATCGGAAAAGTAAGTAATGCTGTCAAACTATTAAATACTGCTGCTACTAGCGGAGATATTGCAACAGGTATTTCTAGTTTATCCAATTCATTAAGAGCGGCAGGGAATATGTCGGCTGGAGTTAATTGGATTTCTAAATACGGGAAAGCTTTGGATTCTGGTATAGCATATCAAGCTCTTAAACAAGCATTTCCGGAAGAATCATTAACGGAAGATATGCTTGCTAAAATTGGGTATACTGCAAACGGAGCGGGTAAAGTTGGAAATGCTTCTAAATTTAGCTCTGTAGGATTTACATTTGCAGGTCTTGGTACATTTCTCAAATCAATTTGGCCTGTATTAGCTGTTGTTGGCGGAATTGCAGCAGGTACAGCTGCATGGAAATGGGCAGATGATAAATTTACTATTACAAAAGCTACAGCCAAAAAACACTCAGATGAGTCGGCACAAGCATATCAAAATGCAAAAACAGAGCTTAGTACAAAGCAGTCTCAGTATGATACTAATCAAGATCGTATTCATGAGCTTCGTGCTACACAGAATAGGACTTCTGATGAAAATGCTGAACTCTCTCAGCTAACGAAAGAAAATTCTCTACTTGGGGCACAAGTTTCTGTACAGAAAAAACTTGTTGATGCCAAAGCCCAACAGCAGGCCATTGACGCAGATATGAATCTGAATAAAAAATATACAACAAGTCAAGCTGTTGCAAATGAATATAGTGACAGTGTTGTTGCTAAACAAGAAGATATCGTTGAAGAAACTACCAGAAAAGTCAATGAGTTAGCTGAATTACAGAAAAAACGTGATGCTGCATACCAAAAATTAGATCAAATGAGTGCTGATGATGAAGGATTTACCGAGCAGCAAAATATTGCGAACCAAATGGATGATCGTGTTTCTAAGAAACAGAGCGAAATTGCAGACGCAATGGATGAAATATCTGATGATTATAATAGACTATTTGATGAAGATACAGGTGCATTAATTAATCCTAAAACAAAAGATACTGCAAAATCTGTAGAAGATCTTTTTTCATTATATGGTCGTGTAACAGATTCAGCTCAGGAAGAAACAGATCGCATTAACAATATTTTCGCCAAAGCAAAATTTGATGGTGTTGAAGATCAATTAGTAAATGCTGGAAAATCTGGTGGTACCGATGCTGTTAAAGCCAAGATCTCAGAAATCGATGGATTACAAGAAGCTTTAGATAATGCTGGTATTAGTGCTGATACACTTGCATCTAACATTATGGCTATTGCTAGACCAGATGAGAAAAATCTTGAAGGTATAAAAGAAAATCTGAAAGATATTTTTGATATCAGCGCTGATTTAAACGAAGGAGATAATTTTGTTGGCCCATCAGGAAATCTTTATAATTTCTTTAAGGATAAAACTGATAAGCAAATAGAAGATTTCTGGAATTATTATAGCGATCAAGGATTAGATGGTTCTGATTGGAATTATATGGATCTTGCTTCCAATTTTAATAAATCACAAGAAAAAGCAAAAATTGAAGCTGAATCAAAAACCTTCTCTTCTCTCTTCAAGAACTCTGCTGAAGATACAGCAACAGATCTTGATACCATAACAGACAATTTCCAGACAGATATGTCAAATATCAAGTCTTCAATGGATTCTATCAAATCCGGTACATTCCAGAATTCAGATATTACTGATCTTATTCAGCAGTTCCCGGAACTTGCTACAGAGACTGATAATCTACAACAGGGATTACAGAATTTAGCATTTGATAAAGCAAGTGATGCTATCGGTAAAATCAGAGATTCTGTAAAAGATGTAACTGATCCGAAACAGCTTGCTGCCGCTGATAAATATATTCAGAGTATTATGGATACTATGGATCTGAGCGGATTTGATATGAGCAATGCTAAGTCTGCAATTCTTGGTAATTTAACAAAGAATTTAGCAGACAAACATATGGCCTCTGTTACAACACCAAATCTTGTAAATCAGTTAATGTCAGAATATGGAAATGATGAAATTGCAGTTCAAGCAATTATGAAATTGTCACTTGATCCATCAATGGCAAATGCTGATCTCGACACTTGGAAATCTAAAATTGAAGATACTAAAGTACAGATTCAGTTGGATACTTCAGCTAAAAATCTGGATAATCTCTCAAAAGAACTAACTCGTCTTCAAACTGATGCTTCCAATCAGCAGACAAGACTAAACAATAAATCTGCTTATAATATGAAAGCTACTGCTTCAGATTACACCAATTTAATTGAAAATGGTGACAAACAGATTGAGAATCTTAATAATCAGATTAAAGAATATCAGAATAATATCGATGCTTTGAAAAATAGCAAAGGCTTATCTCCTCTTTCTGATGAAGATAACGAACAAATTAAGCAGTGGCAAGATCAGATTCAAGCTTCTCAGATGTCTATTGAAAACATGAAGGCTTCTCAGGCCGATTGGACAAAAACAGCATTTAATCTTCCAGTAACTGATATGCAGAACACTGTTACCGCTCTTACATCAGCTATTAGCGAAATGCAGACAGAAACAGGTCTTACATCTGATACTATGGATAGTCTTAGAACACAATTCAGTGATCTAAAAGATGCTCATGTTGATAATGTATTCGATCGCACTGCAAAAGGTTTGAAAATCAACACAGAAAGAATGAAGGATTATCTGGAACAACAAAATGAATTCATGAATTCTGATTTTGCACAACGGATTCAGGATTATCAGGATCAATTATCAGCAGGTAATAAAGATTATACTCAGCAAGGATTAGAAAATCTTAAAAATCTGCAGGCACAGTATTTTGCTCAGTATCAGGAGGCGGCAAAACAATTCTCTGATTTCCAAGCTATGGTTAATGCCGACAATCTTTCTACTGAAGGCAATGAATATACTACAGCTAAGAGTTATCTGGATAACGCAAAAGATCTGTATGATAAAGGCTTAGTTGGTACTCCTCAGTTTAAAGCAGCTGCAAAATATTTCTCTCAGAATGGTTTTGAAGATGCTGATAATTTCATTGAGAACTACAACAAACTTAAAAATTATTACACTGATGATGCTTCCGGTCCAAAGAGATTTTTAAGCGATCTTGAAGCTAAGGGATTGGCCACTTACAAAACTCTTGAGGATGGAAATCAGCAATGGATGTACTCTTTCACTGATACTCAAGAAGCTGCAGATGCTATGGGTATGAGTCTTGAATCATTCGAATCTATGTTTGGTAGATTGAAAGATTATGGCGATACAAATAATTTTGTATCTTCTCTTGAAGAAGGTGCCCTGAAATCTGAAGAGATTGACGATAAACTCATTGATGCTCAGATTAAAATGGGAAAACTGAAAGCTAGTGGTGCAAATCAATCCGCTCTGGACGATCAACAAGCAGTTATTGACAATTTAATTGCACAAAAAACTGGTATTACTCAGGCTATATCTGATTTCAAAGATGGTACTGTTGATCGTAAGATTCAGGATATCAAGGATGCCAAAGGTTCTATTGACGAATTAAATCAGTACATAAAAGATAATGGTATTGATAAAGATTCTGATTTAGGCAAGAAATATATCGAATCAATTCAGGAACAAGCTAAGAAGACAGGCATTAAATTAACACCTGAATTTGAAGTTGATGAGGCTGCTTATAATGAAATGATCCAGAGTTATGAAGCGAAAGCTAAAGGCTCACAGATCAAACACTTCCAGGATGTCAACGAAGGAATTGAAAGTGGTAATACTGGAGATTACTCTGATTCTGATGTTGAACTGGTTAATAAAATTAAAGATGCTCAGGAACAGAAAAGTGAAGCATTACAGAACGTTATTGATGCTGTTAATTCATTGGATAAAGATCAATGGAATGAAGCAAACCAGATTGAATTAGGCAATGGAGCTTATGAATCTGAAGATCAGGGTATTCGTAATGTTGAAGATGCTCTTCAGGGACTTTCAGATCAATTTGGACTAACAAAAGAACAGGCAACTGCTCTTCTACCGGCTCTTGAAGCTTTAGGTGTTGTTAATATTGATCCTAATGTTGATATGACCGGGCTGGATGAATTGGATCAAGCTACTCAGGACGGAATGGCTTCATTGCGTCAGATGCAAGCAGATGGGGATATTAAACTCTCATTTGATGTGGATAGTAGTATAGAAGGATTATCTGTAGATAAACTACAATCACAAATTGGTGAATTAGAGCATATTAAAGTAAATTTTGACGTAGATTCATCTGAATATAAAGCAATTCAATCTATGATTGATCAACGTGAAATGCAAATGCATGTTCAGATTGCAGTAGATAAAACCGGTGATATTGATAAGTTATTATCTCTTAATGATGAAGAGTTGGCTCAAAAAGCTGAATTGGACGTAGATGTCAATACCGAAGATGGTAAAGCTAAAATCGATGAACTACGTTCAAGTCTTGAATCTTTATCAGGTGATACACCTGCTATATCGGTTAAAATTGACGAAACTCAATTCCAAGCATTGACAAAAGAACAACAAGGCCAAGGAACTGTAACTTTCAAACCAGAACATCACGAAGTAGATGCTTACCTTGCTGAAGAGAAAAAAAGCGACGGAAAAGTAAAATGGTCTAATGAGACAGGTTTAGTAGATGTTTATGCTGCTACCGAACATTATTCTCATGGTACTGTTCATTGGGGAAATGATATTTCTGCCGTTCAAACTTCATTCACTGCTACCGGAACTGTTAATTGGATAAATGCAGGTGGGCCAAGTGGTGGTTTGAGTAAAGAAGTTCAACTCTCAAGTGGTACGTTCAAAGCTGAGTCTACTGGAAGCGCTTACAATGTTTTAAACATCACACCAGCTCATGCAAGTGGGACAAATGTTGCTATTAAACAAGATCAGCAAGCTCTTGTAAATGAAGTGGGCGTCAACGGTCACGCTGAATCAATTGTTCGTGATGGTGTTTGGAGTTTAATTCCTGGCGGTGCTCATATAGAGAACCTGAAAAAGGGCGACATTATATTCTCTACTACTCAAACTGATGCTCTTCTTAAACACGGGGCTATTCAAGGACATGCCAGAGCTTATGCAAGTGGCACTGTTACTTCTCCAGGCGTTATGAAAGCTTATGCTGCTGCTGGTAATACTCCGGGATTCCACTTCCAAGGCGGGGCTGCAACTGTTAAACCTGCCGGATCTGGAAATTCTGGTAACTCCGGTAATTCTGGTCTTCAACATGCAATCGAAGATAATACAGATGCGGTATCAAACAATAGTGATGATACAAGTGACGCGGCTGATGAAGTAAGCGAAGCTCTTCAAAATGTAATCAAGAAGCTGAATGATAATGCTATGGATTGGGTTGAAATTGCTATGGATCGTCTTGATCGTATAACTTCTAGGTATACAGATCTTGCCGAAAGTGATTATAGTCATTATACAAAAGCTCAAAAGTATTATAATAAAGCTCTTGAAAATACAGATAAAGAAATCAAGGCTGCTAAAGAAAGCATCTCTGTTTATAAAAGGAAGTCCGAAGAAGTTGCAAACAATGGCGAAGTAAGCAAATATCTTACTCCTACTCTGAAGAAAAAAGTTCAAGATGGCACTATTAATATAGAAACATTGGATGCAAATCAGAAAGCTGCCGTAGAAGCATATAAACAGTGGTACGACAAGTATCTTGACGCCGTTCAAAAATATAGAGATAAGAAAACGCAGAAACTTGATTTAGCTAAATCTAAAGTTGATAATGTTTACGATTCCTATGATCTGATCATCAGTAAGCGTAAAGCTAAAGAGGAATATTATGCAGCTAAAGCTGAAAATCGTATAAAGAGCGGAAAATCTCAAAAAGTCGGTTCGGTATATTGGAAAGATCTTAAAAAACAAGTAAATTATGCTCAATATCAGAAAGACTGGATGTTAAAAGAAAGAGATAAAGTTCAGCAAAGCATGACAGATTATCTTAATGTGAATGGTCATAACAAAAAAGATAAAGCTTATCAGGAAATGAAGAAAAATCTAACTGATTTGAACACGTCTATTGTTGAGGCTGATACACACATCCAAGAAGCTAAAGCTGCTCTTGAAGAAACCAGAGAGAACTTAAAGCAATGGCAAATTGATCGTTGGGAAAGAGCTGGTGATAAGCAGGACGCTTCTCTTAGTTATAAAAAGAATGCTGATGATATTAATTATCAGCTTTCAGCCAATGATTATGAAGAACGTTTGAAAACTTATGATAAAATTATTCGCGCTGATGAAGCGAAAAGACAGCTTCTTGCAGAAGAAATTGCAGCAAATCAAGCTAACGGTGGAGCTTGGAGCAATGAAGAGATGCAGAAAAAGATTGAGGAATATGATAATCTTACTACTTCTATTATTCAATCTAAAGAAGCAATGCAGCAATTAGCTCAAGAAGAAATTGATTTTCGATTTAAACCTCTTGATGAAGCGCAGAATAAACTTTCAAATCTTGTATCTGAACTTCAGACTGCTCAGAAGTTGCTTGGCGATACCGAAAGTTTCTATAATGATGATGGAGCTTTCTCTACAAACGGTTTGACCAATATTTTATTGGTTCAAGAACAGATTGATGCTACTAAGGACAAAATAGCAAATTATCGTGAGGGATTAAATAAGCTGGACGAAATGTATAAAAATGGTGCAATTGGTCCAGAATATTATAAGACTAAAACTGATGAAATGCTTAAGAGTTTGCAACAAGAGTCTGCTACTCTTGCCGATCTTAAACAGAACCTTCTTGATATGTATACTACTCAGGTTACTAAAGAGAACGATCTGTTACAGGAGAATATTGAAAAACGTAAAGATGCCCTTGCTGCTAAAGAGAAATATTATGATTATGATAAGACTCTAAAGAAGAAAACTAAGGATATCAATACATTAAAGGCACAGATTGCTGCACTTGAAGGAACATCAAATGCAGCCTCAAAAGCTCGTCTTGAGAAATTACGTGCGGAACTTGCAGATGCAGAAGACGATATGGCCGATACAATGCATCAGCATGAAGTCGATATGAAAAATACCGGCTATGAGAATTTTTCAGATGAGGCAAATAAGGCGTTAGACAATACTCTTGATGCTGTTAAGAAAAATGCAGCTTTCCAAGAAGCTATTATTGGCAGCATGCTTTCTAATGTAAAAGCAAATTACGACAGTACCTATAAACATCTGGGCGATGTAATGGATCAGTATGGCATGAAAGTTTCTCAAACTTATAGTCAAATGATCACAAAGGCAGCTGACTTTAATACTGCTGCTGTAAATGCAACAAAAGCATGGGAAGGTGTTACAAAAATTGACACCAGTAAGCCTTATGGCGGTTCATCTGCTGGTAATAGTGCATTTGATAGCGCAATGAATAACGCAGGATCTTCTCAGAATGCTGGAAGTCCAAATATTAAACCAGATACAGACTATACTCTGAAGCTGAGTGATACAGATATTTATCTGACATACAGTCATATCAAGAAACAGCTTAAAGCAACATGGTCACCAAAGAAACCGGAACACTCTGATATTGAGTGGAAAAGTTCTGATGAATCTATTGCGAAAGTTTCTTCTGATGGTACAGTTCGTGGTGTGTCTTCAGGTCTTAATAAAAACGGTTTAATGGCGCGTGATGAGTCTAAAACAAGAAAATGTATCATTACTGCTATTGGCGGTGGTGGTCTTGCTAAAGCTACTTGTACCGTTCATGTAATGCCGGATTCTCATTATGAGAAGATCAAGGATTACGCAGATAAAGCTGGCATTAAAGATACTTCAGGCAATAATCTGAGAGATGCTATGGAATATGCTTATAAAAACGGCGCAAACCATAGCGATCAATCATATACCGCAGTTGAGGGATTTAAGAAAGCATATCTGAAGGACTGGACAAATTCTCTAAGTAATCGTCCAGATGGTGCAACAGACGTTCCTGCCGGAGTGAGTCCTTTGATAGGATATTTTAATGCTAAAGGTAAGAAAGTCGGACCAAAAGAAATGCAACAGCTTGTAGATATTCTTCAGATCAATACTCCGGGTGTTAAGAAATATGATTCTTGGGGATCTACTCTGAAAAATAAAATCCTGAAGGCATATAAATCCTACGGATTCTCTAAAGGTGGTGTTGTACGGAAAGGTATTCCTGCCAGCATACTTGATATGATCGGCGGAAACGCTTTAATACCGCGTGGAGATTCTATGCTGATCGGTGCAAATCCGGGTGAAACTGTTCTGACAAAAGAATTCACAGATCAACTGAAACCTACAGTTGCTACTCTGAATGAATTTAATGCTAGAATGGCGAAACCAATTACCACTATTCTACCATCGTCTTCAAATGATACAAGTGTGAATAGTGAGTGTAATATTACAATCAATGTTGATAAAATCAATAATGAGCAAGATATTAAGAAACTTGCTTATCAAATTGGTGATATTATCACTGAACGTAATAAACGTGACTGGAAAAAAGTTCGCTAATTTAAAAGGGCTGTCTTTAAGACAGCTCTTTTAATATTAAAAAATATATGAAAGAGGTGAGAAAATGCTACAATTTGAATTTAATGGTCATACTTCTGACGAATATGGATTGATTGTGACTAGAATAGAAGAAAATGATACTCTTGTAAATCGTTCTTTGCAGTTAGGAGAAAAGAATAAATATCGACCAAAAGAAAATCAGTTCGGAACATTATATGGTGATAATTATTCATTCAAAATGGGCGTAATGAGAAATCCATGCAGAAACAAAAATGTAGTTCCAGAATTAAAAAATGGAATTTTAAAATACGATCCAACATATACTCCATATTTAGATAATGGAATTTTAAAATTTTCTATGAATTATACAGCTGATATAAAAAATGGAATTATTATTCCAAATGATTCTGATTATTTAACTTCAAATAATATTAGAATCATTAATGCATGGTTAACATCCCCTCAATATCCAAGGCTTCTTAAATTTATTGGAGACGATTATTTTTCAGAAGAAATCGAATTTTTTGCTACAATTACAGAGGTATCTACAGAACATGCATCTCTTCCATATGAACTAACATACACAGTAACTTGTGATAGTCAATGGGGATATACTCCTCTTATTTTATGTAAAACAACTTCCTCTTCTACTCTTCCTAGAGAATATTCTATTCAGAACAATTCTGATTGTTGGGAAGATTATGTATACCCCACAATTAAAGTTTCTCCAAAATCTCATGGGATAATTACTATAAAGAATAAAACCGATAATGGTAGAACAATGAAAATTAATGCATTAAAAAGTGATGATTTCTATATAGATTGTAGAAATTTAAAAATCTACGACATCACAAAGTCAATTGTTTCATTTGAAGATTTAGGGATTGAGGATATAGATGACATTTATTGGCCTCGTCTTGCTTACGGAGAAAATATCTTTGAATTTACAGGTGATGCTACATTTGAAATATCATACAGAGAACCAAGAAAGGTTGGTGCCTTTGCATGAGAATGACTCATAACTATGATGTTTATGGAAATACAGAATCTGCAATCATTTATTTGGCTAAACCTGGGAAACGATTCTTTTGTGCATTAGGCGGAATTGATACTTCTACTGTTTCTGTTACGCTAAGAACTAATAATACTGCAGAATTAACTTTCACAGTTGATAAATATGTAGATGGCGTAGAATCTCAGGGATATGAAGAACTTGATGAAATGATGGAATTGTATTGTGACGGAATCTGGTATAAAATTATGGATCCTCCAACAGAGACAAATGACGGAACACAATGCACAAAGGATATTACCGCCGAATCATATGAAATCTCTCTTACCCAGTATAAATTGAAAAATTTTAAAATTAATATGGGCGAAGAAGATTCTTATGAAATGATGTACCAAAAAAATCATGACACAAGTAAATTTTATCAAATTAAATTTTATAATCCAGAGAATGAAGATTTAAGTTTTCTGCATATTGTGCTGAAGCATGCAGATGTACCTGGATGGAAGATCGGATATGTAGATAACATCACTCCGGATGATGATAAGGTATTACTTCCGAATGAAATTTGTAATTTCGATGTGGACGATCAAAATGTATATGCATTTTTCACCCAAACTGCTGCTCCTGCATATAAATGTGTTTTTGAATTTGATACCGAAAATTTATTAATTAATGTATATAAGCCGGATAGTTTAGGTAAAGATACAAATGTAGTACTTGGTTTTCGTAATATTCAAGATAGCGTAACAATATCAAGAGACGACAGTTTGGTAACACAATTTTATGTTGATGGACTTGACGATTACAATATCGATCTCGCAAATTTTGGAAACTCTGTAATTACAGATTGTTCTCATTTTTGTCGTGAACCATATATGAACATCGTTCTACAAGAAAAATATACAGCTTGGCAAAAATACATAGAATCAAGAAGAGATGAATACTGTAATTTATCTAGGGAGTATAATAAAAATCTTGACATTCTTGCTGAATTGATGAATAGAGTCCCTATTGATACTGCTCAGACAAATTGGTTCGGACAAAAAGTTGAAGATCTAAAAGATGCATATGATTCAAACATGGCTATAATCAAAGGTCTTGAGTCTATTCATGTTGATGAAGAAGGAAATTTTGATCTTGAAGATTTGAAAAACTCATCCGATTGGCCTATGTACGAATCAATCATGAACTATACTCTTCCATCCATTGTGGCTGCGTTACAAGCTCAAGACGAAACTATAGAGGGTTTCGGTAAAGGAAACATCATCTCATGTGTAAATCCAGTTGTATTAGGTCAAGATTGGTATATGGTAGGTTCCGGAACTTCTTCGTTCCAAACAGTACAAATTAATGACGCACCTGCATACGGAATTACTCGTGGAGTTAAAGTAACCGGTACAGATGGTGGTATCTATCAACACAATATCAGTATCGAACCATCTCAGAGATATACTCTTAGTTGTTTTGTAAAAGGATCCGGTACATTTTATCTTGGTTATAATAACACCGGAGAGGACAGAAAGAATATTTCTTATAATATCACATCTTCTTGGACAAGAGTTTATACTTCTTTCAATCTAACATCACATCTTATTGATGTGGCATTTACAGGAAGTTCTGACTTTACTGTCTGTGGTATGCAGCTTGAAATGGGAGATGCCCCATCTCAATTTGGATACTTTACTCAGTCTGAAACAATCATGAAAGCGTATGAAACAGATTGGAAATTATACGGTATTGCAGAATTAAAAACTAAAATTGCCATATATGATTCGTGTATCAAGGAACTAAAAAAGAATGGATATGCAGACGGATATAATCCTCTTTCTGGATACGAAGAGGCATATTTCACTCAAATGCATCAGAAATATCTGGATTATTTGAATTTAAAAGATCAGGCTGAAACTGCATTAAAGGAACGTCAAGCTGAATATGATGCAGCTAAGAAACCTGAAATTCAAGAAAAACGAAACCAGATTGCCAAAGATGTTTTAATGGAAAATTTTGGTAAGGTACAGGAAAAATATCCAGCGTTTACAGATAAGGAAACATATATTATTAAGAGCCTGTATAATCAAGCAACTTATTCAAATGAAAATATTATTATTACGACTCTTGATAGTACAGTTGATGCAGTCGATAAAGCGATTACATTATATAAAGATGCTGTAGAAGAATTGTATGTAGAATCTCATCCACAATATACTTATACAGATGAAATTGGAAATATTTATGCTCTTCCAGAATTCAGAGAATATCATGATCAGCTTGCAGTAAATGATTTTGTTCGATTAGGACTATCTGATACACGATATGTAAAACTTCGTGTTGTAGAAATCAGATATAATCCTTGTGATATGGATGAAACGATGGAAGTTACTTTTTCCAACATGGTTCAATATAAATCAAAATTAACAAATGATAACGAATTTTTAACAAATGCATTAAATCAGACCTCTGACAGAACCGGTGGTCGTGTTAATTCAATCAACAAATCTTCTACTTCTGATTATGTCATTACATCAGAAGCTATTAAGCAAATCTTTTCAAATCCTCTATTCAATTCAATGCTCGGTGGGACTACTACAGGAGGATCCGGATCTGGCGGAACCGGGTCTGGCGGAACCATTACCGCTGATACAATTATTGCAGAACTCGTGAAAGCAAAAGAAGGTGTATTTGATAAGCTTACTGTTGATACTGCTTTCATGAAATATCTCGATGTAAAACTTATTTCCGCAGATAAAATCACAACTCGTATTCTCGAAGCGGAACAGGCAAATATTGAAAAGCTGTCAGCTAAGATTATAGAATCTAATCAGATTAATGCTGATATGATTAATGTAAAAAATCTTCTTGCAGGTCATGCAGGAGTTGGAGAATTACATACAATTCATCTTACTGTAGAAAATGCAGAAATTGATCAGGCTGTTATTACTAATCTCATCGCAAAGAAAATTGCAGTTGGAGATTTAATGGCTCAAAATGCTCTTGCAAATCAAATTGTACTTATCTCTAAAGACAATAAACCTACTATTGCATTTCAAGAAAGTACCCAACAGTTTTATGATTCCAAAGGAAATGTTCGTGTGCAGATTGGTATGGACGGTAAAGGGGATTTCAACTTTATTGTTAAAAATGGAGACAGAGCCGCTTTATTTGATGAAAATGGTATTACCCAGACAGGTATTCCAGATAATACAATTCTTGGAGACATGATTAATAACGCCACCATTACCAAAGACAAACTTGGATTCCAAATCATAGAACCAAATGAACAAGGTGGTATTGACATCACTAATATTTATGATGGCAAAGGAAATCAATGGTGGGGAATAGAAAAGACGACTATTACAGATGACTACACAAAGCAGATTAAGAATGTTACAGATACTCTGACCGGACAAATCGAAACTAAGGTTAGTAATACTCAATATCTTAAAGATCAAGAATCTATCCGAACAGATTTTTCTGATATCAAACAAAATGTTTCTGGGATTACATCTACTGTAAGCAGTATGCAAACAGATCTTTCTGAAGCTCAAGAAAAAATTAAAGCAAACACCTCTTCTATTACTCAGAATGCAGATAAAATCAGTTTTATGGTAACTGGTGACAAAGAGTCTGAGTTCACAGTTACTGATAAATTTATTCAGATGATTTCTGACCATATTAGCATTGATGCCAGCACCATTGACATTAATGGTATTATCACTGCAATGAATACACACACTGGACCAGGTAAAACTAAAATCGACGGTGGTATTATTGAAACCAATACTATTACTGCTGATTCTATTAAAGTTGATGCAATCAGATCAAAAATATTTGAAGATGATCTGACATCTAATTATTCACTTAAAGGTATCTGGTTTGATTTATCAGAGAACGGTGCTATTAAAGGTAAAAATTTTGCTGTTGATTCTAATGGTAATGCTTATATTCGTGGTGACAGCACTGTTGAGGGAACCATTATAGCTAATAAAGGTTATATTGGTGGTATTGGCGGTTTCCATATTGAAGCGGGAAAACTATATTCTGGTATGGATACCTTTCCTGAACAACCAACATCAATATCAAAAGATAAAAATGTGTATATTGGTACAGACGGAATTGCTCTTGGTGGTGGGAATTTCAGAGTTGATCCAAATGGTAAACTTTATGCTAACTCTGGTACATTTTCAGGAACTATTTACGCTGATGGAGGAACTATTGGCGGTTGGAATATATCTGCAAATTCATTAAGTAACAGAGATGGATCCATAAGTTTGAATCCAGATGGTTTAAAACTTGGCAATCAGTTAAATATAGATAATCAAGGGAATGCAACTTTTGGTGGTAAACTATCAGCTGCTACCGGAAGTTTTTCTGGTGAATTAGTTGCAGCAACAGGTAGCTTTTCTGGAGAATTAAAAGCTGCTACTGGCACATTCTCTGGGGATTTAAAAGCTGCTAGTGGAACATTTAGTGGAACCTTAAACGGTGCTAATGGTACTTTCAGTGGAGTACTATCTGCTGCAACAGGTAGTTTTACAGGTGCGGTTACTGCTACTTCTCTTACTTTGAGTGGCTGTAAAATTGATTATAATACAGATATTGAGAATAAACCTGATATTCCATCTGATATGACATTATATATTAAAACAGACGGTACTGTTGGTACACTCACAGAAGAAGTGCAAAATATTCCAACTGGAGCAAAAGGTTTCAAAGTATCATCAGATGGTCTTCTTCAAGCATCGAATGCTATTATTTACGGAACAATTTTTGCAAATCAAGGGACAATCGGCGGGTTTAATATTACGACACGCCTAGATAATAGTGATCATGCTTATGAAAATACATTATATGTACAAACTACAGATGGAAGTGGTAATACATATCAATCTGGAATCAGAGGAAATACATCTAATAACGATCCGTCCGGTGCTGCATTCTATGTTAGAAAGAAAACAAGCAGTATGACTTCTTGGGCTGATGCAGAATATCCATTTGTTGTTAGAAAAAATGGTAGAATGCTTTGTACTGACATTACTATTGGTGATTCTCTCAATATGTTAATGCAAGATGACTATAATGATGAATCAAAAAAAGTAAAAGCGATTTCAACAGATTCAATAAGTACAAAGTTTGGCTATATATCCAATAGCTCCGCTGCGTATATGTCAGCATGGAAACCAGGATCTAATAGCCCAGGAATATTATCATTTTTTGTTGGTGGTGGACAAGCATTAAATATGGAAAGACAAGGCTCTGGATTGAATAGATACTACACTTTTTATCCATGTAATGTATCTGTTGATTTAGGACTTTCAACTGATAATTTTAGAAATCTATATATAGAAAAAATTATTTTTCCTGATAAGTCATCTATGACAACAGCAAAAACAAGTGGCGATGCGTCTAGTTATGGTTCTCTTACTAATAAGCCAGGTATTAACGGACATACGTTAGCAAGCGGAAATAATACCTTATCTAATTTAGGGATCGCTGCACGATCACATTCTCATTCAAACTCTGACATCAATTGGAGTACTACGTTAGGATATAAAGGATTTGGTCATTGCCATACGGTTCTTATTAATAGTGATAAAAATATGTGTGTTGCCATTAGTAATGGTAGTGTTCCTGCATTCACTCCTTATAATGTTACATCATATACCAATATTGATAATTATATGGTAAGTGCTGGTGGAACTTGTAATTTAGGAAGCACATCTGCTCCTTGGAATGCTGTATATGCTAAGAATTACTATGATGAATATGGAAATAAGATTTCTACAGGCGGTGGTTCAATTAGTCTTAAAATTGATGGAGTTACACGTAGTTCTGGATTCACGAATTATAACCTTGCAACGCAAGATTGGGTGGCTGGTAAAGGATATTTAACTCAACATCAATCTCTTTCTGGATATGCTACTACAAGTTGGGTTAAAGGAGCATTTGGTGATACATTAAGTATTTCAGGAAGTACATTATATTTAAAAAATTATAACGGTTCTCAATTAAGCTCAGTTACTTTACCAACAAGTTCTGGTGGTGGGAATTATGCTCCCTTAAATCATACACATGATCATTTAACAGGATCATTTGATGTTACAGTTGGTTCATCAACAATGTATCCAGATGGTGATGGTTCATATTCATGCGGTAGTAGTGGACATAGATGGAAATATGTTTATGCGTCTAATGGTATAAATACTGGTTCTGATGAGTATATAAAAGAAAATATCAAAAGCATTACTAATTTTCCATCTATTGATAAATTTTATATGTCATTAAATCCAATTCAGTATAAATTCAAACAACGTCCAAACGATGATGAAATATCTAAAATACATTTTGGATTTGGAGCAAGGGAAACAGAAAGACATCTAAAGGAAAATAATTTTGAATCAGAAAATTATAGTATAGTTACAAAATCTATTTTAGATAAGCCCAATTTTGTTGGACGTACTGATGAATATTCAATGAATTATCTTGAGTTTATCTCTCTCAATACTCATATGACTCAAAAAGCCCATCACCGTATTGATTCTCTCGAATCTGAAAATCAATCTCTTAAAAATGAAATTCTTATGCTTCAGGGACAGCTCTCTCTCATTACTCAACGACTACAAAAAATGGAGGAAAAGTTATGTTAAAAATTAGTGAAACAAGAAATGTATCCGGTCAGGTTATGATCGGTGAAGGTGAAAACTCAAAGCAGGTTGCTTATCTTAATGCATCTGTTAGTAAAGATGGGAATGTAAATATCAATAAATCAATTCAGGATAGCGAAGCATTTAAAACAAATAAAGAAGCCGTCCTGAAAGATTTCACAGAGTTTGAAACATACGTATATGGAATTATTCCTGAATAAATAAGAGGCCATGAGCAATCGTGGTCTTTTATTATACAAAGAAGGTGAAATATTTGACTAAACAAGAATATGAACTTGAATTAAAAAAAATCAAAGCCAAAAATCGGCAGATTGAAATGAAGCGAAATCTGAAAGCAGCAAAAGTTAGTAGATTTAACATTCCAAAGATTTCTACCAGTAAATTGATTCTTGTTGCAGTACTTCTACTTAATCTACAGATCATTTATTTCGTAGAAAAAGCGATCATGACATATGGTGATTTATCTGCTCTCTACGCTCTTATTGCTATCCCAGCGACACTTATCCCTACGGTGTGGGCTTATTTTAGTAAGGCAAAAGCTGAAAATTGTGCAGGCGGAATTACTTATGATTCCGCAATGGAACAACTTAGACAGTCATCTTCAGAAAATGATGAATCTGTCGGTTAGGAGGAAATTATGAATATTAAACAGGGTATTCAGGACGTATTATATCTAATCATTACTGGTATTCTTCCACTTCTTATTACTTATGGAATCCTTTTCCTAAAAGTAAAGATTAAAGAACAGGAAAAAAACTTGGAGAATGATCAGCTCGTAAAATATATAGACGCTGCTACTGATGCCATCAGTAAAGCAGTACTCACAGTTAATCAGACTTATGTAGATGCTTTAAAGAAGGAAGGTAAGTTTGATGCAGAAGCTCAGAAAACTGCTAAACAGATGGCTATTGATAAAGCTAAGGCTTTGATTACAGAAGATTCTAAAGCAGCTATCGAAACATTATATTCTGACTTTGAAGCATATCTAAATGATGCTATTGAAGAACTCGTCAGAGAAAATAAAGTTACATATTAATATAAAAGGAGTACAAGGATTATGAAAAAAGTTATTGTAAATGCAGACATTATGGCAATGTATAAAACATTAAATTCTATGAAGAGTCGTGCGGATTTAATCGCAGGAGATGTTGATGTATTCTGGGCGAATACAATGAATCTGAAGGCTCTTAAGACGCAGGTAGATAAAATCTCAGAGGTCGAGCAGGAGTTAGTTGATTCTTATTTTACAGAGGAAAACTCACATCCTATTGTTGACGAAAACGGTAATGAAACAGGAAATCGTGCTCTTAATGATGACATAAAAGATAAAATCATCCCTGAAATCCAAGAAAGTCTGCAGAAAATTTATGATAAAACATGTGAACTTGATGTTGAGATGATCCCAGAGGAATCTCTCAAGAAAATGCTTAAATCTAATGAAGACAAACTGTCTATGCTTGATATGACAGTACTATATGAATTTGTAGAAAAAGGTGAGTAATAATGGCAACATATATTCAGGGAATTCAAACCTCTGTTGGTGTTGTTAAGTATGATTACAATTATCTGGCTAATCTCCCTGAATCAGATATGACATTATCTAAACAGGGTGCATTCGCCGATGCCCTTGTTGTTGGAAGAAAACTTACTCAACTGGGAGCTGATGTGGATAAATTGAAAGAATCTATGACTGCCGTACAGAAATCTATCTCTGATCTGCAGTCTGCAGATTCTTCTTCTAACACTTCAATTGAACAGATCAATACATCATTACTTAGCATGACCAATAATATCGAAACAATACAGAACAATATCACTACTTTGACTCAGAATGCTGCTGAGATCAAGAAAAGTGCTGATAATGCGAATTCATCTGTCACAACACTGCAGGGAACTATTAAGTCACTACAGACTAGAATTGAAGCTTTAGAAAAAACTCAGACTAAATAAGGAAGGAGGCCGTTATGTATACACTAAAAATTACAGATGAAAATACTGTTGTTACAACAGTCAAAGAATCAATTGTGGAAAGAAGCAATTATGTAGATAAGATTCAGATTATAACAAGTAAAATGTACCGGGAACAGATTGATATGTCAGATACAACTGTTTATATGAAATATAAGCTCCCGGTGTCAGACAAAATTAAAATGACACAACTTATTATAAATAATCTTGAATATGAACAGAATTATATCCAGTATTTAATCCCTGTCGATGCAGCACTTACTGCTGAAGCCGGGGATATCGAAGTATCTTTCACGTTCTTAAAACTTATTGCTAATGAAGATGGAACGTACACTTCTTATATTCGAAAAACCACATCAGGTGTTATTCATATTACTCCACTTGTACAATTTGATAAATATGAACCTTCTGAATTGTTTACTGAAATTGATCAGAGACTCCTTGCTATGGAAGGAATGATTAAAGATCTCAATGCTCAGAATAAAGCAGCTTATGAAGGTATGGTAAAAGATATTCGTCTTAATACAGAAGACAGAAAAATCACTTTAACAGACAGAAATGGTGAAGATACCGGAAATGGTATCGTTGTAAAAGATCTTTCTGCTATGGTAGCCGAAGATATGACAGGTAAAGATCCTGATGGCACACAGGATGGAGTTGTTCATCTTGACCAGGTTGTCGATCTGGATAAATTATTAAAGTAAAGGAGTCATGATATGTCATTTAAAGATTCTAAAATTGCTGCTGCGGCTAATTCGGCAATGACTTTGAGTGCTGAGTTAGCCGTAGACACTGAGGAATATACATTATGTACTGATGGTCGTTATGAAGTATATACCAAATATCAAGACAATGCATATTCAACAGTGGATAACTTAAAAAATATTGCCGTTGATGCTACACAGATTAATATTATGCAGGAAGAAAACAGCCAGTATATGCCATTTAGGATTCCAAGATATTGGGATGGTATGGATCTTATGGATATGCTCATCCAGATAAGATATGAATCTGTAGCTGAGAAAAAAGGTAAAGTAGCAACAGTTATCAATGTAGCTTCCAATAATACTTATATTCGATTTGGTTGGCTGATTGATGCTGCTGTTACAGCAAATGCCGGAGATATAATTTTTGAAATTATGGCTACTGGCGTAAATGAAAAAGGAAACAATTATATTTGGAGAACCAGACCAAATGGTAAGTTTACTGTTCTTCAAGGATTAAATTATGACGGAATCATTGAACCTTCTGAAGATTGGTATACAAGTTTTGTAAATATGATTCTTGGTCATGTAGCCGAAGCAAAACAATACGCAGATGAAGCAAAAGCTTCTGCTGCTTCTATTAATGTAGATGATATAAAAGCAGATGTAAAAACATCTGTTATGAATGATCTTAATGGAACAGTAACTGAATCTCTGAAAGCATATTATACAAAAACAGAAGTTGATACAAAAGTCAAAGAATTAAACACTGCTATTTCTGGTATTGACAGTTTGAAGAACTTAAAAGTTGAATATGACAACACAACTGGAAATTTAGTGTTTAAAGATGGGACTGAACCTATTGGAGAACCTATTACTATTAACAGTCTTGCAAACCTCATAGTTGAGTATTCTGTTGTCAATGGAAAAGGTTCATTAGTATTCAAAGATGGAGAAACTATTATTCAGACTGTAGAACTTAGTTCTATTGAGCCATCTGCTGAGTGGAGAGCTGCATTGAAGCAGGAACTTGAAGCAGAAATGGACGAGAAAGATACAGTAATCTCTAATCGAATTGGTCCACTTGAAACAGCTAAAACTGAAATCGAAAAGAATGTAAATGCCAATACTACTGCTGTCTCAGAGATAAAAACTACTATTTCAAACATTGAGAAGAAAGTAGAAAGTGCTACTACAAAATCTGATGAGGCCAAGAATGCTGTAGATATCTTGAAACAAAATATGACTTCTTATGATACTCAGTTTGAAGGAATTAATACAGATATTACAGATGTTAAAGCCGCCATTGAAGAAATCAAAAAAAATCCTGCGGCTGCAGAGTACGATGTTACATACGAAAATAGTATTTTTACATTTTTAAAGGATGGAGAAATCCAGAAAAGCTTTAAAATTGAAGGTGGTGGAGGATCTTCCTCAGATACTACTACTATTACTATTGAAAGAATCACAAATGCAGATGCTATTTTCTTACTTGGTTCAAAAGCAATTATTGAATATAGTTTTTCATCTGTAGATAATACTGGTGATACAACTGGATCCGGTACTGCTGTGTGGAAAGTTGGTAATACTATTGTAGCTACGAATACGGCTGCGCAAGGAAACAATAGTTTTGATATCACTGAATATCTTAATGTCGGTGCAAATACTATTAGATTAACTATTACCGACAGTTTTGGGACACTTGCCACTAAGACATGGACTGTTACTATTGTAGAATTCAAACTTGAAAGCACATTTGATGATACTTTGTTATATACAAATACAGATGTAGTATTTAGATATACACCTTATGGAAACGTTAATAAGACTATTCATTTTATTCTTGATGGTGAAGACTTAGGCACTGTTGAAACTCAGTCCTCCGGCAGAATTATGTCTTATAATATTCCTAAACAGGAACATGGCAGCCATTTACTCAAAGTATATATGACTGCGACAATTAACAATAAAGAAATAACCTCAAATACTATTTGTAAAGATATTATTTGTGTTGATTCTACAAATAGAACTCCTATTATTGGATGTGCTCAACAGGAATTTACAGCACAACAGTACCAGGCAACAAGTATTAAATATGTTGTATATGATCCTGATCACAATCCAGCCTCTGTAAAACTATCAATTGATGGTAAAGTACAGAGCACTCTTTCTGTAAATCGTTCTGCTCAAATCTGGAGTTATAAGTCATCCACTGAAGGAAAACATAACCTGACCATCTCATGTCGTAAAGTGACTAAGATTTTATCAGTTAATATCACTAAACTTGATATTGATGTTGAACCAATCACAACCAACTTAGCATTTGATTTTAATCCTGTAGGAAAGTCTAATGGAGATACTGACAGACTTTGGGCCGATAAGAATAATTCTGCTATTACTCTTTCAGTATCAGATAACTTTGACTGGGATAATGGTGGATACCAGATTGATGCTTCTGGAAACCAGTATTTCTGTGTAAAAGCTGGAACAACTGCTCAGATTAATTATAATCTCTTCGGAAAAGACCCGAAACAGACTGGTTCTGAATTCAAATTTGTATTTAAGACTCAGAATGTTCGTAATGCTTCTGCTACTTTCTTATCATGTATTGATGGTACTGAAGGCTCTGACGTAGGTATTAAAATGGATGTTCATGAAGCATACGTGAACACTTCTACTGACAGCTTATATTTTCCATATAGCGAAGAGGATATTATTGAATTTGAATATAATATCAATACAATTGATACAAAAGACACATCTGCAACTTCTATCATTATGACTTATGAAGACGGAGTTGGAGGAAGACCTCTTATTTATGATAATTCTCATAGATTGCACCAGTACTCTCCTGTTCCGATTACTATCGGTTCTCCGGATTGTGATGTGTTGATTTATAGAATGAAAGCTTATTCTGCTTCTCTCACAGATTCTGACATTCTTGCTAACTTTATTGCAGATGCCAGAGATTCAGATGAAATGATTGCAAGATATAATAGAAACCAGATCTACAATGACAATAATGCTCTTACTCCAGATTCTGTAGCTAATGCTTGCCCGAATTTAAGAATTATAAAAATTGAAGCCCCTCACTTTACAAATGATAAGAAGGATTTTGTTAAAAATACTTCTATGGAATGTATTTATAAGAATGGGGATCCTAAATTAGATAACTGGAAATTTATTAACTGTTTCCACGCCGGACAGGGAACTACAAGTAATGAATATGGTTTTGCTGCCAGAAATATTGATGTTATTTGTTGTGCGGATGGTGTACATCAGATCAATAGTAAGATTCCTCTCGATCCTAACTATAAAACAGAGTTAGTTCTTGGTGATGGGACAAAATATGAGGACGGAACTGGTAAGATTAGTCTTACAAGAAACTCTGTTCCAAATAATTGGTGGAACTTTAAAGTAAATGTAGCGTCTTCAAATATGGCAACTAATGCATTAGGACAGAAGAGATTCAACGACTTTTTACCATATGAAAGTCCTGCGGTACGTAGAGATCCTAAAGTTAAAAACTCTATGGAATTTGTCAACTGTGTAATCTTTATTAAAGAATCTGATCCTGATATTACGACTCATAGAGAATTTCAGGATACAGACTGGCACTTCTACTCTCTCGGTAATATGGGAGATTCAAAGAAGACTGATATTACAAGAGCTTATGACCCGGATGATATGAAAGAATTCTGTATTGAAATCAGTGATAATACACTGCCTAACTCAGCATTCCAGACTGGTGTAACAAACCAAGATGGAACTATGAAATATCCTATCAGTAAAACTGAATGGAAAACTGGTAATACAGCATATGATGCTCTGTATAATAACTGGGATGGATCATTTGAATTCAGATATGATTGTTGCGGCGATTCTAAGGATGGTTCTGCTCTTACTTCTGATGAAGCAAAAAAGAAAATACGTACAGATAACAAACAGATTTGGAGAGACTTCTATGAGTTTGTAATTACGTCTAGTGATAAAGAATTTAAAGATGGCTTGAAAGATTGGTGTATTCAGGATGCAATGCTCTATTTCTATTTAGTTACGCTCAGATATAGTATGATTGACAATAGAGCCAAGAATGTTTTCCCACATTGGGCAAAACATTATATCACTCAGGAAGAAGCTACAACTATGGGTGATAAAGCTAAATATTATACTATAGATGATGATGCGGCTGCTCTGCATAATGGTTATAGATTTGATCTATGGGCATATGATATGGACACTCAGCTTGGTATTAATAATTCAGGTGAGCTGTCATTCCCATATGGTAAGGAAGATACTGACTATAAAGAAGAAGGAAATCCTTCATCTGGTTATGTTTTTAATGCTGCTGAATCTGTATTGTGGTGCAGAATACGTGATGTATTTACACAAGAATTAAGAAACATGTATCAGTCTGTAGATTCTAACTGTTGGTCTGATTCTCATTTAATTAATGAGTATGAGGCTTGGCAGAACCAGTTCCCAGAAGAACTTTGGAGAATCCACTATGAAAGATTATATCTGAGAACATATCGTGCTGGAACAGTAAGATTCCTTAATGAGATGATGAATGGACGTGGAAAATATCATCTCAGACAATGGGAACGTGACCAGCATATTTATATGGGAACGAAATTCTTACATACAGATGTAAAGTCTGATCAAATCATGTTCAGATGTAATACACCTAAGAAAGTTGTAGTCAAACCAGATTACACACTGAGAATTATTCCTTATTCTGACATGTATATTTCTGTACTTTATGGTAACTCTCCAGAAACCACTCAGGTACGTGCAAAAGCCGGACAAGAATATGAAATTACTACTAATCTAACAAACATGGATGATACAGCTATTCTTATCTATGCTGCATCAAGAATTGAGGCACTAAATGACCTCTCTGCTTGTTATATTCATGATAATGATTTTTCCAAGGCTTCTAAGCTGAAAACTCTTATCATTGGTAATAATACAGCTGGATATCAGAATACTTTTATGACATCTCTTAATATGGGTAATAATACTCTTCTTGAGACTTTGGATATTCGTAATTGTCCAAATCTTACAGGATCTGTTAACCTGTCTGCATGTGAAAATCTTATTAATCTTTATGCTGATGGAACAATTGTAACATCTGTATTATTTGCTAATCATGGTAAGATTGCTCATGCTTCTCTCCCATCTTCTATCAACACTCTCACACTCAAGAACCTCAAAGACTTAACCGATCTTAAGGTTGCAGGATACGATAATTTACAGACATTTGTATGTCAGAACTCTATCGTAGATGCTCTTGCTATCTTAAATGTCGCTATTAATACTCTTCGTACCGTAACAATTACTGGTATCTCATGGAATCTTGACGATACTACGCTTCTTCTGAAATTAGCAAAGTTTACTGGTATTGATGATAATGGAGCTACTACAGAGCAGTCTGTTCTTACTGGAACCGTACATGTACCTGTAGTCAGACAGCAAGAATATAAGGAATTTATTGGTACCGAAGAGGAACCGGGTATTTGGACCGACCTTACTCTTACTTACGATTCAATCATCACTCAGTTTAAAGTAACATTCGTCAATGACAATGAGGAACAGAGTATTCTTGATATCCAGTATGTAGATAAAGGTGGAAATGCTGTTGATCCTCTTACAAGAGAAACTAATCCAATTTCAACTCCTACAAAGCCAAGTACGATCAAACTTGATTATACGTTCAAAGGATGGGATGGATCACTGACCGGAGTGTTTACTGATAGAACTATTAAGGCTGTATATGATAGTAAAATACGTCAATACCCAGTTAAATATGTTTCAAAAGGATTGGTCTTACAAGAAACTACTTCTCCATATGGGTCTTATGTAAAATATACAGGTGACACTCCTGTATATACTGCTGAGGAATCTGCTTATAAGTACAATCTGTTTAAAGGATGGGATAAGTCAGGATTTGTCGATGGAAATAAAACGATCAATGCAGTATATGAAACCTGCGAATACGTAGATGGATACTTTGATGGTAAGGATCTGGCCAATATGACACAGGTTGAGCTTTATACTCTTATGAAAATGGGACTTGAAGCAAAATCATTATCATTAAAAGATACATTAGATTTCAAACTTGGTGTTGATTATAGCTATGGCGACATTGAAGAGCATGAAGTTATTTCAGTTGCGACTAAATTTGATGGAACAAACTATATTGACACCGGATTAAAGATCATGGAAAAAGACAGAGACTTTACAATTGCTATTGACTTTGAATTTGATTCAGGAAATAGTGTAAACTCTACTCTTGCTCAGTGTTTTCAAGGCGACGGTTCAAATGGATTCAGACTTTGGTGTTCTCAGGAACCTCGTTTCTCATGGAATACTGATAGTATAACTCCATCTGCTGGAACAAACCGAGAGATTATTGTATTCCGTCATGAAGCTGGAAGTCAGAAGCTTTATGTATACAATTCAAACATGACCGGGAAAGAAGTATCTTCTACTATGCTGAATGCGATCAGGATTCCAGAGCATAGTTCCACTCTCGTATTTGGATGTTCTAAAGCTGACGACGGAGCATATGAAAACTTTGCAAAAGGCACTGTACATTGGGCTAAAGTCTGGTACGCAGATCTTGGCGAAGAACAATGTATGGATATTGCTGCATGGATCCACGAAATAATCCCTATAGAAGTGGCTAAGTTTAAAGGATATTATCTGTCTGACGTTGCTTCAAAGAGAGCTAACATTACATTTGTTGCTTCAAACCTACTTGGTACAGAAAAACCTTTTAGCAACAAGAGCACAAATGCAGGTGGATGGGCTGATTCTACATTAAATACATGGTTGAATACTCGTATGGTTAAGGCAATCTCTCCTTTATGGAAAGCGTTGATCAAACCTGTAAAAGTATACTCTTCTGTCGGTAACAAGTCTAATGACACTTCTGTATCTAATTGCAGATTCTATGTTCCATCTCTGTACGAAGTTGATCCTACTGCTACTTCTGAACCATATATTTCTGAAACAAATGCTCCTATTGCTTATTTCACAGATGATGATACCAGAAAGAAAGCAAAACCTTCTACTCCTGCAGAGTATGAATCTTATTGGACCAGATCTCCAAATGCTACAGTTGCAAACTGGCTGTATACGGTTAATGAATCTGGTGCAACATATGGATTCTCTTATCCAGGGCAGAATTCTGGAATCTTACTTATGTTCTCAATTTCAAGTGAGGGGTAACCATTCCCATCTTATAAGGAGGATATCACATGTATTATAAAGTAATCAAAAATGATGAAGTCGTAGATGTCCTTAATCATATCCTGTATATCAAATATCAGGAGAAACATAGTCTGTTGCTTCTATGTGATATCACAGAAGCACAGGCTATTTTAAGTTCAGACGGAAAATATGGATGGCACATTGAAGGTCTCTATAATTTTCCGCCTGATAATGACATTTATGCAATAAAAGAAATTTCAAAATATGAATATGACAAATTGAAGAGGTGATCACAGCATGGCGTTAATTCCAACCTGGTATTCTGCATCAACTAAGCAAATTGCAGAAAAGGCTTTACAAAGAGGGGTGCTAAAATACCCAGGACTTTGTTACATCCAAGACAGTAAGAGTATAGCGTGGGTGACCATCGACAACACATTAGAATATGTCAAAGGAGATAAACAGATTACAGATGTAAAATGCATCGGATCAAATCTTATGTTTTTCTCTGGAGATAAACTGCTTTTCTCTTATGACATATCTATGACTGATGAAGATAAAGATCATATTATTGAAGAGGTCAAAAAAACAATCGGATTGGATAATTATGTCAAGTCTTCTGAGCTTTCTACTCTTTTAGATAATATAATCGGTAATCTTGAAGATAAGTCCACTGTTGTAGACTATATCAACAGCCTATCTTATAACAAATTATCTGATGTACCTATTGTAAATCTTATAGGTACACTTACTGTTCCTGTGAAGATATCATCACTCGATGATGGTATTTATAAAGTAAAAGGCCAATGTATCATTGGTGGAAACAATACTACTGTTCAATCTTCTGCAGACGATGTTCTGTATCTTGTATCTCATGATGCTGATACTTCCAGCACAACAATCACAAAAATGCAAGGAAAATCTATTACATTGTATTTCATTCAGCAGGATGGTGAATATACGACTGATCGTTATGTCACTGAAAGCTGGATTAATGAACAGAATTTTGCAAGTGCTGATTCTGTAAAAGAATATGTTTCAAATATCATTGAGGAAACCGTTTTAAATGTTTTAGATGATCATATTGACGCTGCTTTAGAAAGAAAACTTGGAGGTATTGATTCCGAAGATTTAACAAATATATTTCAAGGAGGAAACTAATTATGGCAAAATTACAGTTCGCTACACTTTCTAATCTTCAGGAGTTCTTAAATCTGCATAATGTACAGATTGACTCAAAAATCAGTGAAGCTGTTAAAAGCTCAATTAAAACAGTATCTCAGTCAGAAGACGGATACACACTTTATTTCTACACAAAAACTGCTCCAGTAACTATTGATGAAGCAGCATTCACTATTACTATTCCTCAGCCGACAGGAAAAGCAGATAAGGTAAAAGGAGCTATCTCCGGACATCTTGCAGGTCTTGATGCTAATGGTAATCTTGTAGATTCTGGAAAGGCGGCTACAGATTTCGATGCAGCCGGAGCTGCTAACACAGCAAAAACAGAAGTAATGTCTTATGTTGGTACTATTCCTACTGGTGCTAAAGCTAAAGATGTAGTTTCTTATATTAAAGAAGCTGTAAAGACAGGCACATATGATGATTCTGCTCTGAAATCAAGTGTTGCAGCTAATACCGCAGCAATCAGTACTCTTAATGGAACCGGGGCTGGATCCGTAAAGAAAGCTGTTTCTGATGCAGTTGCTCAGATTGTTAACGGCGCCCCAGAAGCATATGACACACTGAAGGAAATCTCTGATTGGATTTCTTCTCATGCATCTGATGCAGCAGGAATGAATAGTCAGATTACTACCAATAAAGAGGATATCTCTAAGCTGAAAACACTTATCGGTACTCTCCCAAACACAGCAACATCTAAAGATATCGTAAGTTATATTGCTGAATATGTTTCTAAGGCTCTTGCAGATTCTGACCTTTCTCAGTATGCGAAAGCTGAAGATCTGACAGCCGCTGTAGGAAGAATTGATGCTATTGAAAAGAAATTACCTACATTAGAAGCTGCTGATAAAAAGAATGCTGGAGATATTACTGCTGTTAAAGGCAGAATGGATACTGCCGAAGGTAAGATTACTGCTCTTGAAAAAGATCTTGCCGCTGAAAAACCGAAGATTGCTAAGAACACATCTGATATCACCGCTCTTAAGGGGCTTGTTGGAGATGGATACGAAGCAATTCCAAGTGCGTCTATCAAAGGTTTATTTAGTGCGTAAAGTAAGGGGTTACTCCCCTTGCTTTCATTAAAGCGAAGGGATGTGCAGATAATGAAAGAACAATTTCTTAATTTACAAGGTCTTACTGAGCTTGTTGATTATATTAAAAAATATATAACTGATCAGCAAGAAGTCATCCCTTATGCATCTTATACATTGTTTCCAACAATTGGTAAAACAAATGCAATTTATGTGGACACAACCACAAATGCAATCTATAGATGGGATGATAATAATATCAAATATTATGCATTGGCATTTGATCCTGAAAAGGAATTCATCATGCAATGCGGTAGCTCGAAAGGATGATGTGAATGGCTACACAGACATTGAATACTCGTATCGCCCTTAAATCGGACACAACCGCTAATTGGGCGAAATCTACGCTTGTTCTATTAAAAGGTGAACAAGCGATTGAAATTACAGAATCTGGCGCTTACAAAATTAAAATTGGTGATGGGGTTAAAACATTTGCTGAATTGCCATATGCGACTATGACACCAGAAGAAATCTCTGCACTGATTGGTGATGGTTCAGTACAGAACGTAACTCTTGCTTCCGGTACTAACAACGGTACATTAAAACTGACTGTAGATGGAACAACTACAGATAATATTGCGGTAAAAGGATTAGGAAGTGCTGCATATACAAATACTTCTGCTTATGCAACTGCCGCACAGGGTACTCTTGCTACAAACGCAGTCCGTAAAGTAGTTTCTGGCACTGCGAACGGTACAATCTCTGTAACAACAGGAACTGGAGCAGCAACAGATATAGCAGTAAAAGGATTGGGATCTGCTGCATATAAAGGAGCTGGAGCTTCACAGGGACAAGTTCCTGTAAATGGAGCCGCTCTTGGAACGACAGCCAATGTTCCTGTAGTAACAAATACTTCCGGACAGTTAGTTCCGCATGCCTCTGGTGCTCTTGGTTCTGCCGCATTTAAAGGTGCCGAGACATTTGCAACAGCTGCACAAGGTGCTAAAGCAGATAAATCAGTTCAGTCTGTATCTATTACTTCTGGAACTAATAACGGCACAATTAAATTAACTGTTAACGGCAATGCTACTGACAATATTGCTGTTAAAGGGCTAGGTTCTGCTGCTTACACAGCTTCAGGTGCCTATGCTACATCCGCTCAGGGTGCAAAAGCAGACGCGGCTATGCCAAAAGCCGGTGGTACATTCACAGGTACAGTAACGCTTGCAGCCGATCCAACTGATGCTTTACAGCCAACAACAAAACAGTATGTAGATGCCAAAATTTCAAGTTCTATTGCTGCTTCTGATGCAATGGTGTTTAAAGGAACACTTGGAACTAATGGTACTGCTACTGCTCTTCCTACATCTTCTGTTGTAATAGGCGATACATATAAAGTAATTACTCAGGTTTCTGTAGCTGCTGATAATTCTTATACAGGAGCTGCTGTGACAGCTAAGGTCGGTGACTTAGTAGTCGCTATGTCAAAGGATCCAAAATGGATTGTTGTACCATCTGGTGATGAAATCGTTACTACTGTTAAGTATTCCACTACAACACAGAATCTTACAACAAGTGCTAAGTCTGGAGAGATTACAGTAGGTGAAGCTGCTACAAAACAGGTAGATTCTTCTATCGCAGCCGCTTCTACTTCTACTAAGCTTCCAACTTCAAAAGCTGTTGCCGCTTTTGTTGAAGGAAAAGGTTACAAAACAACTGACCAGAAAGTAAAGAATACTCTTAATACTACTGCAAAGGCTTATGTAACTGGTACTACAAGTGCAACAACTGGTATTGGAGAACAGGTATTTGATACAGGTGTATATCTTGATACAACTGCTGGGAAACTTGTTGCTACTACTTTTGCAGGTGCTCTTCAGGGTAACGCAACGACTGCTACTTCTGCGGCTGCTTGTACAGGTAATGCTGCTTCTGCAACAAAACTTGCAGCATCAAGAAATTTCTCTCTTACTGGAGGTGCCGTTGCTGATGCTGTAGCATTTAACGGTGGAGGAAATGTTGCTCTTAGTGTTAAAAGTTTAAATACTGATTATTTAACTAATGGAGCCAATACTCTTATTTTAAATTGTGGGACATCTGTTTAAATGAAAGTGGCCTCTTTTATGAGGCTGCTTTACTAAATATGAAAATTATAGATTATATCTATTTAAATAAAAATTAAAAAAGGGAGGTGCACAATGGGAGAACAAAATCTCAATATACGAATCAAACATAAATATGATACGGAAGCTAATTGGAATAAAAATAATCCTGTTCTTTTAAGTGGAGAAATAGCAATTACAAGTGATAAATTCGGTAAACATAAAGTGGGAGATGGTACGCATAAATGGTCAGAACTCTCTTATGTAAAAGCTGATCTTACAAAAAGCGATGTAATAAGCGCTCTTGGCTATACGCCTCCTTCAAGTGACACTTGGCGAGGTATTCAGGATAATCTAATAAGCAGCTCTACAACTGAGTCTCTATCTGCTGCACAGGGTAAAATATTAAAAGAGTTAGTTGACGGGAAAGCTCCGTCTTCACATACGCATACTAAAAGTGAAGTCGGATTAGGCAACGTTGACAATACTGCTGATGCCACAAAAAGTGTTAAATATGCTATTTCTGCAGGTAGCGCATCATCTGCCGCTGCTCTTACTTCTAATGCTGGATCATCAACTCAGCCAGTATATTTCTCAGGTGGTAAACCAGTAGCTTGTTCATATACACTTGGTAAGTCAGTGCCTGCAGATGCATTATTTACCGATCATACTTATGGAAACATGAAGGGTGCTACTTCTTCTTCTGCCGGAAGTGCTGGTCTTGTTCCTGCACCTAATATAGGAGAACAATTAAAGTTTCTTCGTGCAGATGGTGCATGGGTAATCCCTACAAATACGACATATTCTGTAGGTACATCAAGTTACTTAGGAATAACTAAGCTTTATACTGAAACTGGGTCGGCTACAGATGGTACCATGACTCAAAATGCTATTACAACTGCTCTAAATGGGAAATCTCCTACCTCTCATACGCACAATTATGCAGGAAGTTCTAGTTCTGGTGGTGCTGCAAACTCCGCAAATAAACTAGCAACTGCTAGAACCGTATCTGGTGGAACTGACATCACGCTAAGTTTTAACTATGATGGTAGTGGTAACTCCTCTGCAAATATCGGATTTTATAGTTCGTCTGCGAGTGTAGGCGACAAAAACAATTATCCATTCCATCGATTCGCAAAACTGGATACTATTGCTGCAAGCTATTCAGATAAATCAACCACATTCTTTATCTCACAGGATTATAGTGGTGGTGGCTTCGGTATTGTACGAATTGTATTACGTACGAATAACAGCAGCTTAGCATCGACAGTTGAAGTAAAATGGCTGGTTCGTTGTGGCTTAAGTGCGGATAGCGTACAAGTCGGAATTTACAATGTTTTTGGAAAGACTTACGCAGATGCCTTCTTTAAAACAGGAGGATCGTATGCTGGAACTTGTTTCCGTACACTTGCAAGTGGTGCGCGTGGTGGTATCAGCAGAACTTGGGTGCTGGTCAATTCTTCAGAAGTAAGTGGAACCTCTGCAACAGATGCAAAAACATCTACCGAGTGTTATGCTACTATTGCAGCAGCTGGTACCGCACTTCATAAACAAGCATATAGTAGTATCGTTTCTGGTACTGATAGCGGTACTGCATCTTATGCGAATAGTGCTGGCAGTGCAAATTCTGTTGCTTGGGGTAATGTTACAGGTAAGCCATCTACATTCGCACCATCATCTCATACTCATAACTATGCAGGATCCTCTTCTGCTGGCGGTGCTGCAGATTCTGCTATTAAGTTAAATACATCAAGAAATATCACTATTGGAAACTCAACAAAATCATTTGATGGAACTACAAATCTTAGTTGGTCATTAAATGAAATTGGTATACCTACTAAAAGTGACATAGCTGCTTGTGCTGTGATGTATGGTGGAACTACTCTCTCGTCATCTGCTACTGTAACAGATTCTGCTGCTCAATATAAAGTAATTTCAAGATCTACTGGTTCAACAGGAGATATCTTTACAAAATCTGTAACTCTCCCAAAAGGATTATATAGTGTTATGATCCGAATGAAAGTTTCTACAATCTCTTCTAGTTCTAACGTTTTCAAATTAACGATTATCGATGGTTCAACAACGACAACTAAATATATTAAACCAAATATGTTTAAAGCTGAAGACAGCTATACCACTCTCGGAACTGCTGTGGAAAATACTTCTGGAACACTTAAAATAACTTTAAACGTTTATAGTGCTTTATCAAATCAGACAGTTTGCGTAGATTACTTAGCTATTGCTCCTACAATGGTTGGAGTTACATCAATTGCGTAAGGAGGTGTGGATATATGGCTGATACAATAGTAACTGCTGAAAAATTAAACGAAATAAAAACAAAGCTGAATAATGAATTAAAGAATAGAAGAACTTATACCTATCATGGAATAAATGTAAATCAGTATCAAGGTTCCGCCTGGGACTTTACTGCTGTACCAGGTCGAGAAATAACTAATGACCAATTACATAAATTAATTGATCCTATGCTACAGATAAATGATTTTATGCAAGATAATACTTTAATTGGTGACAAACCCACTACTATACCAGATTTGACTACTGTAGAAAAATTTGTAGATAATCTTACAACTAAAGGTCAGACAAGTTCTGATTCTGGATGTCGTGGATCATGTGCTGGATTATGCTATGGCGCTTGTTATTCTGGATGCACAGGATGTAGTTCTTGTAGTGGTAATTGTTATACATCATGTGGAGATGGATGCGCCGGATGTTCTGGATCATGCAGCGGATGTTCTGGATGCTCTACTTCTTGCAGTGGATGCAGCTCTGGATGTACTGGAACATGCGATAGTAGCTGTAGCGGTGGTTGCAGCGGCGGTTGTTCTGGATGTAATGGATGTTCAGGATGTACTGCTAACTGTAGTGGTTCTTGTGGTGGTTCTTCATGTACTGGCTGTGGTAGTGGTTGTACAGGACAATGTGGTGCGAGTTCTACTGGTGGTTCTTGTAAAAATAACTGTTCCTCTGGATGCACTGCTTCATGTGGACAATGTTCTGGATGTTCAGGTGGTTGTATGGGAAGTTGTAGTTCTTGCAGTTCTTGTTCTGGTGGTTGTTCTGGTGGGTGTGACGGTTGCAGTGGTTGTGGTGGATGTAGCGGTAGTTGCAGAGGCTGCTCTGGATGTGGTAGTGGCTGCGAATCTGGTTGTAGTAGCGATTGTCAAGCTGGCTGCTCTGGAGTTTGTCAATCTGGCTGTGCTTCATCTTGTCAAGGTTGTTCTGGATCATGTTCTGCGGGGTGTTCTGGTTGTGGTTCTTGTGACGCTTCCTGTTCTACAAACTGCTCTTCTACTTGCGGCACTACATGCTCAGGAACTTGTTTTGGAGCAGCTAAGTCTTCATGATTTGGCTGCTTTTTAGATTAAATGAATAAACGGAGGAAATTTATATGAGAAATTTAAAAATTGATATTGCTGAAGATACTGTAAGTAAAATTCAAAGAATTCATTCTGAAACAGAAGCTAGAATGTTACTGTTAAATAGATTAATGGAAACGCATAAAGACGATGCAAGTTTTATTGACTCTGCTCTTTTTAAAAAATATCATGAGGAATATGTAACTATGTCCACTGCTTTCGATGAAGCAAAACATGTGTTAGAAACTGACTATATCCCTAAATATTTACAGAACCATCAGCTTAACTGGAATCTGGATTATGCAACTTGTCAGCTTAATGTTGACATCTTATGTGATTGTGACATTCCAGAATTAAATTAAGGGGTGCTATATATGGTATCACGTAATTATAGAAAAGGAATGCAGTTTACCGACACTATTGCTCACTTATATCCTGAGTTAACCGAAAGAGCAAAAGATGCTGGGTATAAAAGACCTTTAACACAAAGTTTGACATTCCAAGTAACTGACGATTGTAATCTTGCATGTACTTATTGTTATCAAACTTGTAAAGGGAAACGTCGAATGTCATTTGAAACAGCAAAAAAAGCTGTAGATATGTTACTTACTGGAGATAAGGGAATGTCTGAATACATCAACCCTATTTCTTCTCCAGGAGTGATTATTGAGTTTATCGGTGGCGAACCATTCCTTGAAGTTGAATTGATTCAGCAAATCTATGAATATTTTCTTGATCGTGCAATAGAGCTTAATCATCCGTGGGCAACTTTACATAGAATCTCTATTTGTTCTAATGGAATTTTATATTTTGATCCCAAAGTACAGGAATTTTTAAATAAGTATAAATACAACCTCAGTTTTTCAGTGACTGTTGATGGCAATAAAGAATTGCATGATGCATGTAGAGTGTTTCCTGACGGGAGACCAAGTTATGATCTTGCCGTGGCTGCTGCTAAAGATTGGATGGATAAAGGTGGAGTTATGGGAAGCAAGATTACTATTGCTCCAGGCAATGTTATGCATTTATACGAAGCTCTCACTCATATGGTTGAACTTGGGTATGACGATATAAATGCAAACTGTGTATATGAAAAAGGCTGGGCTACAACTCATGCAGTAGTTTTGTATGCAGAAATGAAACGTGTGGCTGATTATTTTTTAAATACCGATCTTAATTTTTTAGATGGTAGTTTTAGATGCTCTTTATATGAAAATCGATTCTTTTGTCCAAAAGAGGAAACTGATGTACAAAATTGGTGTGGCGGGAACGGCGTAATGTTGTCTGTTGATCCAGACGGAGTTTTCTATCCTTGTATTAGATATATGGAATCATCCTTAAATGGTGAACAAGAGCCTTATAGCATCGGTGATGTAGATAATGGAATCTGTGCTCATGATTGTGAGAAATGTCGTGTAGTCGCACTGAAGAAAGTTGATCGTAGAACTCAAAGTACAGATGAATGTTTTAACTGTCCTATCGCTGAGGGATGTAGTTGGTGTACAGCTTATAACTATCAAGTATTTGGAACCCCAGATGCAAGAGCAACATTCATTTGTGTTATGCATAAAGCTCGTGCTCTCGGTAATATCTACTTCTGGAATAAATATTACAGAAAACATAATATGTCTACAAGAATGAAAATGCATATTCCTGATGAATGGGCTTTGGAAATCATAAGTCAATCTGAACTGGATATGCTAAAAGAATTATCAAAGGAGGATGCTTAAATGAAACTTATTTTAAAAGACAAACAGGAAATTGAAATTTCCAATACAAATATTAATTATAACACTAATTTAAGTGAAGATGAGCGTAGAAGTATTACTTTTGTTTTAGATGAGCCAACTCTTACTACAGAAAATCTCATTAAAATGCTCACAAGAGAAAATCTTGAACATATAGAAATTAATTCTGCTGCAAAAACAATTGAGAAAGAAAATTTAAAGCTTATTACTGTATCTGAAAATCTCACAGATGATCATTATAGAATTGAAATAAGACTTTCAACTAATTAATCGAGAGGGCTAACTACCCTCTCTTTTTATGTTATGTTTTAACATTTCTTTTAATGACTTATGTCATTATCTTTAATTCAATTCAAAAGGAGGCTTGATATTATGCCAGAAATCAAAGGTATTGATGTTTCCAGATGGAATGGAAAAATCGACTGGAAAACTGTTGCTAGTTATGGAATGGGCTTCGCTATTCTAAGAATCACTGAAAAAGGAAATATTGTTGATAGCACATTCGAACCTAATTATAAAGGCTGTATTGAGAATAAGATTCCTGTTGGAGTCTATAAATACAGCTATGCTACTACTATTGCTCAGATTGAAGATGAAGCGAATGTAGTTATTAAAACATTGAATAAAAGAAAACTGGATTATCCAGTGTTTCTTG